GATACTGATTTAGTTGCTATTTTTGAAGATGATGGTTTATTATACATTTATACTTACGAATATTCACACGAGCAATTTCAATTAGTTTGTACTTTCCAATACCTCCACCAACTCCAGCAACTAATACGATTATTCACAGGTAAAGAAATAGAAGTAAAATGGGAAAAGTAAGAAATTCTGATATAAGGCAATTTAATGCTTTAAAACAATGGTTAAGATATAGAGTAGACTTAAAGGCACATCTATCTATGTCACGCCTCAAACGAGTAGTGAAGGGTAGGCATTGGCGAAAGAATAGAAGGACTAAAATTTACAATCATTTTAAAGATTATTATAAATGTTACGCATGGAACAAACAATCGAACAACAAGCAGAAACGATAGTAGATAAGTATAAAAACTTATTAAAGACATCGGATTTACAAACTTGCTACACGGGAGATTTAGAAGATGAAACAAAGGTAACTGCCATCCAATGCGCTATCACAGAAGTAAAGGCGTGTATAGAAACGGCGAATGATAGTATTGCATTTAAACAAACTAAACGTGATAGGCTTAATGATATTTTAGTACACTTAAAACAAATGTAAAATGTATATAGAACTAACAAAAAGCGGTAATAAACATTTTCTATCTGTTATGGCAGATACTCCTATTGGTGACTTAGAAGCCACTTGCTTATTTCATGAAGAAATAAACGAGAGTAAGTATAGGGGTGTTTTGAACTTATCTAATGTTATTGACAAAGAAAGTTTTATATTAAAATCACAAGAGTTCGGAAATGGCAATATCGAAATTGGTTGTTTTAAGGACAATATACCCTTATTTGATGATTTCGAAGGGTTCAAAAAATACTTTGTAAACAAATTTCATAAGTAATGAGTAGTCTATTAAAAGATAAAAGAGCGATAGGTGTAATCATCGCTAGAATGCAGGTTCCGTATTTAACGGAATCACATAAGGCCACTATTCAAACAGTATTTGATAGGCACACAAGGGTTGTAATTTTTTTAGGGGTTAACAATGACGGAATGACTGAAAAGAATCCGTTTCCCTTTGATTTCAGAAAGGAAATGATTAAACAAACGTTTCCTGATAACGACTTCAATATCATACCGCTACCAGATAATCCAGATAGTAATGCTGCTTGGGTTAAGCAATTAGATACGTTTACTCGTGCGTTTTTAACGCTTGATGAAACTGCGGTATTGTATGGTGGTCGTGATAGCTTTATCCCTTGGTATAAACTGGATAATGGTATCTATGATTGTGTTGAGTTGGCACCTAATGATTACGATTCTGGTACCGATTTAAGACTATTAGAGTCTATCAAATTACCTAAGTACACACGAGAATCAGCACAAGCTATTCTTTGGGCTATCAGAGTATCTAGCAAACGCTAGTTCATGGTAATTACCATTGGGTGAACTCCAACACACGCATACAACGACTTAAGCAATAAACTTAAATGAATTAACACGATTTAGCCATCCCTTAAGGAATTTACCTTGTGCTGGGTGGTGTGCAACGATGTCATTATAATACTTGGTCCTAGATGCTTTGATTTTATCAAATAATTCGCTTTGATTAGCCTTATTGATAGCTTCAACACTTTTAGGTCCAAATACACCATCAGCAGTTATACCAAGGCATTGTTGCGTTTTGATAGCAGCAGTACCCACACCACAGTTATAAGCAAAATCTACAATCATTTCTGTAATTGATTGGTTAGTAATTGAATCCCCACGAAGTCTATCCCAGTAATGTGCCTTAGCGATGCTCATAGCATCTTCAGCTGTAATAAGTTTAAGGTCATCAACATCAATGTCACCATCACCGTCTTTATCATAACCCTTAGCTTTCCATTCGGAAAGAATCACACCATACTTAGTCTCTTTTCCATTGTCGCCAGGTACACATTCGAATGAACTTCCCTCAAATTGTACTAATTTAGGAAAATATTTTTTAAAATCACTCATTTTCTATATATTTAAATTTTTTATTATAAACACTATTTCTTTCACCTTTACATACCTTACAAATACTAGCTTCTTTTAAATTTAAGATATTAGCCGCATCCCTTATTGTATTAAATATCTGAATTATATTATTTTCATCATCTATTAATGCAATTTTTTTTCTTTTTGGTATTTTTGGTTTAGCACGTTCTTTATTGGCCCAATATTTATCCCTACCAATTTTTAATTTTTCAAGAGTTTCCTCTGTTTTTGGAACACCTTTATGTTTCTTACTAAGATTTTTAAGATGTTCTTTTCTTTTTTCAGTCATGATATATTCTTTTTTTATTTTAACTGGTTTTTCTTTTTTTAATCTGTAACCCTTGACAACATAATGAATTTCATTATTTAAATTTTTTAAATTTAAATAATCGTCTTTACTAATATATTTCCAATCATAACCCATACCATTTATAGATTGCTTAGATAAATAACGTGTTATCGCACTTTCACTAATATTTGTAAGTTTAATTGCCTCAGAAATTGATTGAAAAACATATATAACTCTATCATCTTTAAGTTGTGCAATACATCTACTAGTTGTATTATCTATACCTTTAGGTGTGATTTTACCCTTGTTAGATAAACTAATTTTTAACTTTGTTTCTTGACTTAATATTCTACCCTTAGCTGATGGTGGTTTAAATCCAGATTTTTTATGAGCTTCACTAATTTTTCGTTTAGCTTCTTCAGTATGTTTATACCCCTTATTCGCAACACTAATTTTTAATTTTATTTCATTGGTCAATTTACTAGATTTTCCACCCTCTAAAATATTTAACATTTTATAACCTAAATCCTTATAGTGTTTGATATAATATATCTCGTATTCGTCAAATATACTCTGTTCAATATTTAAGGGTAATTCTAGTATTATTTCAAAATTATGTGCATCAAACCCATATTTTTTAATTGAATTATATATTGCTGGTTGTTTTATTGTTTGTAATCTCCTGTAATTTGATTTTCTTTTAACAAGATTTCTAGTTTGTCCAATGTAAATTTTATTACTTGGCGATGTTATTTTGTAAATATAAGCTTTATTCATAATGTTCTTTATTATAAATATCATAAGATTATATAATGTACAGTCAAAAAATAAAATCTATATAAATATTTTTTAAAAATTGCCATTTTAGTTGGTTCTAGGGTTGTTCTAAATTTTAATTAAATTATTAATTATTGGTAAATGTTTTATTTAAGGGACACATTCAAATGAACTTCCTTCCCATTTAACGAGAGTGGGAAAATACTTGTTAAAATTTGCCATAATAACTATTTTATTATAAATATTTGATAAATTCAAAAAGGTTTCGTATATTTGCAAAAAATTACTTATTATGAATTTAGCATCTGATTCTTTGTTACTTAATGCGCTTATGAATTCGATGTCAGGACAATCGAATAAATCACCGAAAGGTAATGACCCAACTAAATGGTTTTGGATTGGGATTGGTATTGCTGTTGTAATAATTTTATTAACGCATAAAAAATAGATATGTTTAAAATTAATAGATTTTTTAGAAAGATTTGGAATTTGATTAGATGGTTTCCAATTATTTGGAAAGATGAAGATTTTGATGATTACTTTATATTTCAAATACTTAAGTTTAAATTAAAAAACCAATCTGAGTATATTGGTTATCATGATAGACACTTATCAGCAAAACGTGATGCTGAGAAAATGATGTTATGTGTTAAACTTATTGAAAGGGTTCAAGATGAATGGTATGGTGTTGAATATATGAGTTATCATAATCCTCAATTTAATTGGATTGATTCAGTATCACATCCAGATTCATATGAATTGGATATTGTCGATGACCCTAATGATAATTTTGATGAATACTTTAAGAAGTATCCGTTAATTTATAAAAAAGTTATTAACGACCCTAAGCCAATTTTTGGTAATGATTCTAGATTTCGTATCGCTATGAATATAGCACATATAAACGAAGAAAGAGCACATAAGTTATTATTCAATATTCTGCAAAGTGATATTCGTAAATGGTGGGATTAAAATTTAAAGGATGATTTTTAGATTGCTTTCTAAATTAATTGATTTAACATCACATATTGTTAATCTAGCAATAAAACTCAGATGGTGGGGCTTAGTTAATAAGCTTGTCAATTTTAAGAAAAAAAACATAGCAGCTAATGCTAGAAAATTTGTTAAAACACATGAATAAGTTAAACGCTGATGGTGAAAGAGATGGCTATTGGGAGGAAACCACCGAATTTGGTTCTTTTGATAAAAAGTGGTATATAAACGGTAAACTTGATGGTTTATTTGAGCAGTATTTCAGTAATGGTCAATTACGTTTTAGAATATTTTTTAAAGATGGTTTACGACATGGTCCGTATGAAGAATATTGGAATAATGGTCAATTAGATAATCGTGGTACCCGTAAAAATGGTAACCTTCATGGTTTTTGTGAGTCTTATTGGTCTGATGGTGAAGTTTATTTTAAGGGGTTTTTTAAAGATGGTGTCGAGTTTGGTTTTTTCGTTGAGGGGTTTGATTCATCAGACAAAATTTTTAACGTATTTTATTTATAAAAAATTATATTATGGGTGATATTGAATGTGGTAATTGTGATATTTGTAAAAAAGAAAATGTTGTTGGTATTGAAAGAACTTATTTTAGATATGAAGGTGTAAAGTGTGAATGTCATGGTAACTATCATTTTGAACTTGTTAGGCATTGTCCCACTTGCACCCCAAAAGAACCTGTTGAAACTAAAATTCACATAAGGACAAGTTTACTAAGTAAAATTTCAATTGAAAAGAAAAAAGCTATGCGAAATGATGCTACAGCTATTTTCGAATTAAATAAAGGTTTTACATCTCAAACAGATGACAACGCAATGAAAGCAGCATTAGATATGGCGGCGCATGTATTGTCATTAACCACAGATGTATAATTTTATAAAAAAAATAGGTGCTGGCTTGGCTGGTGGCGATTGGAATAGAATTAAAGTAATCATCCAGACTGAATTAAAGGATATGGATGTAACAGTTGTAATTTATAAACCGCAATAAAATGGCAAAGACAACAATAACAACGACAATTGAGTTAACTACTGAACAATTAACGAGCCTGATTAAGGGCTATTTTAAGGATAAGAAGGGCCTCGATGTAACAAAGGTTACCTATAAGGTATCTGACACATCTGATGACCGTTTTGGTGGTTATCCTTCGTATAATCTAACTAAGATTGAAATAATCAATGAGGTTAACGAAGATACTATAATTTAGTTTTGGTGGATTAAATAAAATCCCTTACATTTGCTGAAAATAAAAATAATGGAAAAGTATATAACAGCAATGTTCGCTTACCCATCTGGTAGTGGACTTCATATTGGGCATTGGTATAATTATGCCATTGTGGATTCATATTGCAAAGTACAAAAATACAAGGGTAATCAAGTGTTTCAACCGTTTGGTTGGGATTCATTTGGTCTTCCTGCTGAGAACTACGCTAAAAAAGTTGGTCGTAACCCTAAAGAGGTTACGGAAGAAAATATTGTTTCGTTTGAAAATGAGATGAAACGAATGAATACTTCATTCGATATTAAGTTCTCAACACATTCTGAGGAGTATCAAGAGCGCACTCAATGGCTTTTTAATAAGCTTAAAGAACATGGCCTTGCATATAAGGCTAAACGTGCGCAATGTTATTGCCCATCGTGTGAAACTGTTCTTGCAAATGAACAAGTTAAGAATACTAAAGTAGTGTCTGGTCTTCCTGACGATGGCAACTGTGAACGTTGTAATACAAAAGTTACTGTCGTTGAAAAAGAACAATGGTTCTTTAAGATAACAGCTTATGCTGACCGTCTTATTGAAGGACTTAACACAGTTGATTACCCTAATAAGACAAAAAAGCAACAAATAGAATGGATTGGTAAATCTGAGGGCTATGAAATAGACTTCGGTAACGGTGTCGTAGTGTTTACTACAAAGCCTGAAACAATCCTTGATGTTGAGTTTATCGTTGTACCTCTTGAAGAAGATGGTATCGAAAAACAAATAGGTGAAGCAACATGCCCAGTCAGCGGTAAAACTATTCCTATTTGGACAGCCAATTATGTTATTAAGGGTTACGGTACTGGTTACGTTATGGGTGTTCCTAACGATGATAAGAGGGACCGAGACTTCGCTATCAGACATGCAATCGAATTTAATGAAGATAAAAGCAATATCTCAGATGAATCGTTTGTGAAGACTTTTGCTAAACCTAAGACTAATTACAGACTTAAGGATTGGTGTGTATCGAGGCAAAGAAGCTGGGGTTGTCCTATTCCTGTTGAGGATGAAACAGATACGCTTGACACGTTTGTAGATAGTTCATTTTATACTATTGAATACGATAAGACAAGACCTGTTGATGTTTATGTTGGTGGTAACGAACACGCATGTGGTCATTTGATTTTTTCCAGATTTATCTGTAAATTTTTATTTGATATTGGTTATATTGATTTCGATGAACCATTTAAACAAGTGATTCATCAAGGTATGATACTTGGAACCGATGGTGAGAAGATGTCTAAATCTAAGGGTAATGTAATTAACCCTGATAGCTATTCACCTCAATTATTAAAAATGTATCTAATGTTTATAAACCATTATTTTGATGGCGGTAAATGGCAAGATAACGGATATAAAGGTTGTGAAAGATTTAAAAATAAATTATTTAACTGGCTTAATACAGCTGAGGATAACATTACCGATACAATTGATTTTTATAAATTTGAATCAGTTATTTTAGACTATTGGGATAGATGGAAAACAAATAAAGTTGTTTCGGAATGGATGGTTTTTTATAATAACAATAAAGATAAAAAAATTAGCAAAGAGATGGCTACAAAAATAGAGTATTTCTTCAATACTTGTTTTTAAAACATATGGGGGTTACCCCATATGTTTTGTTATTTCTTTAAACCAATTATTTTTATTTGAAATAGTATATGCACTAGGTGAATTTTTTCTAAACTCTTCTTTAAGTTTATATTTATTTGCTTCCTCAATACATTTTTCAATTGTCCAATAACCTACAGGTTTTCTTAATTCTGGAAATATTTTCATTATATCATTTAACCAATTATTTTTTTTTGCTGATGACCAAGCACCATGGTATTTTGTAATAAATTCTTTTTTTGATTTACAATTTTTTGCCGCCTCATAACATTTATCTTTAGTCCAATATAATTTACCTGTCCCTAATTCACCACCATCACTTTTATTTAATACTGTCCAATTTAATTCTCTATATTTTTTTATTAATGACTTTTCAATTTGAATTGCTTCATCTAAATTTATATAATCGGAAATTTGAATTAAATTTGGTTCTAAACCAGTTTTCATAATATGTTGGTATACTGGACTATTAATTCTATGGTGGTTTTTATTTCGTTCATTTAAATTATGGGTTATACCAATATATATTGTTTTTTCACTAAACTCGTATATATAAACGCATCTAAATAGTTTATTACCTTTAATGTTCTCATAATTAGACCAAATTTCATTAACCCAACCATTTCTTCTCATAGCCATAAATGCACCAGCAGCATTTTTAACAAAATCTTTTTTAGTTGAATATTTTTTTGATTCCTCAATACATTTTTCCTTTGTCCAATATTTTTTCTTTCTCATATTAATAAATATATGTAAAAATTAAAAAGAGCATAAAAATTTTGATTTGCACCTTATTTATTTTTAAAATAATTGTTTGTATCAAAATTTTTTAGTATCTTCGCATAAAAGTAAAGTAATATGACAACAGTATTCGCAATGTTGGCGGTTTTTATTAGTCTTTTTGGTAATAAAATACATGAATTATGTATTCATATTGCTGTAAAATTATATTTGTATTTTAATAAAAGTTAAGTAATATGACAACAGTATTCGCAATTCTAGCATGGTTATTCTTAGCAAAGATTGTTTTTGAAAAACAATATAAGGCTTGTTTTAAAGCTGGTACGTATAGTAGTGATTCAGATAAACGATTTACAGCAAGATTATTTGCTATATTTGCACCATTAACTGTAATAATTTATGCAATTCGTGCAGTTTTTTTTGAAGATTGGATTTAATTCCATATCTTTGTTGAAAATACACATATGGTACAACAGTTATTGAGTTTGTTAGTTCTAGTAATACTAGAGTTGGTGTTAGGTATTGATAACCTTATCTTCGTGAATATTATCATTGATAACTCACATCATAAGGTAAGAACCAAACTAAGGAGGGTTTGGGCTATTTGTGGTGTTATCACTAGGTCAATCTTATTGTTTGGTTTAAGTTGGCTTTTATCACAGAAGGGTAAACCTATTATAACGCTTTTTGATAAGGGTTTTGATTTAGCTAGTCTGGTTATGTTATCGGGTGGTTTATTCCTGATATATAAGACTGTATTAGAGATACATGAGAAGCTAGAAGGTGAATCAACGCATTCACATAGCAATCATCAAATGCCGTTTCATAAGGCTGTAATCCAAATCATTCTTATTGATATGGTATTTAGCTTTGATAGTGTGATAACCGCTGGCGGTACGGCAAAGGTACTATGGGTCATGATTTTGGCCGTTATTATCGCCATGATTGGCATGTTTTACTTTAGTGAAGCAATCGCCAACTTTATACATAAGAGGCCAACCCTTAAGATATTAGCCCTGTCGTTTTTGGTTATGATTGGGTTTACGCTAGTAGTTGAAGGATTCAGTAGTGAAGCTGCTGAAACACTTAACCTAAAGAATTACGTTTATTTTGCGATGTTATTCTCGTTTGGTGTTGAGTTAATTAATTTAAGAATCAGAAAAAAGAAGAATTATGATATTGATAAGTAGTCCTTATAGTCACCCAGATGTGACGATTAAGATGGAAAGGGTTAAGAAGATTGCAATATTTGTTGATGCTGAAATCAAGAAAAGCAATTTGGTTTTCTCACCAGTATTATATGGACTTAAGGTCTTACAATATGTGGATGGAATGGACGATTGGGCAACATGGAAAACATTTTGCGAAAACGCAATTTTGGTATCTAATGAAGTTTGGGTGCTTATGTTCGAAGGTTGGGATAAATCCACAGGTGTTAAGGCTGAGATTGAATTCGCAATAGCTAATAACATCCCAGTCAAGTATATAACCATTGAGTAATGTTAGAGTTCAAAAAGCCTATACCTGTTATCGTTGAAGAAGACAAAGAAGGCTACGCATTATATGTTACTGATAGTGGTCTATTAGAGAATGACATTTGGTGTATTGTGTTATGTGATGGTGGTCATGTTAGACATTATCGTTCTGACCAAATTAAAATTCATGCAAACGCAACGTTTGGGATTAAAAAAGATAAAAATGAAAAAGATTAAAGGTTTAGTGTTAATTGTACTTGGTGTACTTATTTTTATGTCGGGTCTGGTTATACTTACATCAAGCACCGATAGAGATAATAATTATTTTTATTACAGTCGTGGTTATACCTTAATTGAAAAAAATCAGGGTGGCCATGAGTATAAGGGTAGATACAATGGTGATTATTTCTTCACTGTACGGTATGATGACGATAAGAATACTTTTTGGACTAAAGAGGTTATAGTTAAATATATCTAGGAAATTTTATTAAATCTTATTATGTTTATCAAAAAATGTAGGAAATCTAAATTTAAAAATAAAATAACCATTTTAACCAAGGTTAATTATTTAATTAAAAGTGGTCGATGGAATAACAAAGATAATAGCCATCGCATTTACTATTGTGAAACTTGTAAAGCATGGCATATGACTTCTATGGTTGAGTCAGAATTTGACCCGACAATAAAGCCTGTTGATGTTACTGTTACATTCACTGATAGATGGGATGCATTACTAAAAAAAGATATATGATTTGGTTGTATATCATTTTAGGTTATTTCTTTTTATATAAGTTATTTTCAAACAGCAAATTACATGATGAATAATTATGGGAAAATTAATAGTTAAGTACAATGGTGGGTTAAGCGCAATTTTATGCTCGTTGTGTGAAAAGATTATAAAGACTGGCAAGGACTACACAGATGAAGAAGCAGCTTATTCTAGGGGTGAAATTAAGGATTTACCTGAACAGCATTGTGATAGTTGTAAATTACTTCTTGGTAAACCCAAATAATTTCGTATATTTGCAGCATGTGTTATAAAAAGAAAATATTATTGGTCTTATTTACCCTTATATTCACATGTATAAGGGGTCAATTTAAAAGTACTAGCTCAATTGGTGGTAATTATTCACAAGGAAATACTGGCCTTATGCTTGGTTCACTTCAATCTGTTTTACAGTTTGATTCAACTAAGTTTTATGCTAATGTATCACCTTACTTTTGTTATAGCCAAGTCATGTCTGGTGGTCAATGGGTTACAAAGCAACGTGAATCATACTTAACCACTTCATTTTTAAGAAAATTTGATGATGTCAATTTCTATGTATTTACAGATGTAGAAAATTCACTTCAAAAGAAATTCAATTTAAGAGCATCTGTTGGTGTTGGTTTAGGTAAATACATTGAAAATAAAAATATACGTATATCAACTTCTTTAGGTGTTATGCCTGAATATTATAGTTCATTTTCAAATCAAATTGAAAAGTCCTTAAGATTATCTTTAAGATTACATATACAAACTAAAGGTAAAATGAATTTTAGCACTATAACGCTTATACAACCAGCGATTCTCATGGACCCATTCATAGGTTATAAAAATAACTTTAATTTGAGGTCAACAAATAACTTTAGTGTTCCGATAAGTAAAACGTTATCAGTAGGTTTACAAGTACTTGTAACAACATCTACGTTATCTGAATACACCAGTACAACGATAAAAGCAACGGATATTACTTCATCATTCATAATAACATATTCAAAATAAATTTCATCAAAACGATAAAAAAACTAAAATAAATTTGTTTAATTCAATAAAATTAAGTATATTTGCAACATGAAAATAAATAGAAAGTTACTCGTCTTGATTACAAGCATTATCTTTGTAATCCCTTTTGTAATACTAGTTATATGTGCTATTGATGCATCTCTTTATGGTCGTTCATTTGGTAGTACAGTTTTAGATAATTTAATAAATGATTAGCATGAAAAAGTTATTCACACTATTTATGGTATTGATTACCATATCTTCATATTCACAGAAATACATATCGTTCACGCCATCAATATTTACAAACGCTGGTTCATTCAATGATAGATTTAGCCCAACAATTGAGGTTGGACAACAATTTAAATCCTTTAGTCTTGGGTTAGACGTTGGTAAGCTAAATACAACACCACAAAATAGAAATGGTTATAAGGATAGCACTTTCTATTTTGAAGTTAGACCCAATCTGAATGTATTTCAACAAGATAAATTTACAAATACACTTACAATTGGTTTAGGTTATGTTGTTAATTCATCACAACCAATTATGAATGAATTTACAACTGGTATGGAATATACACCTAATGAAAGATGGTCTTATAATATTTACTTCGGTACTTATTACTTTAGTGGTAAATCAGCTGCTAGTAATAGCAATTTTTTTGGCGTATCTTTTATGTATTTTCTTAAACCTTATAAATTTTAGATATATATTAAATAAAAAATAATATGCTTTTACCAGTATATGGCGGAACGCTAATTAAAAAAGAAAACAAATGGTTTGTTACATTTACACGAACCATAAACACACCAACACTATTTCCAGAAGAGAAAGTTGTTGAAGAAGAATTACAAGTATTTCCAGATGAAAAGTACCCTCTGGAATCGCTTGAAGCGAATGTGGATAAAATTGTTGATTTTACGGTAGCTAAGAAGTTTTTGGCTAAAGAAACTCTTTGGTATGCAAAGATAAACGTAACACCTAAAAAAGAAACTTGGGATGATTTGGTTGCTAAATTTAAGTCTGAGGTCAAATGGTCTTCTGATGTAAACGTTATGTTTATTGAATGGCTTAAGGAAACATATAAGGTCCCAAAAAAGAAGTAACATGAAGTTATGGCGATTATGGGCAAAGGCCCTTGGAGAGAAAGCTGGCAGCACAAATGAAGAGGCTGATAGGATAGCTATCATTAGAACAATTATTATTTTAATCTATCTTGGAACAAACATTTGTATTGTTGCTGGGATAATAAGACATTGGTGAAATGGAAGAGAAGTTAAAGGCTAAGGAATTAGTTCAAGAGTTTTACAATATTATTAGCGAAGGTATGGAAAGAAATCCACCAGAAGAACATATGATTTCTCATATACTCGCACCAATGTATTGGGATAAAGCTAAAGAATGTGCTAAAAGAGAACTAGCTAATATCCTTCAAGTGATTGATGAATCCATACTTTACAAGCAAAAGAAAAGGGATTTCTGGAAAAACGTTGATAATGAAATTGATAAGTTATGATAACAGCAGAACATTGGGTTAACCAACAATTCAGTAAACAGATTATATCAGAAGATATCTATGCTTCTAAACAAGGTATTATTGAAGCTATGGTAATATTTGCTAAACTTCATGTTGAAGCAGCATTAAAAGAAGCTATTAAACAACTACCAGTTGATGATAAATTAAATAAGGATATTTTTGTTATGGAAAAAATAATAAATTGCTATCCACTAACAAACATAAAATAAAAAGTTATGATATATATTTTATTAACATTATACTTGTTGGGTGTGTTTATAACACCTATCATTTATCTAAATATGTCTTTTTCACTTAAGTATACACCGATAACCAGCTTTTTCGGTTTGATTATCAGGTCTGTATTTTGGCCATTAGCTATAATTGAACGTATCTTTTTTTATTGAAAATATTAAATTATGAATATTAAAAAAGTCTTAAAAAGATTAGTTGGTGTTAACATATTAATAAATCTATTTGTTATACTAGTATGTTTGGGTGATACTCAAAACAAATATGGTAAGGTATTCATAGAGAAATATTCTTGTGTGTTAATTATTTGTTTAAAATCATGTTGTGTTATAGTATTAGCACTTTTATTGATATTTTTAATAGCGTGGTGCTTTGGTATAACCGAAGAAAATAACGATGACGACAATAATTTTGATTATTATTATTAAATTATGATAGAAAAATACTAAATCACGAGAGTTTTATTCTCGTTCAATGAACCCAGTTGGTAAAGATAATATTATTAACCCATTAAATAAATTAAAATGACACCAAAAGAAAAAGCAAGAGAATTATTTGAAAAATATACAGATTATTCTGACAGCCAAAAACAATGTGCATTAATTGCAGTTGAGGAAATATTAGGACATATGGGAGCTGATAGAGGTTATAAATTTTGGACTGAAGTTAAACAAGAATTAGAAAAGCTATGACACCAAAAGAAAAAGCTTGGGAGCTTGTATCTAAATTCGGCCAAATATACGTATGGGATAACAATATGCCTAACGAATTTAATGAAGAGTTCAGTGGAACAATGCCTAGGCAAATAGCCAAAGAATGCGCTTTAATATGTTGCAATGAAGTATTAGGTCATATGGGTGCTGATAGAGGTTATGCATTTTGGACCGAAGTAAAACAAGAAATTGATAGCTTATGAAATTAAAAATTAACACGCCATTAATTAATGGTGAATACGTTAAATTACAAAATAGAAAAGAAATTCAACATTTCTTCTCGGCAATTTCTGATAACGAATTACAAAATTATATTGACACAGCCGTTGATTTAAATAATTTGTATTCAAATTATTATTTTCAATTTTTTGATTCATTTAATGATTTTCGTTACTATATTTTATTTAAAACGTTTGAGATTAAGAAAAATATTTTACTTAGAGAGTTAATTTCAAACTCTTTAAAAAAGAAGTATAATCTTGATGATATTACTCCTTATTTTAAGGATGGTATGTTGTTAAATAGTGAGGATGAAAATGATTTTTATGTTATGATTCAAATTTTTAAAGATACAACATTAGATGATATGTTAAAATATTCTAATCTATGATAACAGACGTTAAGGATATTTTAGAGTTTGCTGAATGGCGGCATAATAACCGATGGTTCGATTATGACATCGAAGCTAATAAATGGCGACATACCTTTATGTGGGGTAAATGAACTGTTCATTAAAACTTAAAAAATATTAGTAAAAATTAGATAAAAATAAATGCGTGTATTTTTGTCTTTTTCATTTTTTCAATATATTTATTATTAAGGGTGTAAATACATCCATCGTTAAATTATGTTAAGAGCAATTAAAATAAGACTTTACCCAAATAAAACTCAACAAAGTTATATTAATAACTTGATGGGTTGTTATCGTAAAGTATATAATCTATCTCTTAATTATAAGATAAACGAATATAACTTAAATGGTGAAAACGCTAATATGAAAAGTATTGGTAATCAATTTCATAATAATTGGACAAAATCAGATGATTACCAATACCTAAATAATCATAACACAAAAGTTTTGAAACAAGCAATTATTAATATGCTTGATTCGTATAAAAGATTTTTTGTTAATGGTAATGGTTATCCTAAATTTAAATCAAAACATGATAATAAACAATCATGCAGATTTCCATCAGAAGCAATATCTAAACGTAACGATTATTCATCATATAAACTAACACTTATATCACAATTAAAAGATATTAAATTTAGTTGTTCTGAAGAATATTCAAAATACTTAAACAAGCATAAAGATAATATTAGGTCTGCAACATTAACCAAAAATAAATCAGGTGAGTATTATTTAAGTATCTTAATTGATGGAGATTTATTAAAATCATTAAACACACCAAGTAATCAATTTATTGGTATTGATTTAGGTATAAAGGATTTTATTATAACGTCTAATGGGGAAAGATTTGAAAATATTAAGATAAAAAGGGGTAATGAAAAAAAGTTAGCTAGACTACATCGTAAGTTATCTAAAAAACAAAAAGGAAGCAAGAATAAAGAAAAAGCGAGAATTAAGTTAGCTAAATTTAATCATAAACTAACTAATATTAAAGAAGAATATTTACATAAGATAAGTAATCAATTATTAAACGAAAATCAAGTTATTGTAATTGAGGACTTAAATGTGAAGGGTATGATGAAAAATCATAATTTAGCAAAATCAATACAAGAATTAAGTCTTTACAATTTTAAGAGTAAATTATTGTATAAGAGTAATTGGTATAATAGAACAATAATTGAGATAGATAGATTTTATCCTAGTTCAAAGTTATGTTCATCTTGTGGGTATAAGAATATTGATTTAGAACTGAGTGATAGGGAATGGACTTGTCCATCATGTAAAACAAAGCATGATAGAGATTTTAATGCTTCTATTAATATTCTAAATGAGGGGGTAAGGTTATATAATAATATAATACCCATCCGTTGTGGGGAATTAACGCCTTTGGAGAGTAGTCAACAGACACTCAATGAATTAGGAAATCGGGATTTGCATAATATTGTGTAAGTTTCGTTGAACGGTACTGCTATGAGTAAAGCTAATTATGAAAAGAATTACATGAAAACAACTGAGGAATTAACTGAATTATTTCTTAAGGATAGAGAAAAAAATTTGGTGGTTAAAAAAGATTAACGTATATTTGCATTCATAAATAAATACAAATGGAAATAATAGCAGGTAAATGGTATAAGAATTCTCAATGGACAAGTTCAAATGACTTATGTAAAGCAACAGGTGTTGTAGGTTCTAATGTAATCCATTTTAATGAAAAAATTACTAATGGTAAGTTTAAAAAGGAAGATAATTTTTGGTGTTATTTATCAACTTGTGTAGAGGCTGAATATGAAGAGTATGGGAAATATTTACCTGATGGCCACCCAGATAAACGTAAAACAAGAAAAATTGAGGATATGCCTGTTGAATTAGTTAATTTTCCATCAGAAGGTTATTGTGAAACAACTGATAAAAGACTTGTTAAGTACTTAATTAGTAGACCTGAATCAATGGGTGGTAACCCCCTAAAAAGTGATGCGAAGGGTATCGCTTGGAATCCTACCAGTTATTGGTATGTCGTGGGTGTCTCACTTAAATCGGTCTACACATTAGAACATTTGGAAAAGTTCTTCACTGAAAAGCCTAAACCTATTAATGAATGGGGTTTAAATACCTATTTAGTAATCGTTAAAGAAGGTTATTTAGATTATGGTTATAAACTTACCAATAAACCAAAAACTAAAATTGGTCACGTTGGTAGAATTGATTTTTTTCGTAATGATGAATCTGTTACAGGTGTAAGTGGTATTGAATGGGTATTTGAGAAGGACTTAGCTAAGTGGTTTGCAACCAAAGAAGAAGCTGAGGCATTTGCTAAAACACTTAATAAAGACTCAATGAATAATGAATTTAAAAAGGGTGATTATATTGTTACTCTTAATGTAGGTGTTACAACTACTAGTTGTGGTAAAAATGGCTTTTGTTTTAAACAACGTGAGGATGCTAACTATATAGAGCCAGTATGTGATTTAAAAAATAGTGACACTAATAGTCATTGGGGGTTAACATTTGATAAATCTAACCATTTAAAAGATTGGCGATATGCAACTAAGGATGAGATTCAAATTTATAATGAGTTAAAAAAGCCTTTTGATGTAACTGCGTTGCCTAATGTTGGTAATTATATTACCGTTACACATAATGATAATGAAGATGAAAAAATTATATGCAAGTATAATAGGAAATGGGATGCTTTAAGATGCTATGGTCCTATAATTAGTAATTTCGATTCTATTGGTAAATTTACGTTTAACAATGATTTAGGTGTTTGTTTTATCGGTGATGATAGAAAGTATAGACCTTCGACTGATGAGGAGATTGCTTGGCTTGATGCTTGTGTTAAAAATGGTGGTATTGTTGGTGGTATAGTTGATATTATAGAACTTATTGATTTTAAAACATGCGCTGGTAGAATTGTTAAGGCTAAAAAGGACCGTCCGTATTCCATACCAATAAAAATTGGTGAATATGGAACATTAGATGATGAATATGGAATTAAATTATCTAATTATAGCGGTACTTTTGGTTTTGTTGAGGACACATTTTATGAGGATTTTGAGGTAATGCCTAAGGGGTTCACGTTACCAGAACCTAAAGAAGAAATTGAGAAGGAACCTGAATATAAGGTTGTTGAATGTAAATCACAAGCTGAATGGGACTTTGTATCTAAGAAGTTAGGTTATACATGGAATGAACCAAGATTTGATTATTGTAATGATAATTGCATTAATATTCAACGAAAATCTCGTAGTAATCTTGCTTTCTATAAAAAAGAAAATAGCTTAATATACTCATTCGATGAATGGTGTAAAAAGTTTAATCATACTTTTGATAAATTTGATGGTATTGAGTATGTGGAACTAGATATAGATTTTTGTGGTTATAAAGAAGGTGATATAGCTAAAGTAATTAATACGGATGGTTCTGTATTTGAAATATTTGCACCAAATAGGAAATCGCAGTCAAGTTTTACTCCAAATGTATTTGCTAGTAGAACTTACTTAAATCCATCAACCAAAGAGGCGTATGATAAGCAACATGCTACGGTAACACTTGATACATCAGGTAGTATGGTTGGTCTTTATAAAGAAACACCTAAAACAGTTGATTTTAAGGTTGGTGATTGGGTTGTATTTGAAGTTGATAAATGCTTTGGTGATTTAAGTTATTGCAAGACTGTTGCTTGGGATAGAGATATGGTCCTTCAAATTGAAGGATTTGAAACTCGTGGTGGTAACCCCAAATTTACAGCTAAACAAATGCAAAATCGTTATCCTCACCATAATTGGGGAAGTTTTGATGGTGTAAATTCCTATGACATAGGCAATACTGTAAGTCTTTTCAGACACGCTTATTCTTGGGAAATTCCAAGTGAAACAACAAAAGATACAACTTATGAACTTAAACCAATTAGCACAGTTAAGACTTATCAATTGTTTATTGAGAAAACACAAGCTAAGCCAGTTGTTGCTGATAAGCCAATTAATTTAATTAAAACAAGAAAGTTACAAATAAATTTGGTGGATTAATAAACATCACATATATTTGCATCATAAATAAATGGTTATGGTTGATTACAAAATTAAAGGAACGAAAATACCCAAATTAAGCGGTGTCGATGTTAGATTATCTCATTGGGGTGAATCATCAACAAATACTCGAAATCATGAATCATCATCATCTCTTGTTTCATACGGTTCAAAAGTTTTTAATGGTGAAGTATGGATAATTTGCGATTTACCAAAAAGCACTGATAGTTACCATTATATGTTTAAATTGGTAGATATTGAAAAGCTGCTGCGGAATCAAGTAATAGTCCTGAATCAACCGTTTCCCAACCACAAAATGGTGATGGTCCAATCAAATTAATTAAAACAAAAGTTCTTAAAATAAATTTGGTAGATTAAAAAATATCACGTATATTTGCATCATAATAACAAGGATAATTTTTAAACAAAAAAAACAAGTAAAATGGCAGACGCTAAAAGTAAAAAAGTAACCGTTAAGGGTGAAGTAAGTGAAGAAGTAGTTAAAGTGAATCCTTTCTTGGAGTCAGCGTTGGAAAACGTGAACAAGACTGAGGCAGATGTTTTGACCGAAAAAGTCACATTGTTCTTGGAAGAAGCGGCAATCGAAACCGAAATGCAAATTGCTGAGCGTACCACTGGTGCTATCCCAAGAAAGGAATTGGAGTTAAGAACCGCTACTCGCAACCTTGATAAGGCTGAGGTGGCTCTTGAAAAAGCTAAAGTTGCTGTTCCAAGCAACAGTAAATTGGAAACGTATTTGTCAAATTTGTATTCGGCTGAAAATGCTGTAAGACATGCAAAGGTAACCGTTGAGGCTATCGAAGGTCAAATCACTGACTTGAATAAAGAAGTGGTTAAGCTTGAAGAAATCCTTGCACGTTTCAAAGCGTAATTTTAGTCTAAGATGAAAAACCCCAACAAAATAAATTGTTGGGGTTTTTGTTTTTATCAGAATTTATCTGTATATTTGCAATAAAATAACTTATATGAAAGTATTATTAACAACTTTATTATTAACATTAGCTTCTTGTGCTTGTACAATAAAAAAACCAGCACCAGTTGAATTTGAAAAAAAGACTTTCATTGCAGATTCCGTGGTGTATCACGACTTACAAACGGACAACATTGCTCAGGTGGACCCTTACACTCGAGTTCACTTAAAAGGAACCGATGTTTGGTTACAAATAAATGGTTTTGTTTGTGAAGGGCAAGAAGTTCAAGTTTTTGTCGCTAAAAAATAAACACTATGAGTTTTATACTTTTTGAATCATTTAGTGGTGTTGAACATAAGATTAATACCAATCAGATTACACACCTTAAGATTCATCCTAATGAAGATAAGTGCATATTAACAGGTGTTAATCATCAGGATGCTAGAACGTTACCTAATTTTGAAATACGCTTAGCGTGTGGCAAAGTCATAGATAGAAATACACTAATCGGAGCCGCATCACCTAGCTTCATAAGGTTACAAGAATCTCAATACAGAACTGTAAGATTTGAAATTGAGGAATTAATAAGAAAATTAAAAGACTTATAAGTATGTCAATAACAACAGCATTTAAGAATGCTTTTATAAAAGCCAAACAACGAAATTGGCCTGAGATTTATATCGGTGTGGACATTCATGATACCATGATTAAATCCAATTATAAGCATGGTGAAATACCAACTGAGTTTTACCCTTACGCTATCGAATGCTTACAAGCACTCTCAAAACGTAAAGACATCAAGCTTATGCTTTATACATGCAGCCACCAACATGAGATTGAACAATACATGGAACTCTTTAAATCCCATGATATACACTTCAATTTTGTTAACGAAAACACCGATGTTAAAACAGACTTGGGTGGTTATGGCAACTACGATAAAAAACCCTATTTTAACGTTCTACTGGATGATAAAAGCGGTTTCGATGGTGAACGAGATTGGCTGGACATTAAGATACTCTTAGATATTATTAACCCATTAACATAATCCAATGTACAAATCAAGATAAAATTAACGAATTTTACTTATGAATCAAAGAAACGATAAAGGCTTAAGAGAAGGTTATTGGGAAGTTTATTATCCAAATGGCAAATTGGGATGGTTTGGCACATATAAAAATGGTATTTTTATTGGGTATTATGAAGATTACAACAAAGATGGAATCATGATTAATAAAGATTTTTTCTTATGAGTAATATAGTTTATAAAGAATACTTCCATGAGAATGGTAAGATTTGGCAACGTGGTTATAAGAAAGAACATAGAAGAATAGGTCACTGGGAATGTTTTTACAATAATGGCAACTTGAAATGGTTTGCCACATTTGATAAGAATCACAATTTAGTTGGATATAGTGAAGATTACGATGAGGATGGTAAATTATGACTTAAAGAATTTTACTTATGAATCAATATAACTTAAACAGAAAAAGACATGGTCCATGGGAACAATACTACGAGAATGGTCAACTCTGGTATAAAGGTGAATTCATTGACGGAAAAAGACATGGTCCATGGGAACGTCACATAAATGATGGTAATTTATTGGCTAAAGGTGAATATATTAATGATAATTACATCGGATTCTGGATATGGCATAATATTACAAATCAAGATAAAATTAATGAATTTTACTTATGAATAAACTTAATGAAAACGGTGAAAGACATGGACTTTGGGAAAAATACCATACAAATGGTAAACATCATTATAAGGGCGAATATATAAACGGTAAAAGAAACGGACTTTGGACATTTTATTGGTGGAATAATACCCCAAGTTATACTGGCTTCTTTAAAGATAATGCATTTATTGGTTATTTTGTATTTCATTATAATTTTGCTGGTTTATTAATAAACTCTAAGAGTTTTTATCTTTAACATTTGTTAGTTTCAATTTATTAACGTATATTTGCAAAAAAAACACAATGACAAAAGTACCTAAAGCGTATATTAACGCAAATTACACATTGGCAGTAAAGCCAACTGAAGAACAACTATTGGAATATTATAAGGATTTCGGCCACGATACTATAGAAAGTATCCTAGAAGAACAAGGTTCTTGGGAAGAAGTAATCCGTCAATGGTTCGTTAACACAATCTTCAATCAAGACTATAAAGACTATCAAACAGCCAATAATATCTTCCAATATGAAGATGATGGTGAATCAATTGAAGTTGATATAGTTGATGATGATAAATGGGTAAGTGATGAAGATTATATTTACTAAAAATTAAGTCATGGAAAAAATATATCATTTAAGAATACTCGATGGAAGCAGTCGAGGTTATACAATCTCTGTTACCAGTGACAGAGTGGATAGTTATCAAGCTAATTACCATTTCTATAATATAGTTGATGGGTATAAAGTTGATGTGGCCTTTTATCCAAGTGGTCGTACAATAATTGAAAGAATTGAAGATGGAGAATAAAGAACTTTGTGGTTCGTGTGGTGTAAAAATGGCTCAATGGTGCTACCTATCAGGTTATGGGAACGGTGAAAGCCCTTACTCTTGTGATGATTGTGTTACATCAGTAGACTACGATGGTTGTTCATGTAACTGGCACTACTTACAATACGAACAACCAGAAGGTATAGAAGGTAAAGACTTTAGATTCATACTTAGTGAGGGTATAACAAAAGAAGATGGAATCTGGATTCGTTTAGATGAACAAGGAAGACCCTACCCTTGTGCTGAATACTGCTTCGATGAAGAAGGCTTCGATAAAGATTAAAAATATGAATCAGTATAACTCCGAGGGGCAACAACATGGTTATTGGGAATATTACTCATATGTTAAACTATCATCCAAAGTTGAATACGTTAATGGTAAAATTCATGGTTTATTTGAGCGGTATTTCAGTAATGGTCAATTACATATTAAGGGAGACGTGTTTAATGATATACGAATTGGCTTCTGGAAACAATATAACTGTAATGGTGGGTTAGAAGTAACTGAATTTATACTATGAATCAACTTAATAAAAACGGCGTTAAGCATGGGCCTTGGATTGAATACTGGGTTAACGGTGTAATGGATTATTCATGCGAATTTATAAATGGTCGTAAGCATGGTTTATATATCGGTAATCATCCTAATGGTAATCTACAATCTAAAATTATGTATGATATGGGCCACAGAGATGGAAAACAAGAAACATTTTACGAAAATGGTAAACTAGGACATTCTGGAAATTTTAAACGTGGTAAACGATTCGGTTATCATATCATAAATAATGAAGATGGTAGTTTATTCATTAATTATTTTTACTTATGAATAAAAGAAATGAAAATTGTGAACCTCATGGACCTTGGGAAAAATACTACGAGGACAATATATTGAAAGCTAAAGGCTTATATGTAAATGGTAAAGCTCATGGTCAATGGGAATTTTATTGGGGTAATGGTAACTTTCAATGGCAAGGCACTTATAAAATGAGTGAATTAGTAGGCTTCTGGATAGGGTATACTTATGAAGGTGATTTGGCTTCAAAAGAATTTTTTTTATGAATCAAATTTGCTTATATCAAATACCTTTCGTATATTTGCTGCCTATACTCTAGTATAGGCATTTTTAATTTAACATATTATGAAAATAACAAAATTACTATTTGAAAAAAATTATAATGGTGAATACACTTGGTTGCCATTAGCAGATATACCAAAGGAGTTCTTGGTGCCTGAAAACATGATAATGGTTCATATTGAACATGGCTACCATGATAGTAATGGTTGGAATGAAGGTCATACAAGAATTCAAATCGCTGAGGAAAGAGAGATGAATGAAAAGGAAAGAGAAGAACTGAGAACGTTTATCGCACAAAAAAAAGCTGAACGTAAAAAAGAAAGGTACGAACAGTATTTAGAACTTAAAAAATAAATAAAATGGAAAAAGAATTTATCCCTTACGAAGAAGCATTAGCATTAAAAGAATTAGGTTTTGATGAACCTTGTTTTGGGTTTTTTAAAACTAATAAAGAATTTGAACAATACCATACCTTTTATAAAGGTAAATTCTTTGGATGTACAAATAAAATATTATCTAGAATGTTAGATGGTGAAAACGTCAATTCTAAAGTTTTATCACCAACATTCTCACAAGCATTCAGATGGTTTAGAGATAACCATAATTTACATGGTCAAGTAAATATTCGTACTTGGTTTATATATGAAACGTCTAATGGTAATTTAACCATGGTAGATTTATATGATAAGCTCAATAACTCTCACGAAGAATCCGAACTGGTATGTCTTAAAGGATTAATTCAAATAGTAAAAAATAAATAATGTTTGGAATAATAAACTAACTGGTAGCGATAAAACATGGTGGAAAATAGTTAAACAGGCAAAAGATGAATAAGATACTTAATGGCTTAAGAGAATGACCTTGGGAAATGTATAACCACATTGGTGGATTATCCTACAAAGGAACTTATCTACAAAGTCAAAAGATTGGTTATTGGTATTTTGATTGGTTTGGTAAACGCAAAACAGAGTTTTACTTATGAATAAGGTAATTAAAGGTTTAAAAGAAGGGCTTTGGGAACAATATTTTTCTGATGGTAGCTTATATTACAGGGGAAGTTATTTGCACGACAAAATGGTTGGTTACTGGGTCGTTAATTATTTAGTCCGTTTTAAGCATCGTAAACAAGAAACTGAATTTTACTTATGAATCAATTTAACGCTAGAGGTAGCAAACATGGTCATTGGAAAAGTAATATTGGCGATACGTATATCCATGATGGTTCTTATCTTAATGGCAAAAAACATGGCCCTTGGAAATCAACCTTCGCATTTTCCGATAAGTTAAGCTGGACTGGTTTCTATAAAATGGATATGCAAGTCGGATTCTGGAAAAAGTATCAAAAAGGTAAATTATATAAAACTCTATTTTATATATGAATCAATTTAACGAGAAAGGGGAAAAGCACGGCTATTGGGAACGAAAAATTGGTGGAGTATTCACCCATAAGGGTTCCTATGTTAATGGTAAACAACATGGCTTATGGTTATCAGCATCTTGGGAAGAATATCATACTAATGGTAAATTACATTATAGAGGACAATACAAAAATGGAAAATACATTGGTAGATGGATATACTATTTTTCTAACGGCAAGTTAGCTTTTCTGGGTCATTACTTAAATGGTAATTACATAGGCTTCTGGATAGTTAATGATGATGATGGTCAATTAAAATATAAAGCATTTTATCTATGAATCAAAGAAACGATAAAGGCTTAAGAGAAGGTTATTGGGAAGATAAACATGGTGATATGGTAATTTATAAGGGTTCCTATGTTAATGGTCAAAAACATGGCTTATGGTTATCAGCATCTCCAACTTCTAATCGGTTAAATTGGGCAGGTTATTTTGATATGGATACCAACGTGGGGTTCTGGTGTTGGTATCTTAAAGGTGAATTAAAAACAACACTAGAATTCTTTTTATGATTAAGCAAAAACTACATGAATTTGATAATAATTGGTATAGAGGACAATGTATAAATAATATACCTGTTGGATTTTGGTTATTTAAGACTAATACAATTTTTGGTAAACATAATAAGATTTTTTACTTATGATATATTATGATAAAATGGACAGAATTAGTGAATTATCTAATTATCTTCTCTACGGTTTCAATTTTACTGGCCGTTACATTAACGGATTTAAAATCGGATTTAAAATCGGATTTTGGGCCATAATTGATTATTCAACCGAATTAACGCATAAAGAATTTTACTTATGAAAATACATCATCATGAAACAACATGGTCTAAAGGCACACTTATTGATGGTGCGCAAATTGGTTATTGGGAATACTATCACCACGTTAATCGTGGCAATTTAAAATCAATTAATAAAGTATTTCTTTTATGAAAGAACACTACAAATCAAATTGGGCAAAGGGTACATTTATTAATGGTGATTTTCATGGCTATTGGGAATTTTATCAGTATGGTAATTCTAAAATACTAAGCAATAAAATCACAATTAAAACATTCTTCATATGAAAGAATACGTAAATCAAACTTGGTATAATAGAGGTGGTAACTTAAAACGAGCTGAATTTTATTTATGAACGACAAAAATACAACCGAATTAATTGAAAGGTATTATCAAAACGGACAACTTAGTATCAGAGTTACATTAGTAAACGGCAAAAGGACTGGTGCTTGTGAATCATATTTCCAAAATGGTAAATTGGAATTTAAAGGACCATGCCTAAATAACGAACCCATCGGATTCTGGCTGGATTATCATTATAGCGGTAAATTAAATACAACAGAATTTTACTTATGAACGAATATATACTTGAAATAAATTATTATAATAACGGAAAAATACGTTTTAAGTCATCTTATACGGATAATCGAAATAAGACTACAACCGAATGGTATTTCGAAAACGGTCAGTTAGACTTGATGTGTCATTACTTAAATTATCAACAAATAGGATTCGCTAAATCCTATTATCAATATGGTGGTTTACATACAACAGAATTTTACTTATGAATCAATATAACGCAAACGGTGAAAGACATGGCCCTTGGGAATTTTATCACAATAAAAAAATTGAATGCAAAGGCCAATACGTAAACGGACAAAAAGAAGGTCAATGGATATGGTATTACCCTAACGGAACAATAGCATTCAATTACGTAAACGGATTAATGCATGGCACGTTTGAAAGTCATGATGATAAGTCAATACTTGTTTGTAAAGGCCAATACGTAAACGGACAAAAAGAAGGTGAATGGTGGGAAACTAACATAACGAAAGCATACACATGGTTAAGAACTTATTCAAAAGACCATATCAGATTTGAAAAAAAATATGAATACATGGGTCATTTAATACATAAAGCATTCTTCTTATGAATAAGAAAATTAATAGCTTAAAAGAAGAACCTTGGGAAACCTATTATACTAATGGTAAACTAGCCTCTAAGGGTGAATACATTAACGGCAAACATCACGGACCATACGAATCATTTTATATGAATGGTAACTTGTATTGGCAAGGCTATTTTAAAGACGGTATTTACCATGGCTTATTTAAAGTATTTTATAATAACGGACAAGTATTCTCTAAAGGTCAACACTTTAATGGTGGTAAATGTGGCATATGGGAATACTATCACGAAGATGGTCTAATAGATTATAAAGAATTTCACTTATGATGTTTAACGAACTTATGTGCCGTAGGCCAGATGTCCAACGGACGAGTGTGCCGTAGGCCAGATGTCCAACGGACTTGTGTGCCATCGCCATGAAGGCTCTGGACGAGTGTGCCGTAGGCCAGATGTCCAACGGACGAGTGTACACAAAAGTGTTCATGAAATTAGAAGTTATGGATAAATATAACAACATAAGACTCTTATTGTAAAAATTACTTAAAATTCCTTAAATTTAATTCTATGTGTTCTTAAGTGTACCTAAAACAACCCGTTTACATTATTTGAGTTTTTTTTTGAATTTTTGGTAAAATGTGGTAAAAAGTGGGTAAATGTGGTAAAATCCAGACGTAAAAAACGGAAAATGGGGTTTTTAAGGCATTTTAAAGAGTTTTTTAAAATATAGCATTTTAGCCATTTTTGAAAAATCATTTTATACCACCCACTAAAAATATTTTTTTTCGATATATTACAGGAAATTTTTATACGTCTATATACAGGGCATAAAACCGCTTTTATATACACAAAAGTGTACATGAAGTCCAGAGCCTTCATGGCGATGGTACACTCGTCCGTATGTCCTCGTGACTACGGTACATAAAGTCCACACACAAGCCTGAATGTTCCACGTGAAACATAAGATTTTGGCCAGGTTTTTACGGTACCCTTAAAGCTTAAATTTTTCATGTTCAGCCTTAAGAATTGTACCTGAGTACTTGTGGTTTAATTAAACAGTTATTTGCGCACTGGATGCGTCATATTTAATTGAACCATATTTACTGTACTGAATTCCAGATTTAAATTCAGGTTCCTTTAACCTAAGAAATTTGTATGCGTCCCATAGGGCCTTTTTAGCTTCTCTTTTTGTTTTAAATGTTATTGTGTATCCATAGAAGTTATTTCTAGTTGTTACAGAATTATGTGTTTGGATTGCTCTACAAAGGGTACTGTTTCCGTTTATTTGACCCGTAATGTTAATAGTTGTTATCATATATAAGTTATTTGATGAGCGGCAAAAGTATATGTATGTAAGTCACCGTAAAAGATGAATTTGGTTATGTGGTAATCTACTAGTATATTTGCAGTAGTTAAGTGGTTAATTGTTAAGGGTTTACATATAAATAAAATAAAAAAAGTTTTTGCCATATCAAAAAATACCCTTATCTTTGCATTCTAAATTAACAATTATGGTATTAGAAAATGTTCAAAGTAAAAAAGTTATTAAAACAAGTTATGTTCGTGGTAAGTATCCTTTATTAACTCAAAACAATTACAAAACAATTAAGGGTGAAAAGTTGGGCATCAAAACACTTATATTGTATCTAAGTCCTTATAAGGATAATAGTAAGGGTAAAAACTTATGTCCCAAGGCTAGTTTAGGTTGTAGCAAAGCTTGTTTATTTAATAGTGGTATGGGTGGTATGTATGAGCAAGTTGCTAATGGTAGACGTAATAAAACAGAATGGTTTCTCGAAGATAGGGAAAGTTTTGTTGGTACGCTTATTGTTGAGATTGCGAAAGCGGTAAAAAAGTATAGTGCTGATTGGCATTTGAGTATTCGCTTAAATGGTACTAGTGATATTGTTTGGGAAAACATTTATTATGGTGGTAAGAATATTTTCGAGCATTTTCCTGATGTAGATTTTTATGACTATACTAAAATTAGTAGTAGATTCAAAAAACAACTACCAAAAAATTACCACTTAACTTTTTCAAGGAGTGAAGAAAACGAAAGTGAAGCTTTAAGCTTATTGCGTAAGGGTTTCAATGTGGCTGCCGTATTCTTAAAAAAACCAACACATTACAAAGGGTTTAAGGTAGTTGATGGCGATTTATCTGATAACCGTATTGGTGACGAAAAGGGTGTAATTGTAGGTTTATCCTATAAGAACGCTACAGGTAAAAATGGTGGTGAATTAAACCAATATGCGAAGACTAGTGGGTTTGTAATATTTATTTAAAAATAAATTTTGTTAGTAATAAAAATAGGCTTATATTTGCATAAATAAAAATAATAATTATGGATATTAAACAACAAGCACAAGACATTTTAAGTAAACATGGATTAGATTTTACAATTAGTAAATTACCATTAATAGCTATTGATGAAGGTGGTAATCAGTTGATAACACCTTATTATGGTTTAGTCAATTCGAGTAATAACGAATGCATCAATACTTGCCGAGAAGGTTATACCATATCCCAAAACAGTGATGTTATTGAGATGGTGTTAACGGGTATGCAAAAGTTTGGTGATGAGTTAACAGTTAGCAAGGCTGGGTCAATTAATAACGGACGAAGGGTATTTGTGCAGTTGGAAGTTAAGGGCTTAAAAAAGATTGGTAATGATACCATGAAGCAGTTTGTTACTGTTATTGATAGTAACGATGGTAGTACAGGTCTTAGTGTGGGTATATCAGATATTCAAGCACATTGTACTAATCAGTTTTTCAGATTCTACAAAAAGGGTAATTCAAGGTTCAGGCATACTGCAACTATTACTCAAAAGATTCAAGAGATTCCTAGTTTAATTGAAACAGCTCTGAATGAAAACCTAAGGCAGGTTCGTACATACGAGCGTTTCTTAAGTACTGAATTAAGTAAGAACTTAGCTGATAAGATGGTTAAGGAAGTGTTAGGTTATGATAGGGTGTTTACGAGCTTAGAAGACTTCGCAAAGATGACTAATCGTTCAACTGATATGATGGATACGCTTTATAACAATATTCAACATGAATTTGGTGAGGTTGGTGAAAACTTATTTGGTTTGTTTAATGGTGTAACTAGATACACTACTTATCATCAAAGTACCCCTAAGCGTTTTAATGGGCATGATGAAAGTCTCATTGTTGGTTCTGGCTATAAGAAAGCCTTAACAGCTTATGACCTTTGTCTAGCTGAAATAAGCTAAAATACTTATCCACACTTAGCTTCGGTTGAGTGTGGATAACTTTTTTTATACATGGGTAAAAAAGTAACGGGTAGGTCGGAGTATACCCCCGATGTCGTTTAGAACTATCGTCTTGTCTCAATGACACTGCAAAGATAAGGGTTTCGTTTCATATAAAAAAACTTTTTTTATTTTTGTTTATGTGAAAATATAGTATTATATTTGCATCACAATAAAATTAAGTAGTTATGAAAGTTGCAAAATTAGTAAGAGTGTCATTAGTTTGTCGTGTAATTTGTGAGGATACAGCTAGTAAACAGGATATTTTGGAATTGGCTATTCCTAAGTTAAGTGAAGCACTTATGGATAATCCGTATGAATCGGTTGAAGAAATTCTTGATGATACAGAATGTCCTTTTGATTTATCAACTGATGATTAAAAATAAATTTTTTTATGTGGAGATATACTAGTATATTTGCAGTATATTTGCAGTATAAAATTTATTATTAACAATTAAACAACGAAGATGTCCCCGTTCAAAGGGCATGTAGCTTATCGGACAATATTTCAAAGCGTGTACATTAGGCGCAAATGGTAAAACAGTTAACAAGTGGGTTTATTCGTGGGATTTCAATAATGGGCTTAAATTAATGGAACATTCATTTATTGGCAATCCGTTTGTTTCAGCGGTTGAAAGTCTTATATGGAATAAGCCTGAACGTTTGGTATGGGCTGGTGATTATGCAGATAAGTGTAAGCAACGTAAAAGTAATGTGTATGACCGTTGCACTGACAAAAACCAAGTTAAGCCTATTGCGATGGTATCTACAAAGGAAAGCAGGTTTATTATAAACCATACTAAGGGCTTGTATGTGGATAAAAATAAAGTACCTAAAGACAAATCTCATTGGGGTTTGCAATTACATCCTTTGCCATTACTAACTTGTGAGGGCAATTTAAGAGGTGGGGGTAGTTTTAGTGGTGCTAAAGGTGCTGAATTTGTTGGTACATGGGCAAGAGATTTAATTTCAGTTAGTTCAAAAAAACCTATTGGATTTAAGGAAATTACACCTAACTTTAGTGAAGGTTAATAGATTATTGGATAACCTTATTTTATATAAGGTTATCCTTTTTGATATATCTATTAGTATGTGAACATAATGGTTTTAATTTGCGTAAAGTGGTTTATTCAAATTATCACGATTGTCATAAGATACCTAAGCGTATTGATGAAGATGACGAAGATGTTAAAGAAGTGTTGGTTATCAGTTAAATTAAATGAGATGAATGTAGAAAAAATGTCAAGGTTTGATGTAATCCATAAGTTATTTCAATTGGATTTAGTAAATGGGGATACTAACGGTTGTGTATCCTATAGTGAGTTTAAGAATCGTGCTAGTATTATGAGGTACGGGAAACAAAACAAAAATCAATTGAAGATTGTTTTTGTTGGGTTTCCTAAGGAGAATTTATTTGGATTCTATGTTCAATGTGATACTGACCCAAAGTGTATGAAACAAGCTTATGAGTGGTATTGCAAGTTAATTAAGGGTAAATTAGATTTTGACGATGTGGATATTCACTTTGGTAATTGTGGGTTTCCAATCACTTATGGTTATATTCGTTATATTGAATAATTATCACGTTTTATATCTCTATTAATTTTTGAACATAAAGGTTGAAGGTTAGTCGTATCAAAAAATACTAGTATATTTGCATCATAATTAAAAGTTTAACAAATGAAAAAATTTAATGTTACTTCGGGAGTTCTTGTTGCTTCTGACCCATGTTACACGATTAACCCACCAACATGGTATCAAGGCATCATTGAGAATGTCAAAAACGGTGAGTGGATTGCTACCGTTGAAGAATACGGTGAGCGTATTGCTGAATTGTTTATATCGCATAAGGATACGCATTTGACCTTATCTGATATGTTTGTTGATGAAGTTGAATTTCCCTTTGCAGCTGCTGTTGATAGTGGGCAATTTGGCTTTTTTGATAAGGCAGGTTATCGTCAAGACTTATTGGCTAATGGTTTACCTAAGGCTGATTTTGGTGATGGTTACGATAGAGAAGAAGGCGACCTATGGTATCGTGCTGTTTGTGATTTGACTTTAGGTGATGAAGGTTGGGGTGTATTGCCTGACGGTGTTGCTTCAAGTTCTGGCTTTGGTGATGGTCGTTATACCGTATATGGTGTTAAGGATGGCAATGGTGAATGGGTTGGCTTACGGGTTGTCTTTATCAATTTGGAAACAGATAAAGAAGACGAAGACGAAGACGATGAGTTATAAAAAAGATTTGGGGGTATAGAAATATACCCCTATATGGGTATGTACACAAAAGTGTACTATACGTCACGAGGACGTTCGGACGAGTGTACTATACGTCACGAGGGCAAAATAAATTTGGTAGTTTGGAGATATAGCCTTATATTTGCATCAAATTAAAAGTTATGAAGAAATTACAGTTTATTGTTACATTAGAGTTTGCTGATAAGATAAGCGATGATAATGAAATTATTGAAGTTGCTAAAAATATCGCTAGAGCGATTAAGAATGAAGTAAACCACGGTGAAGGTATTGCTCCTGACGATAGTGATTCGTATACTTTAGGCGGTGAAGTTAAGCCTCAATTTATTGACGAGTTTGCACCTATTACAATTTAAATTAGGTTAAGTCCTTAAATACTAGTATATTTGCATTCTAAATTACGAAGCATGGCAAAGTTTTTTGTTGTTGATGGTTATTGGAAAGATGATAAGTCTTCCATTAATGGTTATATTGTTACTGATATGGATAGCAGTGTCGGTTACCCTGTTAATGGCTTAACAGATGAAGATATATTCTTTTATGGTTTAAATGAACTGGAGATTCAAGAAGCTATTGAGTTGGGTGAAGATACCGTTCAAGATTTTGTTATTACAACATATAGAGAATATTAAATTTGGTGGTATCGAAAGATACTAGTATATTTGCATCAAATAAAACTTATAAATTATGACTTATATTGTAACTGATATTGAGTATGATACTGATGGTGAAGATGTTGATTTACCTGAAACGCTTAGTATAGATGTTCCTGATGAAATTGATAACGAGGATGAAATTTTAGATTATATTACTGATAAAATAAGTGATATAACAGAATTTTGTACACTTGGTTTTATATTTGAAAAACACTAAAAATTTACAGATTATGCAATTGTATGGGGTTAAATTAAACGATGGTCACAAGGCAAGAGTTGACCAACAATTTGAGGGTTACTTAGGTAGCGGTTACATTGAATTTTACACTAGGGGTGAAGCCATAAAGAAGGCTAAAGCCTTCGGTGGTTCAATTAAACCAATGGGTAAAAACTATACTGTTAAGTCCTTAACGGTTTTGCAGTTATCCAAAAAGGATATACATAAAGTAATTGTACAAAAACTTAAAGGCTTAGAAGCTTTTATAGATACAGAAGAAATTGATGAGCCTTTATATCAAGGCGATATATTCGAGCAAATTATTGGTGAGGTTTCAGAAATTACAAAAATGAAAGGTACAACTTTTCCACCAAACTTTGAAATGGAGTTAAAAGTCTTAAATACGTTATGTTTCAATGCTGATTATATAATGTTAGTAGATTAAAAATAAATTTGCTAATTCAAAATATAGTCGTATATTTGCATCATTATTAACATCTAAAAATTTACAATTATGGGAATGGTTAAAAGACAAAAGCACACTTTGTTATTGGGTGAGGGTATTCACCAACACACTTTGTATGGTAACATTGAAGTTGAGGAAGAACGTAAGGACTTTTCAAAAGTTGTTGTTACAAGTGATGGAGTGTTAAGGCACGAAAAACCTAATGGTTCATTTGGTGAGCATAAAACTTTACAAGTTGAAAAGGGTAAATGGGTTCAAGGTAAGCAAGTTGAATACAATCCATTTAAGCAATCCGTATCACAAGTGTTTGATTAAAATGAAAAGGGTAAATTAATTTTTACCCTTTTTTTGTTTATATCAAAAATAGTCTTATATTTGCACCAATATTAACAATTTAAAAATTACAGTTATGAACCCATTAGTCCATTCAAAGAGTTCAGTTAAACGTTGGGGTGGTAAAGTTGAAGATTACTTACCTATTCACATTTTACTTGATAGCCCAAAAGAAACTATGAATAACAATACAAGTAGATGCTTAACACATAATACTTGGTTTTGTTACCATATCATACCTAAGATATTTGGTTACAATATAACCAATTCCGATGGTCGTAGTATTGATACTGTTGATATTGCTATGTTACATTGCTGCGAAGATTTTCGTTTTCGTTTCGTTCCTACACCACAAGACTATTTGAAACACATGACTGTTGAAGCGTGGATGTGTAATGGAGTAAAGGATGTAGAAAATCCCGAAAGCATACAAGCAGCTAAGGATTTTTTAGAGAAAATCAGACAATAAATTTGGTAGGTAAGTAATTTACCCTTACATTTGCACTCTATTAATAAATATCGGGATATTCCGAAAAAGTCATCTAATAAAATTTAAAGTTATGGAACTAAAAGAAGCGTTACAAAGGTTTAAGGACTTAAACTTAGAGAAAGCAGTATTAACCTTTGATTGTGGTGGTGATAGTATGGGTGATACTAGTTGGGAGTTATTATTAGCTGATGGTGAAGCAGTTAAGGACGATGATTTGGAAAGTTACTTTGACGATGAAGTTTATAGGGAAGTAGAGTTCTATGTTAATTCCGATGGGTATTACAACGGTGAAGCAGGTACTGTTGAGGTTACTATTGAAACTGACGGTGAGGATGATGAATTTTTCAGTTATTATAAGGATGCTATGAGTGAGTTTACAGAGCAAACCACTAACATCATTGAGGTTAAATTAACGCCCGAAATGTTAGCTTTCATTTCTGAAAATGTATCAAACATTAATGGTGATGATAGTGGCTTTACTATCAATTACAAAAAAGACTTGCTTTTGACTGATGAACAAGAAACGCTTGTTGATGAGATTGAAAACTTGTTACAAAAGGAGTGTGAAGAATATGAGCCTGAAATGGAAGGTGATGATTGCACACTTGAAGATTGGTTTAGTTATACCACAAATTCGGATAATGACGAATTAACTGAATTAACTATTAAAGACGATAACCTTTTGGTTATCCTTACTAATAGTTTCCAAACATTTAGTGAAAGTTAGGAAAAAGATTTGGGGGTATAGAAATATACCCCTATATTTGCATTATTAAATAACACATAAAATACAGATTATGGCGAAAATTATTGTTGAAAATTACAAGTTCGATTTTGACTTGGGTTGCAGGCTTTTAAAGTTAAAGCACACAGAATGTCCTTTTGTTCAGTTGGAAGATTTTTGGGATGAAATTAAGCCCTTAACTTTCAAGGAGATTGCACAGCTTGAAAACTTGGAGATGCGAAGGATTGGTATTGTATGCTTGGGATTGGAAAGGCTTGTTGCAGAAGTTAATCCAAACAGATTAAGTGAGGAAACGCTTATCAAAAAAACTACTTGGATTGGTGAGGATGGTGGTTTAATTGAACACACATTTGAAGATACCTACGAATTGTTTGAGGTTGATGGGGAATACTTTAATAATGGTTTAACCGATTGGCGTAAGATGGGTAACTGTTACTTTGTTAAGTTCAAGGATACTTCAACCGATAGGGTTTATATGATTTGGGTTAATTTGTCAAGTGTTTGGAGTACAAACAATAAGCCAAAGGCTAATAGACAAAATTGGTTTATTGAAGAAGTTCATAAGCGAGAAATTTCACCTATTGATTGTATTGCTTGGACTTTGCAAACGAATGTTGCGAAGGGTAACATTGAGAAGATTATTAGACAAGGTGATTGCATTTTGGTTAAGCCAAAACACGCAAAGGATGTTACTGACGATAGCCCTGTTAGGCACTTAACAAGTGAAGAATACAGAAACTTGTTAGTTGCAGAAAGCTAGAAAATAAATTTGGGGGTATAGAAATATACCCCTATATTTGCATCAAATTAATAATTATGGCAAATACATTAGAACAAAGAACGGTTTATTTAAACGGTAGAATGGTTACTGTTGGATTAACGGGTGATTTAGGTTATATTGCCATAAACGATACAAACATATATCCTGACGCTGATAGTCGTGAACAGCATAAAGAAACAATCATACCGTTAATTAATAAAGCTGATTTAAAGGCTTTAAAGGTTGCGATTGACGAGGTGTTAATAAATAGTAAGTAATATGAATATTAAGTGTACGCATTGTGGTTCAACTAACATCAAGGCTATTGATAACGAGCCATTAGACTTCAATAACGAGACTTTCGATAACGAGTTATATGTTAAGTTCGATTGTAATAATTGTGGCAAAGAATGTACGAAAGTATTCGATTTGAAGCCACAACACAAGAAGCTTGATGAGCTTGTTGATAGGGTTATCCACCATATCGAAAAGGACTTTAGAGACAAGGACTTAACTGCTGTTGATGATTTGTTAAAGTGTTGCCCAGTTAAAAACCTTGTGGCTTATTTGCCTGAAGAGGAATGGGCTGAATTTAAACACCTATTGTTATAACAGTTTAATTAAACAGATATGCCCGAAGTAATTAAAATAGTTAAGGATTGTCCTTGTTGTGGGGATAATACCAAAGTAAAAAAGGATTTTGATTTTCCTGATACAATGTTATGTTGTGATAAGTGTGGTGCTGATTTTACTAATGATGGCGAGATTATACTTGACCCTCGTTTAATTAAATAGATGTACACATTAGTGTACCATACGAGCGTGGATGCAGAAATATTTGGCTATATCAAATAAAGTCCTATATTTGCACTCTAAACAAACAGAATATGAGTTATAGTATAATCTACGACAGAGCCTTTATCAAGGTTGACGACAAAAGAACAATACCCTTTCTATTGATGGGTAGTAACAACTGTTACGACTTAAACAATAAACGTGCTAGGGATTGGGAAAATGCTAGTTTTCATAGTAACGGTATCATTGGTGATAACGAAGCTATCATAAAGAGCATTGATGATTATCGTGCCAGTTTAATTGAACGGTATGACGGTGTAGAACGTAGTGATGTTTATGACGACAAGCATTTCGGGTACTTTACAAGCCTTGCCTTTTATGGTAAGGGTACTTGGAAAACAACGTTTTCAGCTTATAGAAGCTACTTTGCTAATGGCATTAAGACAGCTAGAACGATTGAGGAATATAAGGCGTTATGTATAACTTTTGACGTTAAAGTGTATGTTTGGGATAAACAAAAGGACTTTATTGATAAGGGTATCGAATACAAGGAACGTGTTCATATAAACGATACACAACACTTGATTGATACGGTTAAGGAGTTTGAAGATTACTACAAGCCTTTCGGTTATATGGTTTATATAACTAGCCATATAAGCGAATATACAGCAAAGCGATTAAAGGCTAAAAGAGTACCTAAGCAAAAAGAAGTTAAGGACTTAACAAAAGTATGGGTGTTAGAGTGTTTAAATGTTAATGGTTACTTTGTTAAGAATGGTCGTAGAAGTTATCGTTATTCACCTTGGAGTGATAATGCTAAGAAGTTTATAACTGAAAGACAAGCACAAGGATACTTAAATAAAATGCTTAGAAATAAAGATATGTTTGAAGTTAAGCCACTTGAAGGTAGCTTTAAGGTATTGGTTTAATTTCACATATATTCTGTAATACATACAAGGGAACGGTTTATACCGTAGCCCTTTTTTTTATACCTATATGTTCCGCTGTCACGAGGACAGCGGACGAATGTACTCAAATGTGTATATTAGACTTTATTTCGTTTAACGTCACGATTGTAATAGCTACACAACGGTTGTAAGTTGGTGTAATGGTTCAATTGAACCACTTCTTGTTCGGTTAGTGCGGAACTGTTAGGTATTTTATGGTCAATATCCCAACCATAATTTGGAGTACCATTATACAACCCATAATTATCCCAGCTCATCCATGACTCAAATTTAGATTCAAGATGTTGTTTAAATTCTTCAATTGTACAACCTAGTATTTCAGTTGTTTTTGATGGTTTATTAAACCCTTTAAGACGTAAAGCGGTTTGGATTCTTTTCCTAGTGGTTTCTTTAAGCCGATAAAGAATATCAGTTTCATACCTGTTTTTACGATAATTATAGGCATACATTGTAACAGCTTCTTTATTACGTTTTTTATATTCATTACTATATGCTTTAATCTTTTCAGCGTTTTCCTGATAACGAATTTTATTATACTCACTTTTTTTAACCTTAGTTAGTTCATAGTATTGGTTTAATTTAACCGTGTTAGCTTCTCGATACTTAACGTTATACTCACGTTTTTTATCCTTATCATAACTAGCTTTAGTACGTTTTAAAACTTTATCTTTATTAGCTTCATAATATTGCTTTGACTTTTCAGTTATAGATTGTTTATTAGCTTCATAATAGAGTTTTTTTCTTAGTTTAATAGCTTCTTTTTGTTCTGGTGTATATGTTCTTTTTGCCATAGTTATAGTGGTATTTCAGTTATGTGTTTATTTTTAAATAAGTCTTTAGCGATTAAGTTTTCGATATACTTAGATTTGTTATTATATAGTTCATCAACTTTTTGCATTATTAATGGGTTAATTGAAACTGTTACAGTAACCTTTTTTTCCTTTTCATCTAGTTTTTTTCTCATAGTGTTCTTTATTATAAATATATTAAAACATAAGAAAAAGTCAAGAAAAAAATAAGAATTTTAAAAAATAAATTTGGCGGTATAAAAAATAGCCGTACATTTGCATCATTATTAACAATTTAAAGATTTAAAAAAATGGAACAAGTATTAGAAATTAAGGAGTTTACAAAAGACCTTTTAGGTGACACAGCCACTGTAAGGGCTAATTCAACTAGGGGTGAAGAAGTTATTAAAATTGCACTTGACAAAATTGTTGTTAGGGATAATTTTAACGTTAGGCAAAATTATGGTAACTTGGAAGAATTAGCTTACTCAATGATTGAGAATGGTCAAGTAATGCCTGGTCATGTTGATGTTCTTGCCGATGGTCGTTTCGTTTTAACTGATGGACACAGAAGGTTTAAAGCCTTAAAACTATTGGCTGAAATGGGTCACGAACCTTTATTTAAGGCGATTGTGAACCCTAAAAAAATGACAGAAGAGCAAAGGATTCTTCAAGTATTTACTACGCAAGATAACAAGCCTTTAGAACCAAACGAAGTTGCGGAACTAATTAACCGTTTAATTAATTTGGGGTACAAACAAACCGATGTTGCGAAACGTATTGGGCGTACAGGTGCATACGTTTCACAGATGCTTAACTATGTTACTGAAAGTCCTTTGATTAAAGAAGAAGTTAAAGAAGGCAATATTACAGTTGCAGCTGTTTTGGATTTGCAAAAGAAGATACCCAATAAAGAAGAAAGGGTTAAGGCAGTTAAGGATGCTGTTGCAAAGAAAAAAGAAGAAACGAAAGACGATAAGAAACCAACGCCAGTTTCAGCAAATGAAGTAATTGGTAAAAAAGATAAGGGTGCTATTGCTTTTGAGATTGTGTGTTTAATTGAACAGGCTTATAGCGAAGAACTTGAAGGTGCTGATTTGAAAATGATGGTTAGCATTATTAAGGGTTATCTTTAATGGTTTAATTGAATAGGTTAAAGTGGGATAGTAGAAATACTATCCCATTTTTATTTTAAGAACTTAATAAAAATAAATTTGCTCATATCAAATATACTAGTATATTTGCATTCTAATTAATTAACAATCTAAAAATTACAGATTATGACAAAGGTACACGAAAGTTTTAAGTTAGTTTCTAAGGCTATTAGCCACAAAGGGGAATCAGGTATTAAGGTAGAAATTCCTGCTATCTACGAAACTACAAATGAAGATGTGATTAAATTCAGTCACGTTAACAGGTTAACTAAAATCAATGGAATTATTACTTTGGGTAATAGTCTTATTGAACTAGCCCACAATCTTAGGGATATAGTTGTTGCTAAGATTGGTGATGATTTTTACTACATTGATGGACAGCATTTGGCTAAAGCCTTATTCAAATTGGGGTTGCCAATAAGGTTTAAATTGGTTTATTTAAACGATGAAGAAGAAGCCCTTAAATTCATTACTAAAATGAATAGTAGTGCTAGAAATTGGTCTTTGAAGCAGTACATTGAAAGTTATTCAAAGGTTAATAAAGACTTGGTTTATTTAAACGAGTTAAATGCTCAAACAAGTGTTAGTTATAGTACATTAGGTATTGTGCTAACTAATCAATCAATGTCCTATGTTAAGAAATCAATAAAGGATGGTACTTTCAAAATAACCGAAAAGAAGGCAGCAAAAATAAGAGTTGATGTTGTGATTAACTTTTATCAAATTACGGGTGTAAAGGTATCTCAATATTGCACTCACGGACTAATTGACTTTATTAAGAACTTACCAAACGGCTTGAATGATTACTTAGCTAATGAAGGTAGATTTTTAGCTGTTGTGGAATGTGGTAAAATCGTGCCAAAAGTACCACTAGGGCAACGTGAAACCTATGTCGAATTATTTTCAAAGTGTTGGAATAAAAGCAAAGGTGGTAAATTTAAAGCCTTAAAAGAAAGGTTGGCAGAAATGGAAAATTAATGGTTTAAATAAATGGGAAAGCCTAAAAAACTTTCCCATTTTTATAAAATAAATTTGCTCATATCAAATATACTAGTATATTTGCATTCTAATTACTTAACAATCTAAAAATTACAGATTATGACAATTTACGAACAAACGAAAAAAGATGCTTTAGAATTTATTCAGAATGGTGGTAAAGCACAACAAGCTACTAATGAAAATCAAAGATTGGTTGCTGAGAATATTTTAGATTTTCTAAGGTTTAATGGCTTAAATGTTGTATTAGTGGCTGATGGTTGTGTTATTGATATTCACGTTCAAGTTTATAACGCATTTCAAGATTCAAAGCATAATGGGGTCGTGAGGGTATTCTACAAGTCTGCTAGTGATGTTATAAAAAATAATAAGGTGCAGTATTTACCTTCGTTAATTACTAATAGTATTGTAGGTTATACAAGAGAATGGAAAGACTTTAACGGCAATGATGAGTTATTGGGTTTAATTAAACAAGAAATATTTGAGGTCTATAAATACAAAATTAAAAAATAAATTTGCTCATATCAAAAATACTCATATCTTTGCATCACAATAAAACAGAATATATGTTAAGTAGTTTAATCAAAAGAAATGCAGGTTCAAATGAACCAAAGTCGTTAAGGGTTGGTAATAGTACTTTTCCCGAAAATCAACCTAGCTTAAATGAATCATTAAAGATTGGTAAAACTGTATTACCCAACAACCAACCTAGTTTAAATGAATGGTGTAAAGAATTTAAAGTCTCTAGTCGTGTTCCAAAATATTCGCAATTTTCACATCACGGTTAATATAACTGCATAACGGTTGAAGATTGGTGTAATGGTTAAGAAAACTGAAAGGGGTTACCGAAAGGTAACTCTTTTTAGTTTAATTAAACAGGTAAAAATAAATTTGTTTATATCAAATTAAGTCCTTAACTTTGCAGTAAATAAAACAGATTATGATAGAAACACTTTTAACTTTCTTTTTGATGGGTATGGTTTATATAAATGGGGTTAAGCCATTACAAGGCTTTAAGGATAAGCCTTTCAGCGAAAAAAGACGCATTGTCTTGTCATTAAGAGATATGGATTAAAAATAAATTTGGCTGAATCAAATTAAGTCCTTAACTTTGCAGTAAATAAAACATACAGAATATGGCTAAGAAACTTGTTAGACTTACAACCCATCAAATAATTGATGAAACGGTTGCGTTTTACGAAAAAAATATTCGAGCAAAACAAGACAATTGGTGCGAGTATCTAACTGATGATGGTAGAATGTGTGCCGTTGGTAGATGCTTAACCCCTAAGAGTTTGCAGATAGCCCAAACAGAATTTGGAGGTAAGGACTTTGGTAGCTTAAACTTGAATAGGATTAAGTTTAAGGCTCAATATACAGGTAAATGTGACGACTTTTGGTCATCACTACAAAGCCTACACGATAGCGAGAAATATTGGAATGGTAACCATTTAAGTTATATGGGTGAAATTAAGGTTAAAGCCTTAAAAGAACGATTTGCAAATATTTAATCAAAAATGCTTGTATATGAATAAAACAATTTGGATTGGTATATCAATTATTGTTTCAGTTGAATTAATTGGTATTCTTATGGGTTTAATTAAACTAATAAACTAATGAAAATTTTAATGTGTTTGGCACTAGTAGTGCTGTTAACAAGTTGTTCATTCAAGAACTTACACCGAGTACATAAGGGAGATAAGATATATCGCCCACCTTGTAATTGTGGTCCACACTTTGGTCCGTTTAATTAAACAGGTAAAAATAAATTTGGTTGATTGAAATTAATTCCTTAATTTTGTTGAAAATTACAGATTATGATTAAAGCAATTAAGATTGATGTTCAGAACAGAACAGTTACTGAGGTTGAAATTCAAAACAACTTGGAAGCCTATTATAAGGAGATAGGCTGCGATTTAGTTGAGTTTGTTAAGGTCGATGAGGTTAACGACCTTATGGTTGATGAAGAGGGTTTATTCACAAAGAATCCATTCTTTATAATGGAAGGCTTATATCAACCAATGAGAGGCAACGGCTTAATAGTTGGGGTTGATTTTGAAGAGGGTGAAACCATAAGCACAACCCTTACAGTAGATGAAGTAAAAGCAAGAGTACACTTTGTATAGACACTTTTGTACTTTTTTGATTTTTCGTTATATTTATTAATAAATAGATATAATGAAAAATCAAAAATTAACAAGTGAAGAACGCAAAGCAAAAAAAATTGAAGCTAATAAAGCTTATCGAGAAGCTAATAAAATTAAATTAACCGAAACAAATAAAGCAAAATACGAAGCTAATAAGGTTAAGATAGCTGAAAGAGCTAAAATTTATTATGAAGCTAATAAAGCTAAGATAATTGAAAAAAAACAATTATATATCCAACTTAATAAAGAAACTATTGCAGCTAAGAAAAAAGCTTATTATGAAGCTAATAAAGAAAAGTTAAATAAATTAACTAGAGATTGGGTTAAAAATAAATTAGCTACCGACCCTTTATATAAATTGAAAGCGAATATAAGAACTTTAGTCGGGAACTCTATTCGTAGAAACGGTTATAAAAAGTTAAGTAAAACCCATTTAATTTTAGGTTGCACATTTGAACAATTCAAAGAACATTTAGAGTCACAATTTGAGCCGTGGATGAATTGGAATAACCGTGGGTTATATAATGGTACTGAAAATTATGGTTGGGATATTGACCACATTATACCAGTATCTAGCGGCTTAACTGAACAAGAAGTGGTTCAATTAAACCATTATACCAACTTAAAACCTCTATGTAGTTATATAAACCGTGACGTTAAAATAAATAAGGTATAACATACACTTTTGTGTACACAAGGACGTTCGGTGCATTGAATACAAATAACCCCCAACCGATTTGATTGGGGGTTTATTTAAACCTATTAAGGTTCATTCATAAAGTCAGAAATGTTTAATGGTTCAATCAATTCCTCGCATTGAATGAACAAGTCAAAATCATCATAATCCAAAAGCATAGCTGTTTATTTAAACGTAAAAAAATAGGGGTGCGATTGCTCACACCCCAGAGTTATTATTTGATGGCTGCTTTCAATTCAGCCTTTAATCTCTTAGCATCTTCGCCCTTGAAGGTTGAAGCATTACCTAAGAAATAAATTACAATGCTTTCAGCTGTATCATAGCCATAAGCATCGTTTTTGTCTTGTAGGGTGCATAAAGCATCTAAATAAGGCTTTGCACCAAAGTAAACCTTTGCACCCCAAACACGCTTAATTTCACGTCCTATAACACATAAAGAACGAAAGTTAACTACTGCATTTTTTGTCTTTGTCATAAACTGTAATTTTATTAAGTGATTAAGAAATTTCAGCAAAGATAAGTAGTTTATTTAAACCAACAAATTTATTTTATCCCTTTTTATAAACCTATTAACATAACTACAATAAGGGCGTATATTTATACGATTTTTTAAAAAGTTTTTGTTTATGTTATTTTACACCCTTATCTTTGCAATGTTATTATAACAGGACGACATAAAAAATCGGGAGGTGTACTCCACTATGCGCTTTATTTTTATATAACCATACATACGTTGGAATTTACAATATTATTCTAATACCGCCAAATAAAGTTATCCCCAAAATGATTTTTAAAATGTGGATAACTTTATTGCAGTTTATTTAAACCATAACCTATCTTTGCTGAAATTTATTAACCGCTTCGAGAGAAGCACAATATTACAGATTATGAAATATGTTAATTTAAAAGGTCAAAAATTACAAAATGATGACGTGTTCCCAACAGTAGAAATTAAGTCATTTAGCGAGGCAATTAACCTCAAAACTAGGAAAGGTTATGATAATTTAGTTATCAGTAACGGCGAAGTAGTTAACGTTTGTAGTGATAGTTATGCACTACTTAAAAATGAAGACTTTTTTTTAAAGGTAGAAGAAAAGTTAATTGTTGACGCTGATGTAGAATACACTAAAAGGAGTATAAACCGAAATAACCGTTCTTTTGCGGTTGATTACATTTTAAATGACGATAGGTATGATATTGTAATTAATAGCGGCAAAAAGGACGTTATTAAACCAATGCTTCGCTTTGTTAACTCTTATGATGGTAGTGCCAAAACAAAGGGTTCTTTTGGGTATTTTAGACAAGTTTGCACTAATGGTTTACACATTGCTGAAACAATGTTAAACTTTGATGTTAAACATAGGGGTGCAATAGCTGAAATAGTTCTCCCTAAGATGGATAACCTAATTTCAAATTTTATGGAAAACGAATACTACACGTTAAAAAGTAAAGCTGAAACCCTTACAAATAGCAAAATTAGTGATGTAGCTAAATTTGTACAGGATATTTGTAAAAAAACCAATATCTTTAAATTTGAAAAAAGCGAAAAGAACCCCGAACCTTCAAAGTACGCTGAACAGGTAATAAACACAATTTTTAGTGAGGCAAATTACCTAAACGTTGTACCTAATTTGTGGCTGGGTTATAACTCATTTAATTCAATCCTTACCGATGGAACGTTTAGCAAAACATTCGAGAAAGAAACCGAATTTGATAACCTTATATTCAATAGGGTGCTTGAAATGGCAGGTTAAGTACTTAACCGCTTAAAAGTAAGGGTAACAGAAATGTTACCCTTTTTTTATGCCCTTAACTATCCATGTACACTAATGTGTACCATACGTGTGAAAATAGCCGTTTTTAGCCCATTTTGAGCCGTTTATTACCAAAATAAGGTAATCATATTAACAGCTTTATTTTAAGCCAAATTTGAGCCTTAAAATCAATTCTTTGATTACAATAAACCTATTTTTGCACAATAAAGCTATTAACTTTATTATAAGCCTATTAACTTTATTAACCACTTAACAAAACATAAAAAAATCTTATGTTAGTAAAATGTGGATAATTTTTAGATGTTAATAACTATGTGGATAAAATGTGGATAAGTACTTAGTAACATTTGTGGATAACTTATGTGGATAAAATGTGAATAACTTTTTTACTTATCCACATTTGTTAATAACGTATGCGGATAAAATGTGGATAACTTTTTTTGGTGGTATGAAAAAAAAGTTGTACCTTGCATCCGCATAGGCACATATATAAAAAAATAAAAGGCAGGTCGGAGTACACCTCCCGATGTCCTTTAGAACTATCGTCTTGTTATATTAACACTGCAAAGATATAGCAGCAAAATGACATGGACAAAAAAAGTTATCCACATAAGTAAAATAAAAATGTGGATAACTTTATCTTGTTTAATTAAACCAATATCAAAAATTTACCCTATCTTTGCAGTCTTATTAACCGCCGAAAGGCACTAAATTACAGATTATGAATACAGTTGAAACGGTACAAACTACTGAAATTGCAGTAAGCGAAGTAGCTGCAAAAGTGATTAACTTAGCTAAATTAGCTATCCAAAAATCGCCAACAGGTGTTAGTTTTGTTAGTATTAGGAATTATACTAATCAATACGGCGAAATTTCAAACCAAACAATTAATTTAGGCGAAAGCTATGAGAAAGCTAAATTAAGGGATATTGAAACGCTTGAAGGCTTGGACATTACCAATGCTGAATATGGCTTTAAAAGTAGTGTTTTAATGCTTGAAAAAGCAAGGGTTGAATTAATTGAGGCTTTTATTAAGCCAAACGAAACCCGCTCAAAAGGGCAAACAGAAGCCTATACAAACATCTGTAAAGGTATAAGAGTGCATAACCAAACGGGATTGCTTTATTTATACGGCTATCGTATAAATAAGAGTGTTTTGCAAAGTGGTACATACCCAACTAAAAATAGTAAGGAATTAACCATAGCGAAGGATGAATTAAGAAAGCTATTAAAGACAAATAAATTTGTAAACTTCTCTTTACAGGTCGGCAATGAATTAAGAATGGCTGGGGATACTTTAGAATTGTAGTAAAAAAATAAGGTGGGTTAAATAGTGCTATGTCTATTGATAACAATAGAGATTTTTAGACTTAAATGGGCTGCAATACAATTTTGCAGCCCACTTTTTTAATAACTAAATTTTATAGTATGAGAAATTTTAAAGTAGTTGATGGGGATGTTGATTTTGAAGTAGTCGAAAGGGTAATCAAAGGTCGTTTTACCAAAAAAAGGTTTAAGACGATACATAGAGCCGCAAGGGAAAGATTAGGCGGCAAAGTGCCTTATTGTGGCTGCGTTTATGATTGTTGCGGCTGTTTAAGCAGCAAAGGCGTATCTTTCGACTTTCGTAATGGCGCACTTGTTATTCAAGCATCAAGATATTACAACTACTAAACTTAAAGGGCTGCATCCTTGCAGCCCACTTTTTTAACCACTTAAATAAAAAAAATGAAAAAAATACTTCTTGCCTTATTGCTTATTGGATTTCTATCTAGTTGCAGTTATAGTGAGTACCAATGTGCTGCCCACTACAAAGTAACCGACTATTATAGTGGTCGGATTACTCCGAGATGGAAACTAGCCCACTAAAAATACCCTAAAAAACAGCTAAAAAGCCCAAAATTGGGCTTTTTTTATGCCCGTAAGGTAATCGTATCAAAAACAACCAAACAGGCTAAAACAGGCTTAAAATGGCTATTTTAAGCTATATGACTATACGGCAGTCCCCCCTCCCGTCAAGGTGACAGTACCCCCTACCCGTAACCCCCCTCCCGTATGACAGATTGGCATAGCCATATGGGGGTGGCGATACTGTGTTCAAAATTTTTTTTTCATTTTCGGGGTCAAATAATAACTAATCTGAAATTTTTGGTTTTTAATAAAATGAAAGTCATTTTAAAAAATTTTATTTTTTAAAATTTTTGAGGTCCATATGTTCATATATTGATTTTATTAAATCAATAAAATCTAAATATGGTAAGTCATTTTTTAATAAGTTAATTTTTGTTCTAACTAAAACAACGTTATCTTTTGTATACCCAGCATTTGAATTAATTCTATCAATTGAGAATGCCTTATCATTGATTCTATAATCGGACAAATCATCTTCAGTTAAAGTATCCAATAATTCTTTACCAGTATATTTACATTTACAGTTTTGTTGTTCATATAATTCTTTAATAAAATCTGTTGTTAAGTCAAAGGCTATACCTTTTTTTATTGCTCGTGCACGTGCTGCGGCAACTCTAATTTTAATTAAGTTATTCATTCGCCATTTTAATGCCTTTTCTTCTCTTAATTTTCGTTCATCTTCTGGTAAAGAATTATAAATTTCTTTTTTTTCTAATGAAATACATTTTTTTGTTATGAAGAAATTCTCTTAGTTCATTATCTTGTAATGAATTTATCTTATAGTAGAATTTTTTTTCTGGGTCAACGTTAGGGTATGTTATGTATCTTAATACGTTATATATAGCATCTTTTGTGACGTTATATTGCTCAGCGAGTTCTTTAGTTGATATGTTAGTATCATTGAATTTTTCTCTGATATCCTTAACGTTATCTTCATTTAATTTTTGGGCCCAACTTCTTGGTCTGAGTCCAGTTTGTATTGCGTGTGCGATATTTTCTTGTCTGGTCATCCATTCAAGGTTCTTAAAGTAGTTATTGGTTTTTACACCATCGATATGGTTTACGGTTGTTTTACCTTCTACGTTTTCGATGAATAGGGTTGCGACTATTCTATGAACTTTAATGTTTTTGTATCTACAAAACTTATCGCTATAAAGATTGGGTCTTACATAACCATCATCGTTAAGGATTTTCTTAAGTTCTTTTTTAGTCTTAGCGTTTCTAAGATTACCCAAATTAGAGAATTCATACTTTGTTAAGTCTGGGTGTTTTTTCCAAATTTCTTCTTCCATAGTCTTTTTTTTATATAAGTATTAGTTTTCTTCGTCTTCCAATTCAAAATTTTCTGCTCCAAAGTCCTTTATTCTTTCGTTAACAAGGTCTTGGTTATCTCTGAACTCGACTTCATCGAAGAATTGGTCAGGGTTATTCTGAAATAATTCAGCTTGTTCATCGGTGATTTCTGCGCTATAGTAAGCGGTTGTTGTGAAGCTTTCTGTCCACGTTAATTTTCTTGCCATAAGTTTTTTTTTTGCAAATATACTTAATAATTTTTATTTTTGCAAATTTCGGAATAAATTTTTTTGGGGGGTCATTTTTTAAAAATTTTTTTGGAAAATTTTTGATTAAAATTATTGGGGGTCTAAGAATAAATTTGTTAGTAATTAAAATTTCCTGTATCTTTGCAAAAAGTTTTTAGGTATGCGAGCAATTCTTGCGATGAACAATTTGGGGTTTATTGGGCTTAATGATGCTTTGCCATGGAGATGCAAAGAAGACTTTAAGCATTTCAAAGCGTTAACGCTTAACTGTCGTCTTTTGGTTGGTTATAGAACGTTTCAAACGCTTCCACCGTTAAAGGATAGGCTTATTGTGTTAGACGATAGTAATTTTTATGAGGGTGATGATATTGATTGGTGTATTGGTGGCAGGGCTACGTATGAGAAGTATGCGAGTCGGTTTACAGAGTTACATATATCACACATAGATGACAATACGTTAGGAGATACGTTGTTTCCCAATCTTAAGGATTTAAATTCAGAGTGTAAAATTTTTAATTATTATTTCAAGCCATAAGTATGCAGTACAAGTTAATTTTAGAGAGAAAATCGGATAAGTTAGATAAATTAATAGAAGTTTACAAGAAGGACCCTAAAAAGGCTAGGGTTTTATTTTTGAATCAGGGTAAGGGTTCATATTATATAGAAAGGCTTGTTTTATTTGAGGATGGTGAGGACTTTGAGATTTGCACGTTTAGGAAGAGTTTTGGTATAAGTATTACGAATCGTATGTATAGTTCTGAGAAGAAGCTTAAGTCGATAAAGTATAAGGATGGTAAATTTTGGTTCATTAATAATATGCTTTCGCAAAAAAATTTTTTTGTTCAGTTAACATATAATTGTGTGAAGTTATTTTTTAATGATTGGGGTTGGAATGAGGCTTATTTATACTTGTTAAATAAGTTTACTTGGATTAGGTTTATAGGTGAGAATTCCAGTTTATTTGGCACTGCGTTTAATACTTTTACGAAGAATAAGTTATATAATTTGAATGATGCTTTAAGGCATGTTTATGGTGCACCGTTGCCAGTTGTAAAGTTATATCTTTCAAATACTTTAAGTATTGATAACAATCACAGTTATGAAAATCTCATAATTCGTTTTAAGAAATTTAAGCAGCGATTAATTAATATTGAGAATTTGCGTTTGGAGATGCTTGAGCATCCATTTTTTGTTGATACGTTAAGGCTTGGTAATATGCTTAACAAGAAAGTGAATTGTTCTTGGAGCCTTAATCGTCTTGTTGCTGAGCATGACAAGTGGTCAATTGAGGTTTCGGATATTCTTGCTGAGTTTGAGGAATTAAAGTACTTAAATATTTCTAAGGTTTACTTAGACTTCGCTGAGTTTTCAAATTTAAATCCATTAAAGACGAATCAAGACTTAATACGTGAGGGTGCGGTTCAGCATCATTGTGTTGGTAGTTATTCAAGCAGTGTTGATGATGGTCGTTGTTGCATATATCATGTTGATGGTTTCACGCTTGAGTTAAGGTTTGAAAAGCGGTGGGTTGATGGTGCGTACACTGATACTGAGCAACTTTATATTGTTCAGTTTAGGGGTCTTAGAAACATCGATGCGCCAACGGAACTTAGGTTAAGAGTTCAAGCGCAAATAGATGAGTTTAATAAGGACTTAAAGGACTATGAGCCACGTAATAAATTAAGTTATACTGAAGACTTATTTGGTGTTCAGATTGAATGGTAAATTAGCGTTTGTTTTTTTGTGCAAGGAATTTAGCATATCTTTCAGCTTTAGCTTTATCAGCTTCAATTTCTTCAGGTGTCTTAGTTATTGACAATTCTGGTTTTCTTTTTTCTGGGTTAGCTCTTCTGTACTGACTTGCAAGCAATTCAGCGGCTTTTCTAACGTCAAGGTTTTTAAAGTCTTCATCAGAAAGCATTTCTAAATTGGCTTTTTTCCAATTGACCCAGAAGGCTGATTTAGCTAACGGGAAATTAAGCAATTCTTCGGCATCAAATCTTATCTTAGAGATTTTATGTTCTCTATCCATTTTTGTATTGGATATTTCCTGACCCTTTTTATCGGTGGTATAGGATTTGGATGGCTTAAGAAAGTTTGTTATTTCTTCATGATTAAGTGTTCTAACTTTGATAGCGGCATCGATTGCTGGGGTTTCGAATACTGAATAAACCTTTGTTTCGTTTTGAAATTTACCAGCTACACCAGCCTTAAGGTCAAAGTACTTGATTCTATCATCGAAGATTTTATTATAACCAGAATCTGTTGCGGCATCTAAGTCTGGTTGTTCTAGGTTAGGGTTGGTTCTAATATTAGAAACAATTATTTTTCCACTCTTATAGAGTTTTACTTGGAATCCACCGTCACCCATTGATGGTATATCAAAGTATCTTGACCAATCCATTGGTTTACCGTTAATGTCTATGCTGTTAAGCATATTTTCAGGTATACGGCCAATGTGTAATTTGCCTTGAAATTCTGCTTCAAATGTTGTTTGTCTTTTTTTTAGGGCTCTAGTGAAAGCGTTAGCGGCTTGTCTAGCTTGGATTATATCTATTGTTACTTCTCTAAATTTTGAATCGGATATAACATCTTTATTAGATACACCAGCTTTAGCTGCCGCTCTAAATTCAGGTTTTTCGTTATAAGGTATGATTTTATCATCTTTATTAACGCCGTACATTGATTCTTTTATTGAGATTTCGTTATCGTAAGATTTGTTCTTATAGCTATCTAACAATTCCATAAAATCGGTTCTTCTTAGGACTTTAAATACAAGATTCTCAGTTGAGTATTCGCCACCTTTTTCCAATCCAGACTTGCGCATATTCTTTATGAGTTCTTTAATTTTATCAATTTTTTTTATTGTTTTTTTAAAGTCCTTTTTTTCGTAGTCTTTTTTTATGTCTTTGATTTTATCGAAGATTTTTTGAACTTTTCTTTTGATAAGAGATTTATCTATTTTTAGTTTAGTTTTATCTGGTTCAACAATCCACTTATTGGATTTAACGGAATAAATAGCTGATGCGTAGAGTTTTTCTTTTACGTCTTGTATGTAGATTTCTACTGGAAATCCATCTATTTTAACATTATGCTTAGAGTTCCAAAGGTTCTTTTCGGCATCGAAGTGTTTTTTAATAAAGTCTTTATCGTCTTTAAAGTCTTTAAAATCCATTACGATGTGTAAGTCAATATCTGAGAACTTGGACCAATTATAATTTGCGAGGCTACCAACAAAAAGTATGTCTTTCATTTTTACGTTAGGTGGTACATCAAGTGAATCAAAGAAATCCTTAGCTAATTTTGTTAGTGCTATTCTTATTTTAGGTATGAGTTTATTATCCTTAAAAATTTGTGGATTTAATTCATTTTTAATCTTAAGCGATTGCAGAACATCATTCGGGATTTTAAGTTCCGTATTAAGGCTATTAATAGCCTTTTCGTTCATTTTATCTAATTCATTTAACTTGAAAATTGGTCTAGTTATAGCATCAGTATTTTCAAGTATGTATGGCTTTGTTAAGAATTTCATTTAATTAAATTTATTATAAATATTTGATTTATTTGAATAAAGTCGGTATATTTGCTGAAAATATGTATTTTATGGGTTTAGCAGGATTATTATTATCGTTAAGTGGTTTTTTTGGTTTTTTTGTATCGTTGAAGTTTATTTTGATAAATCACTTTAGGATACCTAAAAGTATAGCTAAGTTGCTTTATAAGCAAATCAGCAATTCTAATTTTAAATTTGTTATGGAAGAGGAGTTGGTGTTTGACAAAAAGGACCCAAGCATTTACAAATCTTTAGTTAAGTTAGATGGTGTATATGTGTTATTTGATAGGTCTGAGAGGCTATTTACAGCTGGTTGGCAATCTAAAGAAGGTCTTACCGATATATACTTTTTTAGGTGGAATACTCAAAGGGTTAGGCATATTTTAGATGCTATTAGTAAGATAAAAAAAGAAGTAAGTGTTTATGCTATGTCACCGTATGGTAATTCGCATATTGGCACTGTTGATTGTAAGGAATTTAGTATTGTCTTGGATAAGGAAATATATGAGGATATTGAAAACGATGTTTCTAGGGTAATAAAAGGTGAGTTATCTAAGACGAGTGCTTTATTGTATGGGCCGCCAGGTAACGGCAAATCACGTTTCATTCGTTACATATCACAAAAGTACGAGTTACCAATATATACGTTTTATTTTAATCCAGACTATACTAATTTGGATATACTTGAAGCATTTGCTATGATACCAAAGCATTCGATAGTTTTATTTGAGGATTTTGATAATTACTTTGATGATAGGACATGTCTTATTAAAAGTGAGAATGTTAAGTTTACGTTTGATGTGCTTTTGAATTGCTTGGATGGTGTTTATAATGATTATAAGAAGACTATTTTCTTTATGACAGTGAATGACTTGGGTAAGGTTTCTGATGCGCTTAAAAAGCGTCCTAGCAGGTTTAAATACGTAAGAGAATTTAAGAATCCAAGTACCGAATTAAAGTTGGAATTATTAGGCAATGAGGAATTAGCTGAGGGACTTGTTGATATTAGTCTTGACCAGACTTTCAAGATTAAGGATTTTATTTCGATGAAGGGGTTGATAACGCTTAATGATGCAAAGGAATTAATAAATTAAATATGGCAACAGTATTAGATAAGGATTTGGTTAGGGAATCAACGGTTAAGGTTGATGGTCGTGAGATTTTAGTTTCTCTTACAGAGAATCAATCGATTTCAATGAAGTTAAAGGGTTTAAAGTCTGGTGATGTGAGTATCAGTATTAATGACTTATATCATCAATTAGCTGGTACAGTTAAAGTTGATGTAAAGCCTGAGGTTAAAAAGGTTAAAAAAGCAAGCAATTCAGATATAAATCCGAATATAAGTTTGCTTGAGTTAAGGACACATGCTTTAGTTACTAAGATGGATTTAAAGACCAAGGTTGAGTTAGAGGGTGTTATATGTGAATTAATTAAACAGCAAATAAAAATTTTTGAAGATGAGTGATACACAGAGTAGGTTAGAAGTTATTTTAGATAATACCATAGGTATTTTGTTAGTGATATTTGGTTCAGCCCTTATATTAGCATTTTTTGTAATGTGGACATGGAATTATGTTATTCCTAGTGTTTTTAATTTGCCTAAGATAGGTTATTGGCAAGCGTTTACGTTATATGTTTTATCTGGGTTATTAATAAAGACAATAACGATTACGAGGTAATTACTTTTTACGTTTTTTTCTTTTCTTTTTAAATTTTGGCTTAACGTATTTTCGTTGAACATTTTCTTTTATGGTTAGGCCGTAGGGTGGTTTTTTAAGTATTGATAAATCCAGCGACCATTGATACTTTGAGCGTTCTTTATAGAGTTCAAATGATTCTGCAACGTGTTGAACGACTTGTTTATGGTCCCAATTATTAACGGTTTCGAGTTGTTTAAAGACTTCTGGTTGTTTACCCATTGCGTTAGCTCTACCTATGTGTTTAACGAGGTGACAAATCACACAAAGTGAAGTTAATTTAGTTAATTTTTGTGTAAAATTAACTGTATCATATGCCCAAACTTCATGACATTCAACATTATGCTTGTAACCTTGTTCCAACCCAGTTTTACCACATATCTCACACTTGTTATTTGCTAAATTATAGGTTAATTTTCTAATCCTATCCCAATCTTTTTTTGAAACCATTGTCCTAACAGATGAAAACCAACAACTCTTAGGTATTAATTCAACAATTAATTTCGGTATATATTTACACATCTTTTACTATAAATATAAAATATTAAAACAAATAAAAAAATATTTTTTACATTATGCTACAAAAAACTAAACTTTTACATATTTCGAGATATTTATAATAAAGAAATATTATGATTAGAAAATGTAGAAATTGTTCAGAAGATAAAAATATTAGTGAATTTCATAAACATAACGGAAACTATAGATTAGACTGTAAAATTTGTTATAGAGAAAAGGAGCGAGGTAGAAGGGTTAATCGTTTATTAAAAATCGATAAAGACCACGCTACTAGAGTTATAGCACACCAAGAAAATATTAAAAATAGAGGTGAATGCCCAGTGGATAGTTCTTGGTGTTATAAATGTAATCAGTATAAACTAAAAAAAGATTTTTCACCACATAATTATAAAAATAATGGTTGTTGTAGAGAATGTTCTACTAATAATGACATACAACGGAATCGAATATTAAAAATAAGAGCGATTGATTATTTAGGCGGTAAATGTAAAAGATGCGGATTCACTGGACACTATTCGGCATACGACTTTCACCATATAAATTATTTAGAAAAAGAATTTGATTGGGGTGTAGCTAGGAAAAAATCATTTTATAAAATAATATCAGAATTAGATAAATGTAACCTTTTATGTCGAAATTGTCATCAAATTATACACACTAAATTAAATAATGATGGTTCATTAAACCATGAATATATACCAACAAATATATAGAGGGCAAAGGCTTATAAGTCCTAGGAGTTTTTGTGTTAGTGTTTTATCGTCATATTTCCAAATTTCGTGACATTCAAGCTTGTGTTTAAAGCCTTTTTCCAACCCAGTTTTTCCGCATATTTCGCAAACGTTTTTTGCTTTTTCGTAGGATTGGAATCTTAGTTTATCCCATTCTTTTTGTGTTAGTGTTGAGCGAACCGATGACCACCAACACGTTTTTGGGACGAGTTCTATTTCTAATTTTGGTTTTTCTTTTGCCATTTATGGATAATTACTTTATGTTTTATTGAGTCTCTAACGATAAAGTCATTACGAAACATGTATTTATTTAGTAGGACACCTATTGTATTGCTATTAGCGTCACCACTTTGTTCAGCTATTTTATGTTCACACTTATTTAGTATTTCTTTAAGTTTATCTGTTTTTATGTACCATATTTCATTCAATTGTTTGAAGTATGTTACGAACCATTTGGCTTTAGTTACTAGTATACCAGATTCTTTACCTCGACAATTTGTTTCTATGAACATGTTACCAGTATCATCATATATATCTGTTTTGCATTCATAGCTTATTTTTTCGTTATTGAATATTACGATGATGTCGTGTGTATTATCCTTATTATTTGAGTCATAGATAGCACCCATTGAGATTAGGTCTTCGATTACGACATTTTCGCCAGCTTCACCTATTATTAGGTCTTTATTAAAATTATAATTTGCCATGGTGTAAATATACTAATTAATTTTTAATTTGTCAAATTAATTTAAATTTCGTATATTTGCAAAAAAAGAAATGGAAGAAGCATTTAAGCATTTTTTTGGTTTATGTGGTGAGGGTCATCCAAGTTTTTTATATGCTTGTGGTCTTACACCATTTTTGATATGGTTTAGGGATACGATTAAGTTGTATTATAATTTGATTATTTCAAATTTAGGAAAGTTTTTAAGACGTTTTCTGTGATATTTTTATCTTCATTGAATATTAGTTCAAGGTTATTAAAGAGTTTTGAGTAAAGGAATTTTATATGTGCCTTATTGCTTAGTTGAAACTTATCGCCGTTTTCGGTTATTATTGTTCTTTTAAAGTGTTTTTTATCCTTAATTCTATGAACTGGATAGTTCATTTTTAGGTATTTAAGCATTAAATTTTGCATTGTTTGCATCTTATTTATAAATATGTTAAAGTTTGACAATTACGTTTTTTACGCTTTATGTGATTATTCTTATATTTTGTATAGGGACACACATTATCGTAGATATCGTTCATTTTGTTGTGGTTTTAGGTCAACAATTCAATTAGATAATTTTAGTAATGTTGATTGGGAGCGTTTATTTGCGATGTGTGGTTATTTGATGTTATTATTTGGGTTTAACGTAGAGGAAAGCATGGGTTATATTAAAAGATACTTTTTAGAGGATAAGTTTATTATTTTTGAATTACCGACAAGAAATATTAGAGAATATTTCCCAACTAGTTTTAATTAATATTTATTTTAAATAATTATTTAGTATATTAAAAAGAAAAAATTATGGCGTTACAAATTACTGATGGAAACCTGAATGAGGTTTTAAGTACAAATGAATTAGTTATGGTAGATTTTTTTGCTGATTGGTGTGGTCCTTGTAAGATACTAGGCCCAGTAGTTGACGAATTATCTAATGAGATTACAGATGTTGCGATTGGAAAGTTGAATGTATCTGATAATCCAGAAAAATCTGCTGAATATGGGGTTACCAGTATTCCATGTTTAATTTTCTTCAAGAATGGCAAAGAAGTTGATAGGGTTAGGGGTGTCTTACCCAAATCAGCTTTAAGGAGCAAAATTGATGGATTAAAAAATTAAATTAAGGAGCTGGAAACGGCTCCTTTTTTATTTTTAAGGATATTTATGGTATATGGGTACTAAATTAATAATAACTGAAAGACAGCTTGAAATTTTAAAGAATCATTTAAATGAATATTCTCACCATGAGTCTTTGGTGGAAAAGATTGTAAGCGATTTGAATACAAATTATGAACCAATGATTGGCATTATGCGTGAGGATGGTGAGTATCATGAGAATCCGATGATTAAAATCAAGGTTGACGATAGTGAAATTGGGGTTGCTGATTTATATGAATATATGAAAAAGAAATACAAGCTTGGTGAAGAATTTATTAAGCAAGTAATAAAAGATTGGATGTTTGGTACTGTGAAGGATGGTAACAAACTATCTAAGAATGTTGCCATAAATTAATTTGATATGGACATCAAGGTGAAAATTAGGCAAGCGTTACGTGAACAGTACGGTGAGTTTAATACGCATCTGGAGCATATCTATGAAGAAAAGGTTACTGATATTTTAGCTACTGGTAACAAAAAGAAAAAAGAAGCTTGGAGTACATATAATCAAGTAGTTTTAGAGTTAAAGCATTCGATTAAAGATACATTAAAGGTCAAAAAGTTACAATATGAATTAACTGATGATTTTAACCCAAATGAGGTTTGTATTGAGATTATAAGGGAGGTCGATAAGCCATCACCAGAGTTAGAAAGGCTCTATATTAAGATAATGAATTTTATTTAAAATTAATGACCAAAGAGCATTCTCAAGATATTTATGAATAGATAACATTTATTAAAATCTTGGCTATGCAATTTTCTGATTTTATAGTAAAAAATAGTTATGGTAAAAATACGTTACTTGATAAAGAATACAAAAAATTAATCAATAATGTTATTGTTAATAGTTCTGAAGAGGAAGAGATAAGGTGGGAGACTTATAATTTAATCATCAAAGAGATGATAAAAATAAACGATTGTGAGTACTTTGAGGAGATAAAATATAGGTTTACGGATGGTGAGAATCCAAATAAAGTTTTAATTGATATTATATCAAGGTACAAGCCAGAAAATCTTAATCACTTAATTTTATATTTGATGGGTAGGGTTGAAGAGTATTTGGAAGAGGATTTCTTAAAAAGATTTTATTTATAATTGGATTAATTGAAAATATTTAGTATATTTGCATTATGGTTGAAACTAAGTCAATAGATAGGTTAGAGTTTTTAGCTCAGAAATTTGATGTATTTGAAACTGATAAAGAAAGTTTGGATGCTAAGATATCTGGGTTAAAGAGTAATGGGTATTTTATAATACCGTTGACACATGATGAAAAAGTGTTAGCTTTGATTTATACTAAGGAGATTAATGATAATATAAAAAAATACGTTAGTGTTTCTTTAGAGGTATTTTCAGAGATTATTTCTGCGGACCCAAGTGTTAATAAATCATTTGTTCAATGGATGTTAAATATCTTTACAAAATTTTTATTAAATGGTAAGTATGATAATGCTACTAGATTTGTGATTGAGGATTTACCGTTGGCCAATGAATACATTAAGATATTTGAGGGTAACAAGCGTAAGAATAAATTTAAGGAATTTTGCGCCGCATCTTATTTAAATAAGCATGTTCAAGACCCAACTGATATTAATCAATATAAATCATTATCACAGTTATTTGATGCTGTTGACCCATTCATTAAAAAGAATCCAAGTGAGATGGAATCTTTATTAATGAGGTTTGTTAATATGAATCAAGCTATAATTGCGACTAAAGATAGAAAGTTTACGCTTTTTATTCCATTAAGTCTTGAGGCCTGTGTTGCTTTTAATGGTTATGCTAACTGGTGTACTACGAGACCTGGTAACGGTATGTTTAAAAGTTATACATCAAATAAGCGACCAGATGGTAAAGATTCAAAATTGTATATAATAATTAACAATAAGTTCTTTAATAATGAATCAAATGAATTATATCAGATTCACTTTGAAACTAATCAGATAAAAGATAGAACTAACAGTTCAAATGTTGATATTTTTGAATCGGTTATAAGTCAAAGTGAATCATTATCGAATTACTTTTATGATGAATTGATGGGGATGGCTAAGTTAGTTAAAAATGGCTTAGAAAATAACAAGTACTTAGATTATTTGATTAAGTTTGGTTTTTGTGAAAGTCTTTTTGAGTTTATAGATGGTAATTCTCCAGTGATTAAATTCTTGGGCAATAGTGGAAAAATGGAGATACCTAGATTACCAGATATGAGCAAATTTACCTCATTAGACCAACTTATGCTTATTGAGGTAAAATTAAGTGAATTACATCCTTCAATTGGCAAATTAGAGTCATTAGAGATGTTGATATTGACTAATAATAGATTAAAGTCGTTACCAAGTGAGATTGGTAATTTAAAGAATTTAACATTTTTAAATATTACTGGTAATAAAATTGAATACATACCAGAGGAGATAAAGTATCTTGATAAAAGCAACGGTGGCCAATTACTACGTATTGCGATGAAAAAAGATGAAATAGGTGAAGAGAATTATAAGAAGTTAAAAAGGTTGTTACCAACAACTTTATTATCATAACATAATGGGTCTTCAGAAATGAGGACCCTTTTTTATTTAAAACAAAATTTATGAAATGGAAAAGAGCAGGTAAAGAAATTACCGTACCGTTAGCCGACTATTTAGAAAATTTAATAAAAGAAGAAAAAGCATTAAATCATGATTTAATGGTTTCTGTTGGTACGGATTCACAAAGAGATGGTAAATCATACAAATTTGCAACTGTTATTCTTATAACTGTTAAAGAAGATTTGGGTGGTGGGGTTATTGTTGGTAGAGGTGGTAAAATAATTGCTTCAACATATAATATAAAAACACATCAAAAGAGTAAAGAAGGTGTTAATGAAAGAATGCTTACTGAAGTTGGTAAATCAATTGAGATAGCTTACGAAATAAACCCACTTTTAGAAAAATATGGTATAAAAATGGAAATTCACGCAGATATTAATCCAGACCCAAAATGGGAATCCAATAAGGCGTTAAGCAATGCTATTGGTTGGATTTTAGGTATGGGTTATGATTTTAAGGTAAAGCCAAATGCATTCGCCGCATCATACGTGGGGGACCGTTACGCTCATTAATTTTTTTTTATTATTTTTATAACTTTTATGAAATTATACATATTTATATAGTAAGATAAAAGTATTTTTAAAAATATAAAAAACATGTCAAACACAAAAAAAACAGTTAGAATCTCAGAAAACGATTTGGTTAATTTAATCGATAACATTGTTGCAGAAGCGGTTAATGTTAAAAAGAAAGAATGGATTGCAGAACAAACTAAAAAGGGTGATAAAACAGCTATCTTAGAATCTAAATTAGCAGCGTTAGAAGCCAAAATTAACGGTTTGACAAAAAGAAAGTAATCTAATTTAATTTAAAAATATAAGCTAGGAGGTGTAATAATATGCCTCCTAGCTTTTTATTTCTATACTTTACCTTTTTCCATGTGTATTTAATTATAAATATCTATATAAAAATGAAAAGTCGTTTTTATCGGTATATTTCAGGATATTTTTCTCCAAACTTACGAATTATTTCACCAGCCTTATAGTTTGCTTCATTTTCAATTGGTGAACCAGCTTTATTGTTAGCATCATGGTGTGATTGGTCAAGTCTACCTTCTATGTCTTGTTTCATGTGAGTTAATTCATGTGCTATGGACCTCATAATATCAACAACCGCTCTTTCTTTTGCGTAAACATGAACTTTCTTTTCACCGTAAGCGGCAGTTGTAACAAGTCCTTCACGACCATATTGCAACGTAACTTTTGTATGTGGAATTTCTAGGAAGTCACAAGCAAAATCAATAAACTCATTCATCATAGCAACTTGGTCTTTTGAATGTCTATTGAAAAGGCCTTCTCTTAATAATTGTTTTATTTCTGGTTTCATATTTTCATTTAATTTTGGATACCTAATCATTGATTGTGTGAATTGATAGCTCTTATGGTGTCCTTTGTTATGCTTAAATCCGAATCGTTTATAGAATTGGATAAGTCGATTTTTGGAACCACCAAAATCGCTGGCTGGTGTTAAAGCGATTATTTGCTTGTTAGCATCAGCGTATTTAACAAGGTCTTCGAGTATTTTAGTACCAATTCCAGAATTTCTGGAGTCTTTTTTTATCACAATTCTGGTTAGAATTAGACTGCTAGTATTTTCATAAATGTCCAGACCGTCTAAGTATTCACCGTACTTGTTTATTAAAATATCCTCAATCATTATAATAAATATTTAATAGAAATAAAAAACCCCACATTTAGTGGGGTTCTTTATTATTTTTTTGATTTTGTTTTATCAGATTTGATAGCGATTTCATTCTTATCACTATCAAAGGATATTTTAATTATTTCACCTTCCTTAACGTTACCGCTTAGTATTTCATCGGCAACTTGGTCTTCAACATAGCGTTGAATAGTTCTTGCTAGTGGTCTAGCACCGTAGTTTTCATCGTAGCCTTCTTTAGCTAAGAACTCAACAGCTTCTTTTTCAATCTCAAGTTTATAACCAACTTCTTCAAGTCTTTTTTGAACTTCAGCAACTTCATTATAAATGATTTTGTTGATATCCTCTGGCTTAAGACTATTAAACACGATTGATTCGTCAATACGGTTTAAGAATTCTGGTTTAAATTTCTTCTTTAGAGCTTTTTCAATGATGCTACGATTTCTAGCATCTTCACCAGCGATGGTTGTTGCGGTTTCGAATCCGATTGTTTTTCCAAAGGTATTTAATTCCTTAACACCAACATTAGATGTTAATATAATTAAAGCGTTTTTGAAATTAACTTTACGGCCAAGACCATCTGTTAATTGTCCTTCATCAAATAGTTGAAGCATAATGTTAAATACGTCATCATGCGCTTTTTCGATTTCATCGAATAGAATTACACAGTGTGGTTTACGTCTAACTTTTTCAGTTAGTTGACCACCTTGGTCGTAACCAACATAACCTGGTGGTGGACCAATTAATCGTGATACTGAGTGTTTCTCCATGTATTCACTCATATCAACCTTTATAAGTGCTTCAACGTCACCATAAACGTGCTCAGCGAGTAGTTTAGCTAAATACGTGTTATGGCTTAAGATACCATTAGTGTAATATCTTCGATTAGAACCTTCTTTTAATTCAAGGTCATACATAACCTCCTCATAACCTAAATTAATAACCTCAATAACTTTCGATTCAATTAATTTACCATCATTATCTGATACCATTACAAATGACCCAATTTTTAAGTCTTTAACAAATACTTCAGTTAACCCAATTGGTTCAAATGTGGTTTCATTATATTCAGTAACAAATATAATATGATTATCAGCACATTTTAGTTCTTTACCATCAGATAATTTAAGTTGATATACTTCGTAAGGTATTGTTTCATGTAATGCTTCTATATCAACAAATCCATCGTCAGTTAAGACTTCGTACTCGCTAATTTTGGTTGTTTTGGTAATCTTTTTTAAAGATTCTAATTCATGTTTATCAAATAATAAAATATTATCTGACCCATCAACTCTTTTTTTAATTTCTTCTATTCTACCCATTTTATTTTATTTTTAAATTAAGATTCGTAAATTGGCATATATCTTTTCTAAAAGTCGTTTTATGTAATGCTAAAGAATAACTTTTAATTACATAAATTAAATCATTTATATTATATATACTTTTTCCATTTTTTATAAATTTATTCTATTGATTAATTGAATATATGAGTTAATACTTAATTTTTTAGATAGATATTTTTTTATTATTTCTGGATTATTGTATTTTTTTGGATTATCCAAAAACTCAAAAAGAATTTCTAGAAATAAATCTTTTTCAATATCACTTTCACTACAACAACTCATAAAATCACCAAATGATGGGATAAAAGTATTAATATCAGTCATTATTATTATTTATATGTTTTAGTATTTCTTTAATAACATCTACCCATTGATTGGTTTGAGTTATATGTTTAATTTTGTTTTCTGAAAAAGAAGATACTTGTCTAAGACCTTCTTTATCTGTAATAATAATCTCCATTTTATTTTCCATATTATTTTTTTTTACAAATATACTACTTTTTATTAAGGAAAGCAATACATTTATTTATTATTTCTTGTTTATTTCCCCATCGATATTCTGAATCCCAAATTACTAACACTTTATAACCTTCTTCAAGTGCAACATCTAATTTTCGTTTATCTTTATCCCACATTTCTTGTGCTGTAATGGTTTTTCTAAACGGATGTGGATAATCATCAGCTTTATATTTATTTGGATTTCCATGAAACATATCACCATGAAATTCAATTATCCGTTTATTTTTAATATCGGTAAAATCATATAACCAAACACCACCTTCTTTTTTAGTTAATTTAAACTCACTATTATGTGTTGCGAAATGAACTTTATCCCTATCACTAATATCATATGTTTCTAAAATTTTATAGAACAAATCTTGAGATATTTTAGAATATCCAATAACTATATTACCATTGGTTAATAACGATTTTAACCATTTATTTTGTCTTTCAGTAAAACGTTTTTTACCTTCTTCTTCACCATACTTTGCAATGCATTTTTCAAGACTAAAAGTTGACTGATGTTCTGATACATTTTGTTTTGCATCTTCTTTTGAATAACCTTTATTAACCCAATATTCTATATTGGATGGTATTAATCTAGTTTCAAAATCAACTTGTTTCGCAGCTTCAGTTTGGTTTTTACTAATTATATCTTTCGCCTCGTTTTCAGAATATCCTTTATTAACCCAGAAATCAGAATTTGTTGGTGTTAAACAAATACGTTTTATATCTTCATCAGAGTAACCTTTTTCTTTTAACATTTTTTTAGATTTACCATGATAAGTTTTAACACATTTAGATGATTTTTGTTGTTGTTTAGAAATTTCATTAATAGCTTCTTCTTTAGTGTAACCTTTATTAACCCAATATTCCTCACATAAACGATTCCTTTGTTTTAATTCTTCATTACGTTTATCCAATTCAACCAAAGCGTCTTTATCATTCCAACCACGTTCAATCCAATATCCTAATTCTCCCCATTTTTTAGTTTTAAAACCATAATTTTTAACCAACCAACCACGCATTAACGATAACGAAACAACACCTTCTTGTTCTTGTAATTTAATCATTAATGATTCCATTTTTTTTTTAATCGTTTCATTATCGTAGTGTATGTTTTTATCTAATTTTAAAACATGGTCTTTAAACGTTTCTAAATCTGGAAACACTTCATTCACTTCTTTAATTCCTTTACTTGTTTTTATCTTCATGACATCTATTTTATAATAAATATCATGAAGTTTTAAAAAGTTCGGACTAATTGGTGTCGGGTACGATATTTTTTATATTAATAATTTTAATCTCACCAGTTAGTTTATTTCTAACTGTTATTTCTGTATCACCACAAATACACTTACCAACACCTGTTGGACCTAAAAAGATGAATGTACCAACTGGTTTATTTTTAGGCTTAATACCAATACGATTTCTCTTGATGGCTTTAACAACTTTAGCAACAGCTTCGTCTTGACCTATGACTTTACCAGTTAACTCCTTATCAAGGGTAAGTAATTTTTTACTTTCTTGGGTTGAGATTTTAGTTAATGGGATACCAGTCATCATCGATACAACTTCGGATATTTGTTCAACACCAACAATTGTTTCTCTTTTTTCAAGCTTAGTAGTCCAAGCTTTCATAGCGGCTTCTAGTTGCTCATTGATTTTGTTTTGTTCATCCCTAATTTTTGCAGCGTCTTCGTATTTTTGTTTGCTAACAACTTCTTTTTTCCTGATGATAAGTTTGTTTTTCTTATCTTCAAGGTCCTTAATATTCTGTGGTTTTTCAAGACTAATATTAGTTGCAGCACCAGCTTCATCCATAACATCTATGGCCTTATCTGGCATTGACCTTTCCATGATGTATCTATCAGAAAGCTTCACACATTCTTCAATAGCTTCGTCAGTATAAACAACGTTATGGTGTTTTTCATACTTTTCTTTAATATTTTGAAGAATAACCTTAGTTTCTTCGAGGGTTGGTTCCTCAACAAGAACTTGTTGAAATCTTCTTGTTAAAGCACCATCTTTTTCGATGTGCTCACGATATTCATCAAGGGTTGTTGCGCCGATGATTTGTATTTCACCACGAGCCAATGCTGGTTTAAAGATGTTACTAGCATCTAAGGCACCAGATGCGTTACCAGCACCAACGATTGTATGTAATTCATCGATGAATAAAATGATATCTGTGTTTGCTTTACATTCTTCAAGAACGGCTTTCATTCTTTCTTCAAATTGACCACGATACTTGGTGCCAGCAACAAGAGAAGCTAATTCAAGTGAATAAATCTTTTTATTAGCTATAATTCTAGGTGCGTTACCTTCTTTAATAAGAAGTGCAAGCCCTTCAACGATTGAGGATTTACCAACACCTGGTTCACCGATGATAACTGGGTTGTTTTTCTTTCTACGAGAAAGAATTTGTGAAATCCTCTTGATTTCGTTAGTACGCCCAACTACTGGGTCGATTTCATTTTTTTCTACTGCTTTGCTGATATCTCTACAGAAATTATCCAACACTGGTGTTTTACCACCATCAGATTTTCTTTTAGATTTTCTAAAACGTTCTGAATCGTTTGTAAAATCATCTTGTACATCTTCATCGTCCATCGGACCGTTTTTAAAGTTTTCTTTACTTTGCATTATCATTTTTTTAAATGTTACATAATTGACACCGAATTCATTTAATATATCAGAAATCGGTGTTTTAAAGGCTAAAATAGACAATAATAAGTGTCTTGTGTCGATTACTTTATCATTAAGTTTCTCACATTCACTATCTATTATTTTAAATACATGTTTAGCATCTTCAGAGAAGATTATATTATTACTAAATTTGACTAGTACTCTTGGTGTTAAATCGCTTCTTAGGTAATCATAAACAGCGATTTGTAATGCACTAATATCAATTTTATTCTTTGTTAGAATTTCTACACACTCATTATCGTTATCGTTTAATAGTGATATAACTAAGTGTTCTGGTTTAACTTTATTATCATCAAAGCTTTTAGCTTCTTCATTAGCTTTATTAATAATAAATTTAACCTTAGGATATATTTCTCTATTCATTAATTATTTTTTGCAAAGATACGGTAAAAAAACTTAAATATCAAGTTGACATTATAATTTTTTTTTAGTATCTTTGCATAAATAAAATATATGTACGAAAAAAAAATTGAATTATTATTAATAAGTGGTTCTTCTGTGATTAAAGTTGAACACTTAGAATGTAGTTACAGTTATCAAAGTAACTATATTATAATCTGTGAAAATAAAGATGATTCACTGATATGTACCCCTTACGAATTATCGAGGGTTAAATCGTTTAAAATTACACGTCAATGATATTAAAAAAACAAGAGAAAGATGGTTTAGTAAAAGCAATGTATGATTCATCAAACATAATTGCTTCAATTTATAACTCTAAAAATAATGATTTAGAGATTGTATTTAAGTCTGGTACAAAATATAGATATAGTAATGTATCTAAATCAGATTACATGAGATTTGAAATTGATGAAAGTCAAGGCAAAATTTTTAATAGTCACATTAAAAAATATGATGCGACAAAATTAGAGAATGTCGATATTACTAAGATTCTGGATGAAACAACTTCATTAAAAAAACAAGAGCATGAAGCTTTGGTTTTAGCTAAAAAAGAACGTCTTATAAAAACAATGAAAGGTATTGTATTATTAGCTGATGGTGGAAGACCATTTGTTGATAATCTTGAAACACTTAAAACTGAAATTGACGAATACGTCAATAAATTAAAAGAAGAGGTGTGAGTAATAAATCAACAAGATGATAAAGGAATTAATTTTAAATTTATAATATTATGAAAAATGGGTTAGATGAACAATATATCGAATTATTAGAGGATATATTAAAAAATGGTATTGAAAAAGAAACCAGAAATGGTAAGGTATTATCTGTTTTTGGACGTGAAATTAGATATAAATTTAAAGATGGTAAATTTCCACTTATAACTACCAAAAAAATGTACTTTAAGGGTATTGTAACTGAATTACTATGGTTCTTACAAGGACGTACTGATTTACGTTATTTACTTGAGAACGATTGTAATATTTGGACGGGAGACGCTTATAAGAGATATATTTTTAATTCAGAATGGTATCCAATTGCTGGTTCACCTAGTGGATTTATTGGCACTAAATCTGATAGTGATGAAATAATGACACAAGGAATATTCATTGAACGTATTAAAACAGACGATGAGTTTTCAAGGACATGGGGTGATTTAGGACCTGTGTATGGGTCTGGTTGGCGTAATTGGAAGTTCACAGATAAGTTTACAAATGGAGAACAGATTACTTATGTAAATGGAAAGGTAGACCAGATTGCAAACTTAATCGAAGACCTTAAAACAAATCCAGATTCTCGCAGACTTATGGTAAATGCGTGGAATTGTTCAGAGCTCGACCAAATGGTTTTACCACCATGCTTTACTGAAGATATGATGGTTGCATGTGTGGATGGTTATAGGAAAATATCTGAAATAACCACTAACGATTTGGTGTTAACTGAAGATTGTTCTTATCAAAAAGTTTATGAACTACATGAAACAATGTATAATGGCGATTTAATTAAATTTAAAGTATTTGGCAATACTAAATATATAACATGCACCCCTAATCATCCGTTTTTAATTAAAGATAAAGGTTATATTAGTGCTAATGAAATAATTGAAGATGATTACTTAGCGATACCTATAAATAGAAATTCAATTATACCGTCATTTGATACGTTGTTAAAATGCAACCAATATGGTGAAAAATTAGTAACCACAAAATTAGATAATTTTGATTATTGGTTTTTAATGGGGTATTTTATGGGAGATGGTTGGTTAATAAGTTCAAAAGAAGAGGTTTGTTTTGTAATAAATGACAACCAAACGGATTTAATACTACCTAGATTAAAAAATATAATAGGTTTAGCTAAATTAAATAATTCTGGTATTAATTGCACAAAATATGTCGGTAAGAAAAAACAAGTTTTTGAAATTTTATCTATGTTTGGAAAATATGCTGATGGCAAATTTATACCAAAATTTGTTTATGATGCGCCTAAGGAGTACATTGAACAATTTATTGAAGGTTATTTTATGGCCGATGGGTGTAAAACAAAAGACGGTATAAGTTATAGTACAGTATCTGAAAATATTGCGTATGGGGTACAATTACTATATGCAAAGTTAGGTGTTAAAGTTAGTGTATATTTTCAAAATAGACCTAAAAAAAAGGTTATTGAGGGGCGTGAGGTAAACCAAAAAAATACATTTTCAATAAATGTATACAAACAAAAAAATAAAACAAAAAAATATATTTTAGACACCGACTATTTGTGGGTTAAAATTAAAGAAATTAATAAAATTAATTTTAATGGTTATGTTTATAATATATCGGTTGGTAACAATCACACGTATAACGTGTACAATCTAATCAACCATAATTGTCATTATGGATTTCAATGTTATACTAGAGAATTGGGTTTGGAAGAAAGAAGAGAGATTGCTAGAAATAAATTAAATTCTATAGAATGGGGTGATGTTATTAAATTAGCTCATTACAATGAGACTTATGATAAGTATAATATACCAACCAGAGCATTATCATTGAAATGGAATCAACGTTCAGTTGATACACCATTAGGTTTGCCATTTAATATAGCATCTTATGGTCTATTGTTAGAGATACTTGCAAAAGAAGTTAACATGGTACCAGATGAATTGATTGGTGGTCTTGGTGATTGTCATATTTACTTAAACCAAATTGAAGGTGTTAAAGAACAGATTGGAAGAGAATATACAGTTGAAGAGGGTTTACCTAAAACGATTAAATTAATAGGTTACGGTAAAGAATTGGAATTTTCATTGACAGATAAAAGAGAAATAGAATATTATGGTAAAACCGAAGGTAGCAATGAAACTTTGTGGAGAACTGAAAAATTTAAAGATAATGAAGTATTCTACCAGACAGAATTTGGATGGGGTGTTTTTCTAAATACTGACACTTTTGAAACTGTCACATACGATGGAACTGAATGGGGTGGTCAAAAAATAAACATCTCTAAGAGAACTCGTGAACCGTTTCCGTTACCAAGACTTAAGCACATGAAAACTGATGCTTTCTATAAGTCATTATCTGAAGACCAATCGTTGTATGGACATTTAGATAATAAAGATTTTCAAATTGAGAATTATCAATCACATCCGTCAATTAAATTTCCGTTAAGTAACTAATGACATTAGAATCACAATATAAGCAGTATTTAGAACAACATCCAGAATCTACGTTTACTTTTGAAGAATGGAAAACTTGGTTTGGACTTAAAATAAAGGAAGCGTTCAAGGATAAAATACTCTGTCATAAACATGGAACGATGTATCAAATACATGAGCCATGTCCGAAGTGTTTAGAAGAAAAAAATAATTAATTGTAAAAAACACATATTTATTAATAAGAAAAATAAAATAAAATGAAAGATTTCTCACTATCAAAATTAAACGATTATATAGCGGATAAATTATCCTTGATTTTATCAATGATGATAACTTTTTATCTTGTTACAGCATTAGTTATAATCCCATTGTTTTATCCTGGTGCACCAACTACTCTTGTAACTTGGGCACAATATTTATGTTCGGTTGTATTTCAAGGTATTGCTTTACCAGTGTTAGGTTATACTGCTAGGAAAGCATCAGATAAATCCGATGCGTTAATGGCTAAGATGTTTGAAATGACAGAAGAAATCGACCGTTTAGTTAAGAATATAAAAGTACAAGAAGATATTATTGAAAAAGAAGTTGGGGAAGTTTTAATACTAGAAAAAAATAAATAATTTATGTAAAACCCTATAAAAAGATGAATCAGGAATTAACTATTGTTATACCTTGTAAAAATGAAGGTAGATTGGTTATCACTACATTAAAATTGTTACAAAAACAAGAAATTGATTGTGAGATAATAATTGCTGATTCATCGACAGATGATACTATAAGTTCATTAATTAACTATAAGAATAATTCATTACAAGATATAAAATTAGTTGGTGGTGGTTTACCATCAATCGCTAGAAATAATGGTGCTAAATTTGTTACAACACCTTATGTTTTATTTTTAGATGCTGATATTCTTTTACGTAATCATAATGTAATTATTAATTGTTTAGATACAATTATTAAGAAAGACTTAGATTTAGTTACTTGTAAGTTTCACACATCAGAAAAAAAATTTGATTACATATATCGTTGGTTTGATGTTATACAATGGGTTTCATCTAAAACTAAGCCATTTGCTATTGGTGGGTTTATGTTATTTAATGTTGAGACATTTAGAAAGTTAGGTGGGTTTAATGAAAATGATAAAATAGCTGAAGATTATCATTTAAGCTCTAAAATACAACCAAAAAAATTTAAAATAGTAAACGTTTACGCACACACGCCAGCAAGAAGATTTATTAAAAAAGGTCTTTCTTATATGGTTAAATTAGCTTGGAATTCATGGTTAAATAGAAATAACGATGAGTGGTTTACACACGATTACAATTACTGGAAATGAAATATAAAGCTATTATAGTATCTGATTTACACTTAGGTACAAAGGATTCTAAGGCCAAGGAATTTATTGACTTTTTAGATACACATCAAACTGATTTACTAATACTTAATGGTGATATTGTTGATGGTTGGGCTTTAAATAGAGGTGCTAAATGGAGAAAACAACATACAAAGGTTGTATCAAAGATTCTTAAACTCTCCAATAAAACAAAAATAATTTGGATAAGAGGTAACCACGATGAATTTCTTACAGAATTTATTGGTTCTAGTTTTGGAAATATAGAAATTCGTGAAGATTATAAATTACAATTAGGAGAATTAAGTTATTACGTATTTCATGGTGACGTTATTGATGTATTCATAACAAAGTATAAGTGGCTTGCAAAATTAGGTTCTATTGGTTATGATTTAGCCTTATGGGTTAATAGACTTTATAATCGTTATAGGAAGCTTAGGAAATTACCATATCAATCAATATCACAGGATATAAAAGCTAAAGTTAAAGCAGCAACTAATTACATTAACGATTTTGAAACCGCTGCAATTAAGTTAGCAAATCAGCATGGTTGTCAAGGAGCAATATGTGGGCATATTCATCAACCAGCAAATACGTTAGTTTCGAACGCACATTATTTAAACTCTGGTGATTGGGTTGAGAATAGAACCGCAATCATTTTGGATTCTGAAAATACCTTCACTTTATTTACATTCAAAGAATAAAAAAATTTTCTAAAAAATGGTGGAATTAAGTGTGTAGTTGAATAACTCTATAAAGCTAAAATAAATTAAAAGCACCATTTTTTGGTGCTTTTTTTATTTTGTTGATATTTATAATAAAACATAGATTATGCCATTATTAAATGATATACATTCGATTATTGTACCAGCATCACAAGCAAATTTTTCAGCACATTCATATACTGAAATTTATTCTGGTAACGGTGACTGGACTTACATAAATGGGTCTGGCCCAATATTCTTGGGTGGTGGTTCATCGGTTAAAGTTAAATTAGGTAGTTACAGTGCTGCAACATCAAATACGCTTTCCTTTATGGGTGAAAATGTTAATAACAGAACGGATGGTCCAATATTCTTATAATATTTGGATTTAAGCTAATATTTATTTAAAAACAAAAACATATGCAAAATAGAATAGTACCAGTTGGCCTTAAGGGTAAAGAAATAACTGAACGTATGATACAATTAATGGGTATTACACCTATTAATGAAAACAGAAAAACTTCTGTTGTTGAATTAACAAAAAAAGGACCAGATGGTAAAATTTATGGTATCGTAAGAGAAAACCATGAATATTATATCAAAACAACAAATAAGACTAAAGACCTTGTTGTTGAGGATTTTACATACATTGGTGGTCTTAAGAATAAAAAATCTGAAGCTTATAGTTCATATGCTAAGGCTATTAAGCAATTAAATCTTAAATTTAAGAGTCTTAATGAAGCTTACGGTGTATCTGAAAATATTAATGTATTTGAAAGTGATAGACTTCTTAAAGAAGATGTTGCTGGTTTTTATCAACCAACGGGTTCTGGATTTTCAAATGAAGGAAATATGGAAGGTCATAATATGAGTGAATGTTGCGGTGCACCAATGATGGAAGGTATGTGTTCAGAATGTGGTGGTACAGGTATGTATAATGGCATGGGTGGTATGGAAGAAGAATCTATGAAAATGGATGAATTTGACAAGCCAACTATGGATAAATTTAAAGACCAATATGGTGATAAAAGAGGTCAAGCAGTTTACTACGCTACAGCTAATAAGCAAGACCGTGACCCAGAAACATTTGAAAAGAATGAAGGCTTCGGTATGGAAGATGAAGGTTGGGGTATGGAAGAAGGTTATGACTTAGATGAAGTTAATCAAGCAGTTCAAGATATGATGGATGAAGAAGAAGAAATGTCAGCAAAAGATAAAGAATTTGCGGCTTTAGCTAAACCATACGATAAGATTACATATGCTGATAAGATTGCTGGTGCAAAAATGCATGAAAACAAATTATCGATAGCTAGGTCTATTGAACAAATGGATGATATTATTGACTATGTTTTGGGTGGTAAAAAAAAAGTCTATACGTTAAAATAAACGAAACAAAATATAAGTTGAAGTTGGGTGGGTCTAAGCCTACCCAAACTCCAGCTAAAGAATCCCCAATGCCATCAACCGATGATTTAGATTTCGGTGGTGATACTGAAGAAACTCCTGAAGAAACCCCAGAAGAGACTCCAGACCAAACTCCAGACGCAGCATCCTCTACTGCACCAGAAAAATCTCAAGCACCAAATCCTTTAGACAAAGAACCATTTGACGCTGGTGTTGAGGCTGATGAAGAATCAGACCCCAAAAAATACATTGAACAATTAACTGGAAAGTTAGGTCAATCCCTAAGAACTTACACAAAAGACCAAGGTCAACCAGATTTCGAATTAGAGAAATTTGCGATTAATTCCTTGCTATCCGCAACTCATACCGCTGAAATGGATGATGAAGATAAAAAAGACATCATTAAAAAAGTTGAATCATCTGGAAAAGGTGATGATTTTCAATCAGATGAGGAACCAGCTGAAGAACCATCTGAGGAATCTTCTGAAGATGATGATGATGATAATAACATGTTTGAAGATTTAATGGTTTATGAAAATGAAAACTTTATGTTGGCTAATCCTAAAAAAAATAATATGTTTCAAGAAGGTTCTAACGATATATTAGATGAAACATGTTGGAAGGGTTATAAGCAAGTTGGTATGAAGGACAAGAATGGTAAAAAAGTTCCTAATTGTATTAAAGAAAGTGAATCATTAAGTGAAAATGATGATAGATGTACTAGAATTGCTAAAAGAAAATATGATGTTTGGCCATCAGCTTATGCATCAGGTGCTGTTGTAAAGTGTAGACAAGGAAAAATTTGGAAAAACGTTGATGAAAATTACTTAGATGAGTTGGATAGTTTAAAAGAAAAATGGTCAGCAAAATATAAAAAAAGCATAGATTGTAATAACCCAAAAGGCTTTAGCCAAAGAGCACATTGTCAAGGTAAGAAAAAAAATGATTAATATGAATGAGGTGAATAAAACTGATTTTTCAAAAGAGAAATCACAAGGATTACATGGTTGGTTTGCTAGACAAGGTGGTTCTGGCAAATCTAAAGGATGGGTTGATTGTAATACATGTAGAAAAGACCCAGAAACTGGTAAAAAAAAGTGTAAATCATGTGGTAGAAAATCTGGCGAAGAACGTTCAAAATATCCAGCATGTAGACCAACTCCGTCTGCTTGTGGTACAAGCGGTAAGGGTGAAAAATGGGGTAAAAAAACTAATAATGAATCTAAAAATCAAAACACAATGAAAGATTTAAAAACAAAAAATCTAACCAAAATTTCTGAGGGAAATATGGGTGAAAGTAATAACTACATGTTCTTTAACAATCTTAAAACAATACATGAATCTATTACTAATTTATTAAAAATGGACCAATCAGCGGTTGATGAAATTTTATCTGATGGTCATGGTTGGGCTTTGGACCACATGGCAACGTCTGCCGATGATATTGAAGAAGTTTACCATTTTTTAAGTGCTACATTAAGTGGTCAGGATGGTTATAACGGTAACACACCTGATGGTTACAATGATGAATATGGTTCTGTTGAACTAGTAAACATGAATGAAGCTGAATATAAGGGTAAAGAAGTTAGTCTTGGTAAGCCTTCACATGGTGACGTTAAGAAGTTTAAAGTTTATGTTAAAAACGATAAGGGTAATGTTGTTAAGGTTAACTTTGGTGACCCTAACATGGAAATCAAGAGAGATAATCCAGAAAGAAGAAAATCGTTTAGAGCTAGACATAAGTGTAGCCAAGCGCATGATAGAACAACACCTAAATACTGGTCTTGTAAAATGTGGTCAAGTAAACCAGTTTCTGATATTGTTGGTGAGAATTTGACTCAATCAAAAAAAAGTGGTATATTTGCAGATATGATTAAAAATAAATTAACAGAAGCATTTAACCCTGAAAGTATGGCAGAACCGTTTATTGAACCACCAGTTGTTAAACCTGAAACAAAACCTAGTGTTAAACCTAACGAAACACCTAAACCAAAAAGAAGAGATGCACCATTTTTACCGAATGTTGCACCAGGTGTACAACCACAACCAAAAGCTAAAAAATAATGAAAGATTTATTTTTGATATATATTAATCATGTTGGGAAAGATTATAAGGGTAATTACATTTACGAATTTATTTTTTCTGATTCAACTGATAATGTTGATGGTGATGATTGGGATACATTTCCAGCATCTGGTCGTCCAGAACCACCAAATGAGGTATGTATTAAGAGTGTTGGAAAGTTAGAATCTGAATTATTTTTAGATGTTGTTCAAAATAGTGATACCTTTGCTGTGTGGGACGCTGTTGACGGTGTTATAGCATTAGCTTGGGAGAATATAAATTCATATGATTCTTATCCAGAACATAGATTATCATTTAGATTTGGTGAAACAAAAGAAGAAGTTGAATCCAAGCTATATGAAAAAGACCTAATACTTACATATAATACTGTAAAAAATGAAAAAAAATAAATTAAAAGAAGGTGCTTTAAATACTGGTATTCAAAGTTACCAAACAAGTTCGGTACAACAAACTTCATCATCAAGTGGTAAAAGACCAACCGTAAATATTAAAAAGAATGATTTAAAAACAGTTATCCCACAACTTAAAGGTGACGATATTAATGTTAACGTTGTTGAGGGTGCTGAAAAACCTAAAAAATACCAATACATATCAGATATTATCGATGAAAACGGTGAATTATCTAAGCCATTTACAATTAACGGTAAAAACTATCAAATGGTTAGAGCTTTAAGTCCTAAAAATGAAAAAGTTCTTGGGGTTTATTCATTGGATGAAGTTGATGGGGATGGTGACAATGTTATTCACGATGTTAATGAATTTGAAAAAGCACTTAATAAAAAACAATTTCAAAATGAGGAAGGTGTTGTTGAACCAGATGGTCCTGAAATGGATACATTAAATCCAATTGAATCGGTGGATGAGGAAGCTAAAACAGAGCATCCAAGTTTTGCTGGTCACAAGCATTTTATTGTGAATAAAAAAACTGGTAAAGCTAGAAAGTTTAAAGACATTTCTGAATTGGCAAAGGCTCAAATGACACCAGATGAACAATACATGGGTATTAGAGAATTTAAAAAATATGTTGATGAAACTCTTTTTGGTGCTGGTAGAAAACAAAATGTTGATGAAGTAGCACCTACTGGTGAGGAAAGTGAAGAAGAAATGAGTGTTAAGGCTAAAAAACTTATGAACCTTATTGAAAAAAGAGTTCCTGCTGGTATATTTAAAACAATTAGAACTCCAGTGGCACAAAGACAAGTTATTGCTGCTTTTGCTGAAATGATTGGTGTACCAAGAGCTGGCCTTAGTAATCTTATTGCTGGTCTTAAGGATTTAGCACATAATAATATGGCTGGTACTGCTAGTAATCCAGTTAAGGCTCAAAAACAACAAGCTGCTGCAACTCCAGCTGCCCCAGAAACACAAGCAACTGGTGCAATACAAGAAAGTAAAAAAAGTATTAAGGTTAAAAATGTTAAAATATTAAAAAATGGGTAGTTATAAAAGTTTAGTTGAGAAAGCCTTGGCCAAGAATGTAAAAATTCAATCCGAAAAAACGTTAAATGAAGGTATTTTATATCCAGAAGGATTAAGTGAAAGAATGCATCCAGAACTTGAAGAGGATTTAAGGTTGCAAAGACATTCTTTGGGTAAGCATCCAGCTATTCCAGAAGGTGATGAAAATTCATTTGAGCAAAAGATTATGGGTGAACGTTTTACTGAGGTAGCTAACAGATACAAAAGAGCCTTTGATGTTGATTCTATTGATAAAAACAAACTAATGCGTGAAATGATGCCAATGGTTATGGAATGTATGCAATTAGAATCTAAAAACAAAAAAGAACTTCAAGATTTGGCCATAAAGATGATTAGAGAAGAATATGACATGGGTGAAGATGTTGTTGAAATCGTTGCTGAATTAACACCACAAATTTCCTTAGAAGGTGCAAATAAGAATCCAAAACCAATGCCTGTTGAGGGTATGGAATTTGATTCGCATGACCATATTGAGAATGCTAATCAAGAGGTTTATAAGAGAAGACTTTTGAATGCAATGACACAAGGTGCGGCAAAAAAATGTAACCATATGTTTCACATGGTTGATGATGAGCTGACAAATATTAATCCAAAATTACCTAACAGATACGCTAAAATGATGGCGGCTGCTGATTATATGTATTATGTAATACCTAAATTAGATAATGGAATTAGTGGTGGTGTTGTTAAAGTAGAATTTCCAACTAAGGATAATCCAAAAGCTAAAATACATGCTCAAGCAATGGTATTTCCAGTTTTAATACATGAGATTGTTAAGGGTGTAATGGAATTATTATCAGCACATGGTTTACCAAAGGATAAAAAACTAGCTAAATTTGTATTAAATAAAGCAGATTTTCTAGCAGCTGAACCATGGGATATGCGACTTGGTCCTGCTATATGGAGTAAGTTTACTGATGCCATAGATGTTGATGATTTCAATTTAAAACATCATATTTATAGTGATTTAGCTAAACTTCCAGCAAAAGAATTGCACAATAATATGCGAGAAATAATGGCTGGAACGAAAAAGGGCAAGAAGATAATTAAGGATATTGTTGATGCTGTTAGAAAAGATATACAGTTAGATGAATACGGTGAAGCGATGGGTAATAATGAAGACAACGATGATTTTGATATTGAAGAATTTCTATAAAATTAAGGCACTCAATTTGAGTGCTTTTTTGTTTTAAGGAATTTTATTATCTATCAGCATATTTATAGGTATGCTTACAAAACAAGAAATATTGTTTGAATATGGGAAATGTTTATCAAATCCAATCTATGCTATCGAAACATACTTAGAAACATTCGATAAAACTAGAGAGGGATTTGTTCAATTTAAGTTATTCCCAAGACAAAAAGAAATTATTCAATGTTACCAAAAACATAGGTTTAATCTTGTAACTAAACCAAGACAAGCTGGGGTTTCTACAACTACAGCTGCTTATATGTCAATTAAAGTTGGTTTTGCTGATGAAGATAATCCAGAGGCTATTTTGATTGTTGCAAATAAACAAGAGTTGGCTTTTGAATTCTTAGCTAAAATTAAGGACTTTTTATCACAGTTACCTAGATGGGTTTGGGGCTCTGAGTATTACGGTACTAATAAAGCTGAATCTAAGGATATATTCAGTATAAATTCAAAGGGTGAAATTAAATTACCTAATGGTAGTCGTGTTAAAGCGGTTGCCACATCTAAGGATGCACTTCGTGGTTTTACTCCTACTTATCTTATTATGGATGAGGCTGCATATATTGATAATGGTGCTGTAGTTTTTGGTGCTGCGTTAACCGCTTTAGGTACTGGTGGTAAAGCAACACTTATTTCAACACCTAACGGTATGGATAAATTGTACTATGAAACATATGCACAATCTAAAGCTGGTAAAAATAACTTTAATATCGTTGAAATGAAATGGTATGAGGATTTAAGGTATAATAAGGACCTTAGATGGCTTAAAGATGATAATGTTGAATATGAAATTGAATACACATTTGATTCATATAAATTCATGATTTCTCAAGGTTATAAACCAACATCTTCATGGTATGAGGAAATGTGTCGTGGTATGAATAACGATGCGAGAATGATTGCTCAAGAACTTGATGTATCCTTTATTGGTTCTGGGGGTAATGTAATCAGTGAGGAAGATATTCAAGCACAAGAATTACTTAACGTTAAGGACCCAGAATTCTATGGTAATGATAAGGATATATGGATATGGAAAAAACCAGAAGAAGGACATCAGTATATAATGGGTGTCGATGTATCTAGAGGTGACGGTGAGGACTCATCAACAATGATAATTTATGATTTCACAGCTATGGAACAAGTTGTTGAATATCAAGGTAAAATACGACCAGACCTTTTAGCACAATTGGTGGAAGAATATGGTGATTTATACAAGGCTTATACTGTCGTGGATATTACTGGTGGTATGGGTGTAACAACTGTTTTAAAATTAATTGAATTTGATTACAAGCGTTTGCATTACGATACACCTAATGGTAAGATACTTTCAAATAAGAAAAAGCAAATGGAAGCTTATATGAAAGATGATAAAACACCAGGTCTACAAGTATCCACCATACGTCTTGCAATGATTGCAAATTTTGAAGAGAAGATTAGGAACAACATCGTTAAAATTAGGTCTATAAGGCTTATTAACGAGATGAAAACGTTTGTGTATAAGAATGGTCGTCCAGACCACATGGATGGTTACCACGATGATTTAATTATGGCTTTGGCCATGTGTCTTTGGGTTCTTGAACATTCATTTAAAAACTTAGAAAAACTTGAAAAACAAACTAAGGCTATGCTTAATAGTTGGGTTGGTAGTTCTAGTAGTGATAATGCTGATGTTAAAGGAAGCGGATTTGTTTCACAAGCATCAAGAAATAAGGCGGCAATGCCAAAACCTAAATTTAGCCCAGTAGTTGCAAAGAATATGCAAGACCCAACAGGTCAATACATGTGGTTATTTAGTGGTACAAAATAATTTATTATGAAAGCATTAGGTAAATACGGAATTAAGGGTTATACACCAATTTTATATACTTGGTCACCAGATAAAACAAAAATAAAAAATACGAATAAAATAGTAACTAGTCCACCACCAAGTTATTGTACAGCTGTTGCTGGTTCACAAGGTGAGGATTATAAAACAACATATGTTTACAATATAATATTAAATTCAAAAAATATATTTGAGAGACTTGCATACGTAGAGTGCGATTATGTGGAGTAACTATTTATTTTACAAATAAAAATCATATGTTTTAAAAAAAAATTATGGCTAAACAAAATTTAACAATATTCCAAAAATTGGGTCAAATACTAGGTCCAGAAGGAGTAAAACAAAAACAACAATTACCAGCTCAAAATCAACCGCAAAGATACAACATTGGTAAGGATGTCTTATTAAAGACTGATGACAAAAAAGCTTATGAATTAGCTAAACTACAAGCACAACAAAATAAGTACTTGGGTCAAGTTTGGAAAAAAGTTGAACACGGACTTTTTCAACAAGCTGTTAACTATGAAACCACACGTATTGGTTCTTATTCTGATTTTGAATCGATGGAATTTTATCCAGAAATAGCTGCTGCTTTAGACATTATGATGGAAGAATCGACTACACTTAATGGTAATGGTCGTATGGTTAATGTTTATTCTGATAGTGTTAGGGTTAAGGGTATTATTGAAGACCTTTTATTTAATAGGCTTGATATGCATACATCATTACCAATGTGGACCAGAAATACTCCAATACGTGAAGATAGTATTATACCATTATTAGATGGTACTGAAATTACTATCAAGGAACTATCTAATAGAGTTAAAAATGGTGAAGAAATATGGTCTTATGCAATTCAAGATGTTACCAAGGCAATTGTACCAAGTAAAATAATTTGGTGTGACCTTACTAGAAAGGATAGTGAATTATATCGAGTAACACTTGATGATGGTTCATATATTGATACAACACCAGACCATGAATATATGCTTAGAGATGGTTCATATAAAAGAGCTGATGAATTAACTGAAGGACAGTCTTTAATGCCTTTTTATACTAGAAAAAGTGAAAAGAAAAAAGATTGTATTGTAGGTTATGAAAAAATTTATAATCCAAGTACAACTAAATATAAGTTTACTCATTCTTTAGTTGCACATGAGTTATCAAATTGGAAAAATAGTAAATTTATAGAACAAACCAAAAAAGGTATGACTATAGAAATTACCGATGATTGTTTTGATTATATTTCAACTATAATAAAAAATAATGAAAATTATGTTGGTGTAAATAAATTAACTAAATTACTTAGAGCTGATTCTAATTTTATTACGTTGTTTAAAGAAAATTATTCTTTAAAAAAAGATATTATTAAATCTATTAACCCAACAACATTAACTAAAGTATTATTTAGAAAAACAAATCAGAATTATTTTGATTTTGTTTTATCAATAAAACCAAGTTTAGTATTAGATAAATCATATATCAAAGCTAAAGCAATTTATTTAGGTAAAACTAAATCAAACGTATTATTAAATCATAAAGTTGTTTCAATTATTAAACTTTCAGAGACTTCTGATGTATATTGTTTAGAAGCGGTTGGACCTAATGGCGAACATGATAGACATAATTTTCCAGTGTTAGGTAAAGATGTAAATGGTTCAGTATCAAGAAGTTCTGGTGTATTTTTAGCCAACTGTAAATACGGTGATAATTTCGTTTATTTAAATATTTCAGATACTAATGGTGTTATAGGTGCAAAGCAAATGCCTAACTATGAAATGGAACGTAGAGATGGTGGTCTTTTTGATATGATTTCACAAAGAACTGATGAAGATTATAAAACAGATAAAACTAAGTATTATTGGAGAGGTCGTGATGTTGAATTTAACTCATGGCAAATAGCACACTTTAGACTTCTTGGTGATGATAGAAGATTACCTTACGGTACATCGGTGCTAGAAAAAGCTAGAAGAATTTGGAAACAATTATTATTATCTGAAGATGCTATGCTTGTTTATCGTGTTACACGTGCACCTGAGCGTAGAATATATAAAATATATGTTGGTAATATTGATGATAAGGACGTTGAAGCATACGTAAATGAAATTGCTAACAGGTTTAAAAGAACCCCAATGGTTGACCCACAAACTGGGCAAGTTGATTTAAGATATAATCAACTTTCAAATGACCAAGATTACTTTATTCCAGTTAGAAGTGAAGATGCTCCAAGTCCTATCGATACATTACCTGGTGCTTGTTTATCTTTGGATACGAGGATTCCACTATTAGATGGTAGAATACTTGAACTACAAGAAATTATTTCTGAATGGGATAATGGTAATAAGGACATGTGGGTTTATTCTGTTGACCCTCAAACTGGTGCATCAACAGTTGGTCCAATCACTTGGGCTGGAGTTACACGTAAAAATACTCAAGTTTTGAAGATAACCCTTGATAACGGTAAATCAATAACTACAACACCAGACCATAAGTTTGTACATAGAACCAATGGGTTTGTGGAGGCACAAAATCTTGTTATTGGTGATAGTCTGATGCCGTTTTATACTGATATCGCTAAAATAAAATCAAATTCTAATAATGGTTATCAGAGAATTTGGGATACGGCTACTCAAAAATGGGTTTTTACACATAGATTAGTCAAAGAAATTTTATCCAATACTGGGTTAATAAAAGATTTTGAATTTGATACAAAATATATTGGTACTGATAAAAAAATAATACATCATAAGGACCATAATAGATTTAATAACGCACCAAACAATTTGGTAATGATGAATGTTGGTGACCATATGAAATATCATCAATCAGTTATTAAAGAAACTATTTGGGCTAACCCAGAACTTAATAAGGCTAAAATTACACTTGGCGTTAATAAATTCATTTCAAATTTGACTGATGAGGAAAGAGCAATAAGGGCTAAAAAATCAAGAAATAATTCCGTTACCACAAGAGATAAGGCTAATAAAACGTTTAATGGCAATATTAATAAAGTAGAAATTATTTCAAAAAGAGGTAAGGCTATTGCTGAAGCAAAGTCAATCCCAGAGTTTAAAGAAAAATTATCTAAGATAGCAGCTAATAATTGGCTAGTTGATGGTTATAAAGAAAGAGTATTCTCAAAAAAACAAACACTTACTTTTTCCGAAAATCTTTATATGATGTTTTTTGAGATGTTTAAACAGCATGGTAAAGCTGATGCTACACTTGCTGAATTAAATCAATCGATTGAGTTCATGAACGAATTCACTTCTAGTAATCGAGACATTAGAAGTTCAATTACTAATTTTAATGAATTTACACATAATCATCTTGAAAAGATGTTAAAGAGGAGAGGATTTAAAAATTATCGTGATTGGTGCAAGGTAACCGCTAAACAACTGGGATACAAGAATGTTAGAGCTTGGAGGTACAGTATAGAAAAAGGCTCTAAAGTACTTCTATATAATCATAAGATTGTATCAATTGAATGGTTAACTGATTTACAAGATACAGGAACAATCACTGTTGATGGTGAGGAAAAATATCAATCAACTCACACATTTGCTTGTGAATCAGGCATTTATGTAAAAAATTCTAATCTAGACCAAATTGCTGATATTGAATACTTACAAAAGAAATTATTTACAGCCTTAAGGGTACCGAAACCATTCTTAGGTTTTGAAGAAACAACTGGTGATGGTAAGAATTTAGCGTTACAGGATATTCGTTTTTCTAGAACAATCAATAGGATTCAACAGGCCATGCTTCAAGAGCTTAATAAGATTGTTATTATACACTTATATTTACTAGGATTTGAAGATGATTTAGATAACTTTACTTTAACACTTAATAATCCATCTACACAAGCTGAAATGCTTAAGGTTGAGCATTTACAATTGAAGATGACATTGTTCAAGGATGCTGTATCTGACGCTGGTAATGGCTTTGCTCCAATGTCAATGACTAGAGCTAAACGAGAAATTCTTGGTTGGGCCGATAATGATATTAAACAAGACCTTCTTGAACAACGTATGGAAAAAGCTGCCGCAGCTGAATTGGCTAACTCAGCAAATGTTATTAAGCATACTGGTATGTTTGACGTTGTTGATAGACTTTATGGTGATATGAAATTAGCACTTAAGGGTGGTGGAACTCCACCAGAAGGTGCTGAAGGTGGTGCTGCTGGTGGTGCTGCTGGTGGTGCCGCTGGCGGTGGAGCTGGTGGCGGCGGTGGATTCGGTGGTGGTGGAATTAGCCCAGAAGACTTAGATTTTGGAGCTGAAGGTGGTGAAACGCCAGAAGCTGGTGAGGCTGCTGGTGGTGAGGCTGCTGGTGGTGAAACACCAGCAGCTGGTGGTGAGGTCGCACCAGAAACGACTGCTGAAGCAATTATTAAAATTGAAAATTTATTAACTGAAAGTAAATCAAAAATTACTAAAAAGTTAAATGATAGAACTGAAAAGTATAAAAATAGATTTTTTAATAATTTAATTGATATGGTTGACCATGAGCAAAAACCATTAGATAATGTGAAAATAATTGATAAAAACGTAAAAATTAATGAAACTGTTAATTCTATGATTAAAGACATTGATGATATGTTAAAAGATTAGGAGTTTTTTCAAGACAAATAAGATATTTATTATTAAATAAAAGAACATGCAGAATTTTGGTAATATAAAGAATATTTTCAATGATTTGTTAGCTGAGGGCATTTCTAAAAAAGATGTTAAAAGTAAAAAATTATTTAAAAAATACATTAAGACTATTAAGGAGAGTGAAATTCTAAAGACTCAATTTTTAGTTTATAATAACATTGAAAATAAAGTAGATAATGACGTAATTTCAGCTAATCTTTTTGTTTCTGAAAATATTAGATTAATGGAAAAATACCCTAAATCAGAAATATTAAAAGAAAACGAAAAATTAGTTAAGTTATTAGGTGAAAATATTAACACTAGTGATTATGATTTATCTAAATTACATGAATCATTAACTCAATTAATTTTTACTGAAAGAAAGGCAAAGAATATAGAAAAGATTACATCTGAGATTAAGAATGTTTCAAATTTTATTGTTTCAAATAAACGTAAAGAAATTAAGGAAAGCATTGATTTACCAATAAGTTTTTTAACCAAATTTATTGTTCAAAGATACAACGAAAAATACAATACTCTGGACGAATCAGATAAGAAAATGTTAAAAATTATTCTTAATTCAAATTTAGATGAAAAAAAGAAAATCTATGCTGAAACTGTAAGTGAGTGTATAAGTTTAGTTAATAATTTAATTACTGAATCTGATGAAGAATCAAAGGATAAATTACTTAAGGTTAAGGTTAAACTTGAAGAAGTTGTTGATATAGACGATAGTAATTTTATTAATAAATTTTCTAAGATAGTTGAACTAAAAAATAATTTAGAAAAGTAAATTAAAAACAATTATGGCTTCTGAAAACATTTATAAATTGAGGGTATTGGTTGAGGAGCTTTCTAGACAAGATGATGAGAGTTTAAAAAGCGAAGAATACAAAGATATACTTAACAATATTAAATATGTATTTGATATTGAGACCAGTAAAATTAATAATGAGAATGATAAAGAAGATAGGTTAAGATGTTATGAAAAAATGTGTTCCACAATTCAAATAATATTAAATAAAATTAAAATTGCTTAAAAAATGCCAAACGAAGAAACATGGGGTGATTACAGCAAGTTAGTGTTAAGGGAACTTGAAAGACTTAATGATAACTATGAAAAAATGAGAGAAGATATTGATTCTCGTTTTAAAGAAATGAATACTGTACTTTCAGAATTTAAAAATACTGAAAAAGTTGTAAATGACCATAAAATTTGGATTGAAAAAGTTAATGATGTTTGGTCACCAGCTCAAATGAAAGAAGCTAAAGATGAAATATATGCACAAAAGAATAAGTGGGTGGCTACAATTGCCGTTATGACATTTTTAGAAATATTAATAGGTGTAATTTTATCACTATGGGGTAAAATTAAATTCTAAAATTACTTGACCTATTCAATTTTTTTCACTATACTTGTATAAAAATACCAGGTATGAAAAAAGGAAAAGAATTAAAGGTTAACACATTTAAAAATTATAATGTATTTTACGGTAGCGTAAATAACAAAGAACCCAAAGCATTATATATTAATATATCTGCTTGGGCTCAACCTGAAGAGGATGATGATATAAATTACTTTAGAGTAATAAGAGATTTAGATAAGAAGATTAGACAAACAGTTTATAACGAATTATCTCAAAATTACAATTTATTTTTAAAGGAAAGAACAATTGTTGATTTTGATATAAGAGAGTCTGGGGTTAGATATGGTAAGCGTAGTTTTACAAATTGTGAGATTACATTATTCATGAAATATGAAACCCCAATTAATTCTGAAGAAATAAAATTAATATTAGAAAATTTAATTAAAACGATTATTGAAAATAACTTTGATAATTGTGACAAATTTAAATTTCATAAAAAGAAGAAATAAGTAAAGAAACCTCAATTTTTGAGGTTTTTTTTATTTACAACCATATTTATTGTAATAAGAATAATTATGGATGTAAAAATATTAAAAGCTGGTGAAAGTGGTTTTGGGGTAATGATTGAACATGACGCTGGGTTCATTTCACCAACTGATGTTAGAAATCAAAATCTTATTAGAGAATTTAAAAATATGGATATTGGTGATGCCAGTACCATTACCGTATATGTTGTTCTTCAAAAATATGGTGTAAAAAATAGAAATGGTAGAATTTATCCAGAACAAATCCTTAAAACACAAAACGAAATTTATCAACAAGCTATTAGAGAAAGAAGAGCTTTAGGTGAATTAGACCACCCAGAAACATCTATTATTTCTGGTGATAGAATATCACACAACATTATTGAAACATGGTGGGAAGGTCATACTCTTATGGGTAAGATGGAAATTCCTATGACTAGAGGTTTTGTAAAATTAGGTATCGTATCAACTAAAGGTGATTTAGTCGCACATTACTTAGAGCATAACTATATGATTGGTGTATCATCAAGAGGTGTTGGTTCTTTAAAAGAAGTTAAGGGTGATTTTATCGTACAAGATGATTTCGAACTTATTTGTTGGGATATCGTTACGGCACCGAGCACTCCAGGGTCATGGATTTTTAAAGATAAAGCAGAAGCTAGACCTTATGTTGAAAATTTCTCAATAAACAAACCAAAACTTAATGAAACTTTAGATAATTTTTTATCTGATATTATTTAATTTTTTTTTAAAAAAAATGATTTTTTAAATAATTACACATATTTATAATGTAAGTAGGTAACACTACACAATAAAAGTTAAAACAACCCAATTAAAATGGCAGAAAAAAAATCAATTTTAGAAGAGGCTTTATTAGATGTTAAAAAAATCCAAGAAGCTTTAGATGCCAACGCCAAAGAAATACTTCGTTCTTTAACGAAAGAAGAAATTGATGGTATGTTGAAAGAATCACTTGAAGATGAGAGTGATTATGAAGAAGAAACTGTTAGCGATGATGATGAATCAACTGAACCAGAAGAAGATGAAGAATCAACTGAAGGTGACGAAGATGAAATTGAAATCGGTGACGAAGATTCTGATGATGATGACGAAGAAGATATTGACTCCTTAGAGAATGTTGGCGATGACGACCAAGAAGATGAAATGGACATAGATGATATGTCAGATGAGGATGAAATTGACATGACAGATGCATCTGATGATGATGTTATCGCTATTTACAAGAAATTGAGTGGTGATGACGAAATTGAAATCGTAGGTGATGAAATTCACATGAACATTTCTCAACCAGGTGAATACATTGTTAAAAAAGGAGCTTTAGGTGGTGGAGCAGTAGCTGCAACAGCTGAACCAGAATTTGATGATGAATTTGGTGATGAATTAGATGAAGAAATGGATGAGTCTGAAGAAGATGAGTCTGAAGAAGATGAGTCTGAAGGTTTAACTTACGAAATCGCAATGGATGACGAAGACACTATGACTGAAGAGGAAGAAGAAGACGAATCTATGTACGAATCTGAAGAAGATGACGAAGAAGATGAATCTATGAACGAATCTGAGGAAGATGAATCTATGAACGAATCTGAGGAAGATGATGAGGAAGAAGAAGATGAATCTATGAACGAATCTGAAGATGATGAGGAAGAAGATGAAACTATGACTGAAGAAGAGGAAGAAGAAGATGAAACAATCGAAGAAAAAATTGGTGTTGGTATTGGGATGAGTGTGGGTAATCACCGTAATCCAACTGCGAATACAAAAGCTCCAATGAATCCGAAAGCTAAAAACGAATCTACATCAGCTAAAAAAGTTCTTTCAGAAACTGAAGTTAAGTACAAAAAGTTATTACAAGAGTCTACACAACTTAAGACTGAAAATGAAGAATTTAGAAAAGCTCTTAAGAAATTTAGAAATATGTTAGTTGAAACTGTAGTGTTCAATTCTAATTTAAGTTATGTAACTAAATTATTCATGGAACATGCAACAACTAAAGAAGAAAAACAAACAATTATAAAAAGATTTGATGAGGAAGTAACTAACCTTAAAGAATCTAAAAAGTTATACAAAACTATTGTTAATGAATTAGGTGCAAGAAAACCTATGACAGAATCAGTAGACAGAAAAATAAATAATTTGGTTACCACAAGCACTTCAAAACAATTAAATGAAGCAACAGCTTATGTTGACCCTTCTACTCAAAGAATTAAGGATTTAATTTCTAGAGTGGAAAATAAGGATAAATACTAAAATAAAATTAAAAAACTATGTCATTATTAACATCAGGACAAGTAGGTAACATCGGCCTTAACCACATGAAGGCTGTACGTCAAGAAACACAAGCAAAATGGAATTCATTAGGTTTCTTGGAAGGTCTTAAAGGCCACGTAAAAGAAAACATCGCTCAATTGTATGAGAACCAAGCTTCTATGCTTTTAAGCGAATCAACAACTGCAACATCATCAGGTTCTTTCGAAACTGTAGTGTTCCCAATTGTACGTAGAGTATTCTCTAAATTATTAGCTAATGATGTAGTATCAGTACAAGCTATGAACATGCCAATCGGTAAATTGTTCTATTTCGTACCACAAACATCAATGCGTCAAGATGGTAGTAACCCAGGTAACTACGGTAGCGATTACGCAACTGCACTAGGTAATGATACTTATTACACCACTTACTCAGCTCACACTGGTCTTAACGGTGAACACAATGGTGTAATTACCGCTGCTGCAACTCCAGTTGCTGACGTAGCAAACGCTTACCCAATTACCAAATTTGCTAATAAGAATTTGTATGATATATTCTACAATGACGGTTTATTTGATAACTCTAAGGGTACAATGGCTATTAGGACTCTTACAGTTTCATCAATTGGACAAATTTTCACATTTGATAACAATGGTACCCTTAACGGTGTTACTGGTGCTTCACAAACACTTCCATTAGCTACTGACGGTTCACTTAGACACGCAATTATCGGTTTAAGTGGTTTCTCTGGTGGTGCTGGTTATCAAGGTAGAGAAGTATTAACAGGTCCAGATGGTAACAACATGGATACTGAATCATTCTTAGCTTCATTGCACATTGTTAACGGTTCTAACGCAATTTTAGATGCTCAAGGTAACACAATTATCGCTGCTTATTCTGAAATACCTTTCCGTTTAGTAACTCAACAATATGGTAAATCAATTGTACAAAATACTGCTAACATATCTGTTTCCAACCAATTTGGTGGTTCAGCTGTTAACGTTCCAAACTTGGTACAACCAGGTGGTATCTTATACATCGAATTAGATTTCAGACACCCAGTAGGAACAACAGCTGGTGCTGGTGCTGCTATTACAACTGGTACAACTTACGATGGTTATATCGGTGCTAATATTTCAGTTGCTAGTGGTGTTACAAATTTCTCACCAGTAGCTGCTTGGGCTGAATACGCTTCATTAGAGCTTGAAACTGAACTTGGTGAGGTTTCTTTCACACTTAACGAAGTTGTAGTTGCTGTTGAAGAAAGAAAATTAAGAGCAACATGGTCTCCAGAATTGGCTCAAGACGTTAGTGCATTCCACAACATCGATGCTGAAGCTGAATTGACTGCAATGTTGTCTGAACAAGTTGCTGCTGAAATTGACCGTGAAATCCTTAGAGATTTACGTAAAGCTGCTGCATGGCAATTACGTTGGGATTACAATGGTTGGAGAAGAGCTTCTTCATCTGCTAGTCCTTACACACAAAAAGACTGGAACCAAACTCTTATCACAAGAGTAAACCAACTTTCTGCTCAAATCCATAAATCAACTCTTCGTGGTGGTGCTAACTTCATCGTTGTATCTTCTGAAATTTCTGCAATCTTCGATGATTTAGAATATTTCCACGTAAGTGATGCTAATCCAGAGCAAGACCAATATAACATGGGTATCGAAAGAATCGGTACATTAGGTGGACGTTATCAAGTATATCGTGACCCTTATGCTCCAGCTTACTCAGCTATTATCGGTCATAAAGGTAAATCATTGTTAGATACAGGTTATATCTACGCACCATATGTGCCATTGCAATTAACCCCTACAATGTACAATCCTTTTAACTTCGCTCCAGTTAAAGGTATCATGACAAGGTATGCGAAAAAAGTTGTGAACAATAGGTTCTATGCTCATTTACGTGTAGACGGTGTTGTAACATTCAATACACAAGAATTAAGATAATAAAAATCTTTAAAATAAAACTTAAAACCCTGCACTTATGTGTGGGGTTTTTTGTTTTCTGTTGGATATTTATTTATATGAAAAGTCTAATAAAAAAACTACTTAGGGAATCGTTAAGTGATTATCCATCTAAATGGATGGAAGAAAAAGACCAGAATAACCAAAAAAGAGTATTTATTGAAGACGCTTCGTCTAAATTAAACACTTATTTTGGTGAGGTTAATGATTTATTTAAGATTAAAAAAATACAAAGTATTTTAGGTATTATCTTTAATTATAAGACAAGTCACAACGATGAATTTGAAGAGAATAATGAAGAATTAAGAGATTATAAATTACAACTTGGTAAGTACTTTAAAACAAACGATATTTATACGATAACCGTAATAATAGATAACACATTTAATGGAGATTAATATATGAAAAACATTATAAAAAAATTACTTAGAGAAACATTTGAGATTGATGAAATGGATTATCAAAGTTATAAGAAAATGGACGAATTACAATCGGCTTTAAGTCGTGGTCTTATTGTTAGTGTTGTAACAGTTAAGGATGATGGTACCGTAAGACACATGGCCGCTAAAAAATTCTTAAGTGCTTATCAAGCTAGTACAGCTGAAAAATCTGAAAAACAAAAGTTTATTAAGCCTAACAATGACATAGAAAAGTTTATCGATATAAACATATATAATGACTTAGTTAGAAAGACTGGTGATAAAGCTGATGCAGCAAAAAAAGCGTGGAGAATTATACGTCTTGGTAATGTCCTAGCATTCATGGTTAAGGGTCGTTTATATGATATGCGTGAAGAAAATAACATAAAGGAAAGATACGGTGAAGAAATTTATAATTCATTAACGAAATCAATGGTTAATGTTATGAATAGAGACATAAATCAACCAATAGAAGGAATATGAAAATAGGTAAAATATTTAATCAATTATTAAAAGAAGAATATAACGGTCATAAATTACTTGGTTATCACGTTACCAGTGAGGCTAATATTGAATCAATTAGACGCAATGGTTTCTTTGTTGGTAATAGAGCTATGCAAGGTCGTGGTTTTTATTCTTTTTATGAATATGAACGAGCAACTGGTTATGGTTGTAAATCTGGTAATTCAACTGCGATTGTTAAATTTTTAGTTACGAGACCAAAATCATTAATATACTTAAATATGGATATTGCTAAACAAGTTTTAGGTGATAAATACCATTTAATTGACCAAGTAGAAAATTATTATAAATATTATGGTGGGGTTGAATATTTTTTAGAAAATTGTTTAAGTTCTTCATATGTTAATGAATACGGTAGAGGTATTGAAAACTTAACTAATTATCTTAATAATATAGAAAATACATACCCTAAACATTTTAGAATTACATTGATTAGTAGTAGAGAAGATGATAAGTTAAATGTTTTGTATGACGGTGAATATGGTATTGAGATGCGGTTTAATAATGTTAATTTATTAAAACCAATTGGTTTTAATATAATTAGTTGTTTAAATGGAAATAATTTAAAAAATGTTGAATTTAGTATATTAGACGATATACCAAATACTGATGAATTTAAACCACTTAGAGATTTTATCATCAATCTTAATTTACAAGATGCAACATTTGATATAGTTAAAAATAAACTTGATAAATTGCTTGAAACTATACGTAGCAGTAGGGAATTTAATGAACTAAATAAAATATGGGACTTAATATATAAAATAAAAAAAAGCTGAGTAAATCTCAGCTTTTTTTATTTACGTTAACTCTAGTTATTTTTTAGGCTTTCTTGCCGCAAGATGGGCAAAATTTATTTGTCTTATTAATTTTAGCACCACAATTAGGGCAGTATCTTTTAACATTAATATCATCAGCGGTATTAACCTTTTGTGATATTGGAAGTAATTTATATTCTACCGTATGGAATGGGTAATAATTAAATGACTTGTTAACAGTTTGTAATTTTTGGTCTGATTCACTACCAGCTTCAACACGGCCAGTTTCAACAGTTTTAGAACTTCTAACAATTTTTGAAGTTGCATCGGATGAATAGTTACCAATTGATGATGTGAATGTAGCTGAAGTACTATTTAAATACGAATTAGATGAACTAGACCCATTAGCCATACCAGTAAGATTTACAGTGCCACTATAATTAGTATTAGATGTGGTAACTCCCATTGGCGTTGATAACGTACCGCTATTTGAAAAATAAGTTATTGGGTTACAATAATCATAATAAGTCCAAGTAGGATTATTAGAAATAGTTATTGTTGAATTTAATGGCGTAGTTTCAGTGTAAAACTCTACTTTAAAGTCACCATTTTTTTCAATAGCCTTTTGTACCTCTTGAGTATTAGATACTTCATAAACGTCAAATTTAAAGCGTTTAGCAACATCTATGTAACGGTCAAGAAATACTCTTTCACCAGGTCTAAGCACTAGACCACCTTGTGAGATTATGTTGTTATTAAGATAGATTTTAGCCAACACAGAATTTGATGTTGGATTAAAGAGTTCAATTTGGAACGAATCACCATTATTCAAAAAAAATGTTGGGTCTGATTCTTTATTATATATTTTTAATCTAGATTTATTTATACATATAAACGCACTTGGCATTTCAGTATTTGTGATGTATTTTTTTTCGTTTTTCATTTTTTTAACTTTTAATGTTTTATTATGTACTAATATTTTTGTTGCCTAGACAACTCTAAAGTCATTTCTGACTCAATACTAATACTTGAGTTAACGTAAATATAAATATATAACTATTTTAAAAATAGTCAAGTACTTTATTGAAATTCTGGACCTTGTTCACAAAGGGTTGATTGTATTGTGGCCCAATAAGTATCAGCTTCATCAGCCATACAATCACCAGTGATGCCATAGGGTTTTGAAATATGATTACCAAGCATATTAGTATGCTTTATTAATTTCAAAATTAGCTTGTTTAAGCATAGTTAATGGTTTTTGTATTTTAGCACATAATTCTGGTGCTTCATCCCTAGAACCGATTGCTGCTGTAATTCTACTGATAACCTCATCATAACTATTAACTGAAATTGTATCACATAGTGATTGTAATTGTGGGTTCATATTCTCACCATCAATTAATTGTTCTCTGAGTAATTTTTTTATAAAACTTTTCATTATTGTGACATTCTTGAATCTGATTGATTTGTTATATCAAAATTAATTACATTTTTAATAGTTGTTACTTCAAGATTTGATTCATAAAGTACATCTAAGTAATATGTATTAGGTATAAGACTATTTGTATCTAATAAGAAGTAATTGTAATTGGTTGCCATTTCTACTGGGTGATAATCAATTACGGTAACCTCACTTAAACCTTCTTTAACATAAAGTCTATACTTAAGACTAGTTATTTTTTGTGTTTGATTAACAGTATATGGTACTCTTGCGGATACAATAATTTTTCTTACATCACCACGTTTAATTGTATCTTGTTGACGTATACCAGAAATCGAAATTCCGACCTTTTTAGGGCCTATATCGTTCGCTCCTATGTCGTAGTACCCAAGACTATCTTTAAGCTCAAAATTGAGCCTTATATCGGGTCTTGAGACACCATTAATTGTGATACCAGTCCATACATCATTATATAAATAACCAGCTGATGCTAAATTTGATGGTATTAGTAAATCTATTGAGTAAACACCTTTGGTTATTTGATTAACATCTGAAGAGGTATAAGCTGATATTAAATTTTCACTGTTATCGTATATATTTACGGCAGGGATTGTATCTAAATTAGTTGGGTTACCAGCTAAATTAACGTAGAGATAAAGTTTATTTGGTTTATCTAAATAAAAGTCATTTCTATCATCAGTTATAAAATTATTATAAATGGTTTCAATATAGGGTTCATAGTATGTTTGAGAATTTCTACTGAAGAAACCAACGTATTGTAAATTATTTGTGCTAGTTTTTTCAAACCCAGTATTATAAGCAACACCCATACCATAGTTTGGGTTACCCATTAATATACTATTAACAAAATCAGTTACATCAATTGAAATATTTTCGTTTCCAGCATCAAAGTGTTGTGTACCGATTACGGTTGGGTCACCAGAATAAACACCAGCACCATTATCCCAATAAGAGCCACTTTGTGGATTAATCCAGTTTGATGGCATAACTGATACTGTGGTATTTATGTTTCCAATATTAGAAATATTATAATCATAACCAACACCTTCATCCCATGGTTGGTTGATGGGGAATACAATTAAATCGAAGGATGATGTTCTATCAAACGTATCCATTGTACCGTTTAATAATCCACTATCAAATGCACCAGTATTCGTCATTTTAAGTGTATGTGTTACTTTTGAAAGGTCGGCTATGGTACCGTTTGTGTAAAGATTAACTAAGTTTGTTTCATCAAAATGAAATAAGTAACGACTATAAGAATTTTCACCATTTGGACCACCATAAAATAATTCGGTTATTGGGTTTAGTCCAGTGTTAATATTACTGTTTACAATTATTGTATTATCCTTATCAAAATATGTTCTAAATACCATTTTCTTTTAATAATAAATATCCAGATATTAGTTAATGTTGATATTTTTTGATAACATGGCATTCTCTAAATTTTCAGCATTATTTTTAAATTCACGAACATTTAGTACATTTCCTTCTGTTGCTAAATCGGTTGGTGGGATTCCATTATTATTATGAACATGGTTTAAAAAGGCTTTTTTGAGTAATTTTAAATATTGTACTAGTATATCACCAAATGGTAATGGGTGTGCATTTTGTATAATATTTAAAATTTCATCATTACTAATTAAATCATTTTGATTGGTTAAATTAAATCTTGGTGAACCATTCTCATGTGTTAATAAATTAATTTTGTTTGCAACAATATTAGTAACAGAACCAATTAGTTGTTTTGTGTTTGAATTGGCTTGGGTAATTGGTATATTATTTTTAATTTGTATATAACCTTGCGTAGTTTTATTAAATTGAAATGGGTATGGGTTACTGTTATTAATTGCTGATTCAACAAATTTACCAGCCCTTAATACGATTTCATTGTGTTTAAATGTTAAGTCGGTATTATATCTTCCTTGAATGGCAATATCATCATTAGATGGAAAAACTCCATCCAATGCTGGAACTCTATTTACATTAGTTTGTGGGGTTAATAAATTAAATGTGAATGGGTTTAAACCAGTTGTTTGTATTGGGTCAATATTTAATCTATCAAAACTAGAAATAATTGGACCAAAATATAGTCTATCACTATGTGTTTTTGTTTTATCTAGTATCATTACAAAAACACCTTCACCAACTTTTGGTGATGAAAAAAAGAATTTGGGTACCATTGGGTAGGCCCAAGCTAAATCATCTGTTGTTAAACCATTGTCACCACCTTTGTGTGTCGGTCCAGGGATTCTAACCTTAATTCTACCCATAGAGGTTGGGTCATCGATACTTTCAACAGAACCAATTTGGATAATCCTCATTGAATCTGAAGCTTGTACGACATTACCAAGATTAGTTATATATTGATTATCACCAGCCATTATTTACCCTTTAATCTATTTATAATTATTTCATTTGCCTTTGCGAATCTTTCTTCGATTTCAACAAGGGCATCATAATCTTTAACCATTTTTAATTTTAAAGCTTCATGGTCAGCTTCTAATTGCTTTATAATAAGCAAGATTTCATTTGAACTTAAATTTTCTAATTCTTTCATATAACAATATTTTTAACGTATTACACCAACACCAACGGCTAAATTTGTTGTAATACCTTGTGATACAACTGGTGCACCTAAATTACCGACACCAATTGTGGTTACTGTAATTCCAGGTGGAATTACAATTTCTATTTTTGCTTCTGTTAATAAAGCATTAACAATTTCTTGAATTCTAATTAACTCCATTGCTTGTGCGGTATTATCACCATCAGCAAACACATTACCAACTGGTAAACCAGCTTCTGATTGTCTTGTAATAATTCTAGATGTAATATCACTTGCTGTAATTCCTGGTCTTAAATTAGCACCAGTTAATACTAATGGTGGTGGTAAAGGTGTTACAGGCACATTAGGGACACTAAATGCAGCATTTATCATATTAATAATACCACTAATTGATGCCATACTAATATTATCATTAGTGGTAGACGATTGTCTATTTGTATTTACATCACTCATAATAATTTTTTAATTTGTCTTGTGGCATTTGGTGGGATGCCAAGTAAGCTTAATAATTGCGCTTGATTATTTTGACCTTTTTCAAATATTTTTTTAATTACAGCTTTAGAAACAAGATTTTCAATTTCTTTTAAAGCTAATTTTAATAAAACGTTTATCACAGCATTACTAATTGACTTGGTAATACTTTGTATAAGATTTTTATTTTTTTTCATAAAATCAATAGCATCAGTATATACAGCATCTGGACCATAAATTATTTTAAAATTTAATGCAAATAAAGTAATTACTTTTGGTGATAAAATAATATTTGTAATAACATTTATTAAATTGTTTATAATTTCTTGAATAAAATTTAAACCTATTGCATGGTTATCAGCTGGATTTTTTGAAGGTGATGATAATTGATTTGAAAATCCGTTTAATGAAGATGTTAAAGCTGTATTTTTTTGTGCTGTTGATTTTGCACTAGAAATGCTTGTATTCATATTGGTAACAGATTGTAATGACAACGATGTTTTTATTGTTGATGTTGTGACAATTGACTTAGTACCATTACTCTTAGATATTGCCTCAGCTTGATGTGCTGCGTTTTCAACATTATTAAATTTAAAATAACTGTTATTAATTATATCGTTACTATTAGAATTAGCAATTTTTTTAATTACTGTGTTTGTTTTGGCTTGATTTTCTAACTGACTTAATGATTTACCAGCAGCACTTGAAACAGTTCCAAAAATTGAATCAATAACATTAGTTAATATATTTTCTGTATTGAATAATGTTATACTGTCAATGAAATTATTATTTAAATCTGTAAGACTTTTATTATCGTAAGATGAATCAGCTTTTATATTTAAAGTATTATTTGGTTTTTTTCGAGCAATATCACTTGAACTAAATTCAAATGTAAGTATATTTGATTGTGTGGTTTGTGAACCCCAAGATTCTGGGGTACCATCGTTTTGAATTGTTTGGTAAAGAAACGTATTAAAATCCGTACTCTTAATTAAATCAGATTTTAAATCATTATATAGGAGTTTACCTGCGCTTGAATTAGGGTTAATTAACATTAAGCCAGTAAAATCTATTTGATTTACATTTATATTAATACCGTCACCTGTTGATTTAATAAAATATGGTAAAGATGGGTTAGTACCACAATTAACTATTGATTTTAATTCACTTTTTAATGCAATTTTGATATCTTTTTCAATTTCATGTAAAGAATAAACTAATGTATCATTAATAGTTTCTTGTAATTTTTGATAACCAATAAGAGATTTAATTAAATCGGTTAAAAATGAAATTGTATTACCATTATTATTAACGGATGGGAATGAAGATGTGGTATTTAACTTAGGCATCCCCTCAGTTAAAGTTTTAGCGGCAGCTATTTGCCCAAATATTTGTTTTTTTTGACTTACTACTGACATAATTATTCAAAATCAAGATTAACATCTTTATCGTTTTTAAGCATTTCTCTAATTGATTTAAAATCATTTTGAGAAACTTTTCCATCAACTCTTTCACTAATAGTGGCATCAACATCACCTCTATTTTTTATTATATCACTTTGTAATTTAGCTAATTCAAGTTTTATTCTAATAGCTGATTCTTTAACTTTTAGAAGACCACCTTTTTCTTTTGCAATTTTGGTTAGGTCATCAACATCCGTGGGTTCAACACTTACTGATAATTCGTTAATTGTTTTTTGTGCATCATTGATTTGTAGACAAGCATCATTATAGGTTTCTTGCATTAGTCCTTCAAGACTATCAACACTATTAACTTTAACTTCTTGTTTCTTTTTTCTCGGCAAAATTTATATTTTTTTAGTTAATTATTATTTTATTACTCTTGTTTATATTACCTTCATAAATGACACCATTTATTCGCCTTGTTGTTGCCCATAGAGGTTGCAAATTAGATAGTGCATTGACAACATTGATTGGAATGGTTTTGTCAAAACTGGATACTGGTTTTATATGGTCTATATGCCACTCACCATAATTACCCCAATTCATACCATCTGTAAATAAAGATTCTAAATGTTGCTTAAGTTCTAATGCGGAATATCCTAATAAATCAATTGTTTTACCTTCTTTAGGTCTACCTAATCTTTTTAAAGTATTATTTAAAAATAAACGCCATTTTAACGTGTATGAATTTTTATTATAGTTATAACGATATTTTTTACGTTCTTCAGTTTTTTCAATATTTTTATAATATTGAATATTATTATCGTAATATTGTCTTTTTTTCTGTTTAGATTTTAACGTTGAATTATAGATTAATTGGTACTCTTTGTTTTTTTCACTATTAGATAATCGATAATCTTTATGATATTTAGTTATTGTATCTAAATTAGCTTCTTTATATGAGATTATGTATTTTCTGGTACACAATTTACATGTGTTTCTAAAACCGTTAGAGCAAGGTTTACATTTGGTAAACTCATCTAATCGTTTAGGTAAATTACATTTATTACATATTTTGTCCATAATAATAAATATTAGTATTTTTATTATTATATTTATTTTGGAGTCACTTAATGCTTTTTTCTCACTTAAATTAGTTTCAGTTAGATAGTTTATATATAAATACCTATTAAAGTATTTTTTATTAACTATTCTTGATTCTTTATAAGGTCATAAAGGTCTTTGAATCTTTTTATAGCTAACCTAATATCTTTCGTTGATAAATTTGTGTAATTGCGCATTGTTTCCAATATGGCATTTTTATTATACTTACTACCACTATTTAATGATGTGAAGGATGTTTGCCAATTTTCAAGAATTTCTATTAATGCTTGACCAACTTTACGTTCGTTTTCGTTTAATTTTTTCTTTTGAGGTAGATTTTCATCGTTTAATTCAGCTTTAATATTATTTACAAGTTTTTTAAAAAAAGAATCCATATCGAATTCATCTTCATCTATTACATAACTAAATTTTTCATTTTCTTCAATATCTGAAGAAATGTCTTCATAAGAAGCTGTTTGCCTCATATATTTTTCATCTTTAATAAGAAGCCCTAAAATATAGTGTTTGCAAATTGTACCATAATAAGAATAAGCCTTTTTACCTCTACCATGTTCAAATTTATGAGCTTTGGTCATTAGAAATGAAAGGGTGTCGCCATGTAAATCTTCAAAGCTCTCACCCTTTCTATATAATTTATATTTTCTAATTATTGATTCTATCATTTTGTCCAACGGTTCTTTGAGCCATTGGTTGTAAATTAAGTTTCTCTCTTTATCATTTGTTGAGGCTAAATAATCGTTAACAGCTTTTTCTTCATCAGGGCCAAAATAGACTTCATTTTTTCTCTTTCGTCCTCTTCTGTTAACCATTTAAACCGTTTGTGTTTCATATGTTATTTTTCTGTCCTTATCAAAATAATATTCTTTTTTAGCTTGAGCTAACCACCACCTTGCTTCAGTAGGGTCCATTGTTTCTTTGTATGAAGCAAACAATGAATCAGGTCTTTGATTGACGTGCTTGTAACCAAATTTAGGGATAACCATAATCCTAACATCTTTAAATGCCATTCTTAATAAGAATTCATAAATAAAGGTTAATTTAATTGTTGATTTAAAACCACCATATTCTTCATAAATTGACTTCTTAATTACAATACCATCAATATTAAAGTTTTGGTAAGCTAAAAGAGCGTTAAGGTCTAAAATACCTAATTCATCAGAAAAGCTAGTGGCCCATACAGCTTCATTGGTAAAGCCATTGAACACACCCTCAGCATTAACATCAATAACAATTGGCATAAATAGGTCAACGTTTGTATGTGCTGCTCTATATTCAACAACATTCTTAAACCAGATGTTAGCATATTCATCATCATATTCTAGGAATGAAACCCATTCAGATTTAGCATTAGCAACACCTAAGTTTACTTGGCTTGCAAAGTCTGTTTCACCATCATTTTCTACGATGGTAACTATATCTTTAATTTCAGCAAAATCATAAGCCTTTACATAAGCACTTACTTCACTGTCTTTAGGTACAACAATTACCAATTCATCTGGTAATGTTTTTTGTAATTCAACACTCTTAACTGCATTTGCAAAAAGTGGTTTTGTGGTATCATCTAATTGATGAACTGGTAGTATAACTGAGATTTGTGTCATATTGTTTTAATTTTTAATTAAGCTTCTGTGTTAGTCAATTGACCTAACATGTTATTAAATTCTTGTTTTCTTTCATCAACTAAAGCAGCGTAAACGTTTGAAAGAATTTGTTTTTGATTTTCTGGTGTATATTGTCCAGTTGATTCTTTAATACTTTCAGTTAATTCTGTTGGTACTGAATCTTCTAACCAAACTTTCATATAGGTTGCAATTAATTCTGGGATATTAATTGTTGTATTAGTCCAAACACCGTTATTCTTAATTGTTGGATTACCATTTTCATCTTTTCCTTCAAGCCATTCTGGAACTAGATTTGGGATTTTACCAATAATTGGTGTACCACATTCCATTGCTTCAATTGGGAAAGTACCGAAACCAGCACTATCATCAACCCAAACAGCCAAACATGATTTGCTTAATTCATCAGCAAATTGTTGTCTTGAAAGACCTCTTAATTCCTTAAATGTAATCCACTTATAAATTGGGAATTGCAAATAGAAAGATTTAGCGATTTTAGCTGCATCACCTTGGTTTCTAGTAAGGATACTTACAACTGGGATTTTAGGTTTATCACTAGGTTTAAAATAGGTTGGGATTGATACTGGAACTACTGAAGTTTTAAGTGCTGGGAAAATAGTTTTAAGGTAATTAGCTTGTCTTTCACTTGTTGTAATTGCGTGTGTGAAACCATAATCACTATCCCATCTTTTACCAATTGGTAATAATTCCAAAAGATAATCATAACTTTGACTTAAAACAACTTTTCTACATGGAAAAGCTTTAACTTGGTCCATAATAGTTGCAAATACTTCTGGTATGATAATGAAATCAGCTGGGTTAATATTAAGGTTTTGGCTTTCAATTGAAGCGTGCGGCAAAGCAGCATATTCTTCACCCAGCCAATCTGAAATACCCATACCACTTTCATCACCGATTAGTTTGTAATCATTTTTTTCGTGTAAAATAAATGCATTATAACCTAATTCGTTAAGTAACTTAACATGTTCGTAAATGTTTGCGATACCAGCTGTTGGGTTACCCTTTGTGTCTAACGTGAAAAAATACAGACTAAAGTTTTTTGTGTCTAATTTTTCAATAATCTCATTGATTTGTTCAATTTGTTTTTTTTGTTCTTCCATTTTTGTTTTTTGTTTGTAAAACGTTATTCTTTTTCTTTTATTATACCTTCTTTATAAAGTGTATTAAAAACCATTTTATATCCGAATGAAGCTTCTTGAAATGCTCTTTCGGCACCTAAAGCATCATCAGTGATTTCTTCACTATCAATAATATACTCAATAAATGTTTTAAGTAAATCATATTTAGCACCATCAATTTCTTTATTTTTAGGTGTTGTTCTTTCGTAATTTTCAACCGTTGTATTACCATCATGTGTGGTGGTTGTTTTACACTCTTTTTCAATAGATGTTTTATCCTTACCATCTGTAAGTGTAATTGCTTTATCAAAAGCCTTAAGGTCTATGTAATAGACTGAGTCTCCAAATTCAATCATAATTAAATTTCTTCGTAAGTTGTTATTTTATTTGTTAAGATTCTTTCTCTTAGAGATTCATCTTTTATAAATTCTAGTATTGAATCTAATTCGTAATCGGATGGAGCATCTGAATTATAACTTGCTTTTATCTTTACACTTATTTTACCAGATGGTTTATTTTTAAGTGCGTCTGGGTTAGCGGTAACTAAGATATCAACACCATCCCATTCCTTAGCTGAATCTTGAATAAAATTCACTTTTTCAATTCTACAACCAGTCTTAGATAAAAAAAAGAACGTTGAGGGAATACTCTTATTAGCTTCTTTACTAACAAGAATTATCTCGTGTTCTTCATCATCTTTAATATCGGATAAGAATTGATTAAGGTGGGTCATTAATCCGTCAGATGTTTGGTCTGCGTGACCAAATATTTCTAGCGGTGCCTCTAAATACAAAAATTGATTTAATTCTGTTAAGTTTTTAAAATTAAAGTGGTCAAGCAGATTAAAGCTTGTAATATCACTTTCTTTAATTGTAGTTGGACCAATATACTTGCTATAAGTATAAACGAATTGAAATAAGAAGTCACGCAAGACTTCGTTAATTGATATTCCGATAACTGCCATAAATTAAATATTTTCGATTTTTATTTTACCGTTTAATTTTTTTTCGGTAATTATTGTGTATTTTGGATTAATCTTTATTTCATCGGTAATATTGCTAGAATTTTCGTGGATTAAAATAAAAGGTTGTTCAAAATTAGGGTTATAATATGTTTTAATGTCATCACCAAAATTATCACATTTAACTAATATTACATTTTCTTTAATTGAGTTATCGACTTCAACTAAATACTTTTCACCAATCATTTTAGTTTTAAAGTTATAAAATTCTAAATCGTTAATTAATTTTAAAAATAAATTAGAGTTTAATATTACTTTATTAGCTTCATGAAAACATGTTTTATGTATTTGGGCTGAAATTTGGTTGATTTTTGTAATTAGAGTTTGATTCCAATCATATTGTGTATACTCTGTAACTTTATCAGTTACATTATGTCCTAAATAATCCCAACTTGTATTCCACGCTGGCATATATAATTCTTTGATTTTATTATTTTCGGATTCAACATAAAGTTCACAAAATAATTTGATTAGATTAGCCTCAACATCAACATCTTTATGGAAACTGTGTACATTATATGTGTGTGAATTTATACAATCATCAATTGCATATATAAATTGAAGCATTTTTTCTTCAGTGAATTCAAATCGTTCATTTATAATTAATTCACTATCAATCTTATAAAGTGTGGATATTGCTGAAAAGGTTACAGTATCAGTTAATCTATTATTAATTCTAACATATTTATTTCTAAATAAATAAACTGCTAATTGCATAGCATTGGCTACTTTTTCTTTAAACGGTTCTTTAACATAATCAAGAAATCCAATTTTATCCCATCTTGTTAAAACGTCTAGTGATTCATCTATTATGTAATCACTGTTTACTAATATACTCATAATTTTATAGTTTTATAGAAACCATAATAATTATAAAAAACTATAAAGTCAAGTAATTATTTACTTTTTATGAAAAATTCGGATATTTATTGTTAAACGTTAAAAATATGGTACGATTTAATTGGTCATTAAAAAATGACAAAATACTAACCGAAATTTATTCTAATAATATAAATAAAATAATTGCTGAAAAATTAGGGACTAGTGTAAGCTCTATTGAAAATAGGGCATACCGATTAGGCCTAAAAAAAGACGTTAATTTTATTAAAAATTTTAAAAGTAATCAGCTTATAAAATTGAACAAAATAAATGGTAGGGATTTAAGTGATGAGGTCTTAAAAGGTATAGCATTAAAATATAAAACTAAGGTTGAGTTTCAGAAAAAAGATTCTTCAGCATACAATACAGCAATTAAACGAGGTATTATAAATAATATTTGCTCACACATGTTAAACATTAGTTACAGTATACCACAGCTAATATTAAAAAATTTGATGGATAAACTATTATGTTGTGATGGAATATACAATACAAGAAAAATAATAAAACCATATGAAATTGATTTATATTATCCAAAGTTTAATTTGGCTTTTGAATATCAAGGTAAATTATGGCACACAGAAGATTATAATAAAAATAGGGATATTGATAAATTGAAAAGTATAAATGAAAAATTGATAAATATAATTTACATTGTTGAAAATAATCGTAAATATGAGGACGACATAAAAAATCAAATAATTAATAATTTAGATAATATAAACAAAATATGCAATACTAAATTAACTAAAGAGAATGTATTGGAGTGTATAATTGATAATATATTTGACGAGTTATATAACAAAAATGAATTAATTTTAATAGCAAAAAAATATGAATCATTTAAAGTTTTTATAAAGGAACAGAAAGATGTTTATAATAAATTAAAAAAATTAAAATTACATATTGTTGCAACATCACATATGTTAGATAAAAAAAATAAACATAACGAGATTGAAGTGATTAAAAAATTAGAAAAATATTCAAAGATTTCAGACTTAATTAAAAATGATTATGGATTATATCAATACATTAAAAGAAATAAATTGAATGAATTATTAATAAAGTTAGAAAACAAGAATAAGCAAATTGATTTAACTATAACTGAAATAACTGAAATTATATCAAAGTACACATATAAATGTGATTTTATTAATAATAATAAATCAATTTATTCTTATTTAAAAAAACGAAGATTAACTAATTTATTTTCCAAACTTAAAAATTGTACTGGTTTTAAAAAAATTAAAAATTAAGTCTTTAATTTTAGTTATTTTATTTTTTTTAGGTTCGATTCTTATAGAGGTTATTTTATTAGTATCTTGTTTTATCTCATCTTTAAAAATATTAATAAAATAACTAGTTAGTCTATGTCTTACAATTTCGTCTTCATTAAACTCAATAATTCCTATACCAATCATTGGATTTAATTTAACTTTTTTCGCAAAATATGCTAATGAACTATTTCGTTTGTTTTTAATATCAATTTGTTCTGGGTCACCTAATAAAACAATTTTAGCGTTTTCTGATAATCTAGTAAGAATTGTTTTTAAATTATCTTTTGATATGTTTTGAACCTCATCAACAATGACTATTGTGTTAGATAAGTCTCGGCCTCTTAATGAGCCAATTACACCAAAATTTATATATTTAGAATTAATTAAATCACCAGTATTTTTTTCGCCAATTAATTTAACTAATGAATCAATGAAGGACATATTTTGAAAATACATCTTTTCCATGGCATCACCAGGTAATGCTGGTAACATTTCATCGTTAAGCTGGGTAATTGACTTCAATAATAAAATACTCTCAAATTTATTATTTGATTTTAATAAATTTAAAGTTGCGGATAAAGATGTTATTGATTTACCAGTACCAGCTGGTCCAATGCAAACAGTTACATCATTATTTTCAATTGATTTAACTAAGTCTTTTTGTGTTTTGTTTTTACACTTAAACGGACCGTGAAAGTTTATTAATTGGTTTAGGTCTGATTTAGGTGTTGTGTTTACTAAAGATTCAGATATTTCAAATGTTGAATCGTCTTTTCTTTTAGGTCTTGGTTTTCTTTCTGATGGCTTTTTATTCATGCAGTTTTATTATAAATATCTATATGTTTATCTTATTAAAATAATCTTTCCAATAATTATAAGTTTTATAATCATTAGGGGTACCCCAGCAAATATAGTTTTCAACTTCAAATACTTTAACTTTTAAACCAGATTTTATATTTTGATTTAACACATCATCAACGTAAAATTCATTATTTGTTCTAATATTTTCTAAATAGTTAGCTTTTAAACCATCAATAAAGTATTTTGCCTTTCTAAAAAACATTGTACCTATAATTGCATGCGTTGTTAATGGGTTATCATAGATAAATTTCTTACATGAAACATGCTTGATACAATTATTACCATCAACGTCCAACCAAGCGTATGCATTAGGATTTGTTTTACTAGCTTGATTGTTCCTAAACGACCAAACTATTATATCAATAGATTCATCATTAATTAACTCTAAATATTTTTTATTATCATAATACACTCCATTATCACAGGCTGAAATTTGAATAGGTGATTCTAAGTCTATATTATTTTCAATTACACCTATTTCACTCGTACATGCTTGACCTTCAGTTACTTTATCTATTGTCGTGATATTTGTGTTAGGGTAATATTCTTTTAAGATATTATCGATACCAAATTCATCAACATGATTTTTTAAACAAACAAAAACATTATTATCACATTTTGGTATTGAATCAACCGCTTGAATAATCATTGGTTTCCCATCAACATTTATGAGTGGTTTAGGACTTTCATAACCCTCCTCCTGAAATCTTTTACCCATACCAGCCATGGGTAAAATTAAAGTGGTATTTTTTGGGTTTTTAACGTTTTCTTTTTTGTTTTTTATATTTGAAAAATAACTAGACCAAGATTTATAATTTTCCAAATCATATGGTGTACCCCATTGTAGCATATTTTCTATTAAAAAAGTTGATACACGCAGGTTATCATTTATCATTAAATTATAGACTAAACTTACATAGAATTCATTATTAACTGAATGGTTTAATTCAACTAATTTTTTAAAGTATTTCTTAACGATTTCACCATTTTTAAAATAATATGTCCCATTAGATGCTAACTCTAACATCTTATCATTTGTGAATGGTTTTTTTTCTTGTATTTTTACAGCTTTATCACCATCCATTTTTACAAAGGCGTAATTATCAGAACCTAACATATGCGGATGAAAACCAGTATAACATGCTATGGCACCATCTGAGTTTGAATTTCTTGTATCAGTTAAGAATTTTTCATAATCCCAATAAGTACCATAATCACAGTAACTAACAATAATCTCTTTATTGTTCTTAATATGGTCACTTATTGATAACACAGCATCCACTGGACCTCTTCTATTTTCATTTGGTACTTGAATTATCTTACAATTTGGTGAGATTCGTTTTAGTACCAAAGCCATATTAGTTGATAGAATGTGAATTTCATTACAGATGAATATTACATCATCAGGTTTACCAAAAAGATTTACAACATGTTCAATTATCGGTAACCCATCAACTTCAATAAGTGGCTTAGGGTCTTCATAACCAGCATCAATAAAACGTTTACCTATACCAGACATAGGTATGATTAATTGTATATTATTCATTTTTATTTAAATTTTCAATTTTATTTTTTAAATTGTTAATATAATCATCATAGGTATAATGTAAATTTATATTTTTGTTTATATGTTTAAAATTATGCTCTTTGTATTGATGAAAATGGTTGTCATCTTCGTATTTAACACCTAAAATATTTTCAGAAAAAAATAAACATATCGTTCTAATACCGCTAAAAGATAATAATATATTTAAATCACCTTTATTAATAATTTCAAAAGAGTTTAATAATTCAATTAGGTTATTATTTTCTTCACTATTATCAATGGTGTAATCTATTATATTATTTAAAATTTTTATATCATTATAAATTGAAAATGTGTCTAGCTTGTCATATTCAGCACAATATTTTATTTTTCTCTCACCTAATAAAATTATAGTTCCAGAATATTTTTTTAAAGTTTCTAAAAAAATATTTGAATATTTTTCATACATACTTTTACCGAAATATTGGTTATCTCTTAATGATAGTACTTTAGTGTGAACGGTTATAAAATTCTTAGGCAATTCTAATTTATTAGTTATTAAATCTTCCCTTATTTTAAAAATAATTTCTTTATTGTAATCAACACATAGTTTATTTGATGATATTAATGTATAATCTTGGTTGTTTGTTATAATTATTCGTTCATCATTAAAAATATATTTCATTATTATATAATATTTTTCTTTAAATGTGTTAATATCATAAGTGTCCCTACAATTTTTCAAGGTAATTTCACATATTGAGACATGTATTTCATCAAAAGTTTTATCGTTTAATAATTGCTTGAATATATTATCCAATTTTAATATCTCTTCAATTCCAAATAACGTTTTTATTTTTAAAATATTATTCATTTGATAGAGTTTACAAAATCAGTACACACAGCATATGGTGTCTTATTATTATCGTATTTTTCAATATCTTGTTCTGATAAAAGAGGTATAACGCATTTATCATCAATTTTACCACTTAAATCATGAACCCAAAGATACCCATTGTTTGTACATACATAAGAATCATTCGTATGACAAAAGAAGTTATAACCATTTAATTTTGCTAATTCTAAAGCTGAATCAATATCTTTACAATGGAACCAGAGCATTTCTTTTCTTGGCTCCATCCAAGATAATTCTATTTTATATTGTGCAAAATCATGACCTAACCAGAATTCATTATTTACATATCTTAAATCAACCTCAACATCATACCCTAATTGTATTGCTGAATCGATATAAGATGGTCTATTTTCTTTTTCTATTACTGGGCCGCATATATTACCCCTATGTGATATTATTTTCATAAATTTAAAATATAAAATTCCAGTTATTTAATCTTGGCTCATCCATCATCTTCCATGCTGAATCTAACATCATGTTAGGTACCGCCCAATGTCTATCTCGTAAATTGATATGGAAATTAATTACACCAGAATAGTTAAAAATACCCTTATACTGTGAATGGTAGAAGAAATTAACATTATTACCTTCGATAAAATGTATTTCTTTTGCACCTTCAACTAATAAGGATAATTCACCAATACATGTTGAGAGGTTGCTTACATTTATTATCGGTAGTTGACTGTTTATACGGGCTGAAATATTAGTACCAATCGGGTCGTTAATTATAATATAATCACCAGTAATATTACTTCGTGATAATATGGTATTCTTTATTTCTAACTCTTTTTCATAATTTCTAATGTAATTAAAAAAATCCATTCTAACACTATTATTTAAACCAACTAATTCATAATAAAGTTTATGATTTGTTGTTAATATTGTGTTTGGTAAGTGTTTATTCGGTTTACATAAGTATTTTTCATCAATATCTAATTTATTATATAATGGGTTTAAGTCATTAAAATAATATTCTTTATTAACATTTTCTAAATCGTAAAAATTAAACTGGGCCTTATCCCAACCAGCTGTTAAGGTATTACAAATATCGTATTCACCAAACGTACCATTGTTTATTAATTCTTCTGGTCTATTGGCAATAAAAAGCCTTTTGTTAAATAGTGGCTCATTCTCAAAGTAAGCGGCATAATATCTTTTTAAATAATCTCGATTATCATTATTATAACCTTTAAAAAGATATAGGTATACATTCTCATAATGACTTAATAAAAAGTAATATAAACTGATTACAGATAAAGTATCACCATATGTATAACATGGTGGTATTAAAATTATATTTTTTCTCATTTTATTTCTTCAATTCTTAAAGTTTTATCATCAATAAACAAATCATAATATGGCTTATCAACTCTTAATTCGTGGAATTTTGCACCCCACTCATTTAATTGAGCAAAGGTAACATCGTACCAATTTATTTGTTTCCTACTACCTCTGGATGTCCAATATACAATTGTATTTCCGTCCTCATATAGTTTATTTATTTTTTCTATATTTTCAAGAATAGGTATTGCTAATTTATAATCCCTAGTCTTAGGTGATATACAGATTGTTTCATCTATGTCTACGTAAATTACTCTTTTTCTCATATCATGATAATATTTTCATTAATCTCACCAAATTGAACATTAAATTCAGAGTTAAATCTGACGAATTCGTTAGGTTGATTTTCTTCGGTTATATTCATATATTTTAAATAATGTGTCTCATAATTTACACCACCATTTCTTGAGACATCATATAAATGACCAATATTGTTTTGAGTATAATCACAAACACAATGTATTTTAAAATTTAAATTGGGGTACTTTGCTTTAATTATTTCGGATAATTCTAACGGTACTGAATTATATCTAACTAAGACAAAATTGATGAAATCACAGGACTCTATATATTGTCTAAAATTATTAATTCTATTAGTGTATCTTTCTATAAATTTTTCAAAATTATTATCCACAAAGTGATATGGGCTTGACCATCTTTCATTTAAATAAAGATTACCATGAAAAGGTGCCTCATGATTAAATACAAAATTGTAATATGTGTTATAAATCCACATTTCATTTTCTTTTTGATTTGGGATATATTTTAACATATCTGGTGCTGGTCTTAATTCTAAATAATTAAGGTCACAAAAGTATTTAAAATCATCATCGATACATTTACAAATACCAATATAATTTGTAATCATCAAATCAAAGGGGCATGTATTATACCCGTTACTTTTTACATTTCGTAAATTCAACCTTAATGCATCTTGTGCAGCTGAACAATTCCAACCTAAACCTATTCCTTCAATCATAATAATTGTTTTCTATATTTTTCTTTATTATCAGTAATTAATTCATCGATTTGCTCATCCGTTAAAAATATTGTATTACCTAGTGCTATAGTACCTAAAAATATTTCAGCCGCTTTTTCACAAATATCAGAAATTATAATACATTCATCAATTGATTTTCCACATGCAATTATACCATGATTTTTTAATAAAATCAAGTTTGGAAAATAATTATTTTCCAACATAAAATTATTAATTGATTGATTGATAGTGTTATTTAAATTGTTACCTGGTTTTGAGTACGGAACTAAGCACGATTTTTTATTATTAAATATAACTTGGTCTGGAAATAATCTACAAGTAGAAAACTTTTCAGCATAATCAGTACAAAGAATTTTTAATGTATTCGAAGGGTGTGTATGTGCAATAAAGTTTATCCCATCTTTTTTAAGTAATGATAAATGGAATCCTAATTCCATACTACCTTTTTTGGTAAAATTGTCTAATTGTTCACCATTGAAATTAAAAAATACTAAATCATCTTGAGTTAACCTATTTAATTTGGCACCGCTGGCTTTTATAGCTATTTTAGAATCTTTTTTACCTGAGATATTACCTTCCATTCCGACACAATATTTTGAAACACTTTTAGATAATTTTATTAATTCATTAACCATATTTTTTATTTAATTAATGTTCAATATAACAAATAATATATAATCGTAAAGACTATTTGTTGTTGGGATGCGTTCATTATTTAAGTTATTAACTTTTTGATATTCCGTAAATATTAATTTGTTAAAATTTACAACATTACTAATTTGATAATTAATACCACGTTTTGTTAACTCATTTAGAATGTTATTAATATTTATATCAGACCTTATTGACAGTTCCAAATTAATTTTAACATCTTGCTGTAAATCATTAAAATCAATTTCATCATGAGTAAAAAATCTAATGATTAAGTCAGCATTATTTTTTTGAGGTTCAATAAATTCTTTAAAATCTAATTGTCGTTTTTCAATACTAGTTAAAACTTTATCAATTGAATATCCACGTTCTTTAACATCACGTATGATTTTCCATTTCTTTTTTAAATTGTCATCAGTATCCATATATATTTTTAAATTATACGGTATATCATTATCTAAATTTGGGTCATGATATAAACTATGTAACCCACAGACTATTAAATTATTTGAAGGGTTAATCAATTGTTTTTCAGTAAATTTACCAGTATGATGGTCATAATCAACTTGATAAATATCATTACCAACTTTTAAGTTAAAAATGTCTTCTTTCATCTTGGTGATAAAATTAGCATTCGGATTTAAATGAGTAACTTTATCCCAATTTTCATTATTACGTTCCCATTTATGGTATCTATCACACTCCAATTTAAATGAATCTGTAAACGTATTCATTAGTAAATTGCTAAGCGTTGATTTACCAGAACCAGAATCACCACATATTGCAAAAACATTACATTTTGAAAGAATAAAGCTATAATCAATATCCACCAGTTTATATTTAATATCATAAGCAGTTAAATATTCGAATAAAATAGTTTCCGACACATAACCATATTTTTCAATTAAACTATTAATATTAACATGTATGTCAAAATATTTATCCATGTTTTCAGAATTACCATACGCTATGGCATCACAAATGTAATTATCGTTAATGTTAATTAATTTAGTTTTATCAATTTTACTATCACTAGGTATTAAAATAAATTCGTCAGTATTAAGCGTGAAGAAATTTTTACTTTTTATTGAAAGGTCTGGCCGATACCTGATGACTAAATCATATTTTTCACCAACTGAATACTCGTTAATCTTTTTAATTTGATTAAGTTTGTAGAGTTTACCCCAATGATTTAATGTATTATTAGTTCGTTTATTATCACTATATAAGATATTATTTTCAATCATTACTAAAAATGGGTTTAATTTTTGTGTTATTTCTTCAATATCACAATCATTAATTTGATTGAAGTATTTATCTTCGGAGCTTTCGTTTTTAGTTATATGTAAATATACATCAACATGTTTAAATTTATTTAAGATTTCAGCCCTAATAAAATCAATATTTTCCTTATAATTTCTTAAGTATCCAGCAATCAATAAAGCTACTTTCATATTTTTATATTGTTTAGATTTGTAATGTTATTTTTTATCATATCATTTAATATGTTTTTAAGATTACCTTCAACAAAAAATTTATTATAATAGTATTCATAATTATTATATACTTCTAGTGTCTTTTTTGGGATATCATCATAGTCTGACCAGACTATATAATCACTGTATTGAATTACATTTTTTAATGGTGATTCTTCACTAACAATAACCACACCATTTAATAAAGCTGGTAATACTCTAAGCTCTTCAAATGTATGGTGATGGTCCGTTTGATGAACGTTAACCATAATCTTTGTTTTATCATATAAAGCTAAAAGACATTCTTTTGTAAAACAAGTTTCAATCGTATTATTTGGTACCTTAAGTTCATTTAAACACCTTAAGATATTATCACGCCTTATATTACCATTATTCGCAAATAAAGTAATAATATCAGTCTTATTTTCTTTTGCAAAATTTATATCAAAAATAATAGGGGCGATATAAATAAGCTTATTATAAAAATCATTAAATTTACCACTAGATGAGATATTGAATATATTAGCTAAGCTATAATCAATTACAACATCTAACGAATTGAAATAATTATATTTATCGATTCTAACTAGATAATAACCGTCAGTATGTTTAACGTTACCATAAATTAATTCATTCACTGAGCGGCCACCTTCTTTAACTAATGTATGCTCACATTGAATATCGACTTTGATTGTTTTATTAGTATTGTTAAAATTAATATTATAATTACCAATAACAACATTTAAATTTTGTTTATTGGATAACCAAGACTTAAACATGATTACAATATAATCATAATATTCCTTTGTGTGTATAACATGATTGTTGTTATACCCAATAAAATTTGAATTAATTTGTTCAATTATCATCTATCTTGAGTTGTTTCAGTTTTATGTTGAGTTCTTTTAACAAAAAACGTTGTTATACTATTATCGTAAGGATTTACAGAATGACAATCATATTTAGGTGTTAAATTTAAAAATGAATTCCATCCAGGCCACAAACTTCTTTTATCACCGTCAATATCATTATTTTTATAATTATTTAACTCCCATAAAATTCTAGCTAAATATCTTTCACCAGCACAACTTTCTATTCTAACAGTAATTATAATATCTTTGATATATTCATATAGTTGTACACATTTTTCAGTGGCAATGATAAAACTTGAACACCAACAGAATGTTATTTTATCTAAATTATTTAATAACCCAATACTAGTTAAAATATTATTTGAAATGTCTTGAAAATCACCATCTTGATGATATGAGTTTATAGGGCATGCGGTGATTTCTTGTTCGTGTAAGGTATTAAAATCAATTCTATTTTTTATAATAAAATTATCTTGTGATAAAACAATATAATTATAGTTATTAACTAAATTATTATCCATTAGATATTTTATACCTATCTGATAAGCACCTATTTCAAATTTAGACGGCCCATTATTGTCAAGTAAAATAACGTTAGTGTATTTTTTTAAATTATTAAAAATTTCATCCTTATATACTGAATTATTATCAACTACTAGTACTAATGAATCTTGGTAGAAACGTTGTATGTTTTGTATATAATATTCCACATAAGATTCGTAACCTCTAAAGTATTTATGAGCAATTATAAATATTACCTTATTTTTATCATTTATCCTATCCATTTGTTTGAGTTTTTTAAATTGTATTTATTTATTATTTCAATATACACATCCTGTATATCAGTATATGAACCATTAGGTAAATTATTAAACGATAGTAATTTTTGTGAATGTGTAATGTGTAAATATCTAAATGGTTCCAAACAAATAAAATAACCACAACGATAAACTTTTTTTGAAAATAACTTAAATATATCGTAGCGCAAACAAAATTTTTGAACATCTGGATGTTCTATAGTTCTATAATCCCTATAACCATGATTAACTAGAATTTCAATTAATGCTTCTCGTTTCCATATTGATGGATTAACGTTATATATGTAACCATTAGCTGTTGTGTCCGTATTCGATGATTTGATTAAATATAAATCATCATCATTAATTTTATCTTTATGAGCTCTATCAAAATCATAAGCTAATTGAAAATCAATCCTGTCAAAATTGTTATTTTTAAGGAATGACAATAATTCTAATAACCTTTCATTGTCAGCATGATAAACTATATCGTTATCATGGACCAGAAGAAAGTAGTCATAATCAATTTGTTTAATACAGCTTAGTAGTTTATTACCATAACTAAGGTTATCATCATAAAAGACCACCTTATCATACTTTGAATAGATTTCTGTTAAATCCGAATCATTATCGTTAATAAATAAGGTTAAATGGCCTCTACCAGAAATGTAATCAGTTTGTATTTGTAATATGTCTAAGAACGAAGAATGACTATAGATTACATAGTTAATCATAGTTTCAGGGTAATCGTTTTTATTAACATGCTTAATGACTTTATATTCAATCATATTATTTAACATTTTTAATTTTATTTACCCAGTAATTTAATGTAATTTTATCATAATTAAAGGTTTTATTTTTAAAATCTTCTATTGTATTTAATAATAATTTTTCATTTATTTCGGACCAATCATCGACAATTAACACTGGCAATTCTTCATACAGACTATCCAATTCAGATTTTTTAACAATTACAATACAACCTAACATAAGAGCTTCCCAAGTTCTATGACAGTCCATACCATGGCCCATTGGTGACAAAACGAACGCAAATTCGGATTGATTCTTCCAAGTTTCTATTCTTGGAATAAATGATGGTTCATAAAATACTAAATCAGATTGGATTTTATTTATAGCATCTTTCCTAGGGTTGCCAAATTCGTTATAGGTAACAAAATGAAAGTTAGAATAACATTTTGGTTTTCTATCAAAAAATAAAGGAGATGAAGCTTTAATTTCATCAATAATATTTTCTTGTTCAATTGGTGTTTGAGCTGAATGATGCCAACCGCAAAATTCACCAAAACTTAATGAATGAAAATTAACACCAATTGGAAATAAACTTAATTTAGGGTGAATGCTTTCAATACAATTAACAGAATACCAATGTATAATATTCTCGTTATTTATAAACCCATTAAATGCATCAGCATTAAACATGTCGTAAGGCATTGTTTCATCACCGTCTCCAGTAACTAAAATAAATTTATATTTAATGTGTGGTAGTACGTTATACATGAATTCACTTAAAAAAGCAAACTTAACGTATATTGTACAACCATCATAACCATTTAAAATATTATTGAAGTTATGTCTGATTCTATTAGGTTCCTTAGTATAAGTTATAATATTTAACTCATCTAATGACATTAGCATTCCTACGCTGCTGATGTACTTACAATTTTTTATTTGTTCTAAACTCATATTTTTTTAATTTATCCATTTGTTTGATTTTTTTAAATCATACTTATTAACAATCTTTATATACTCCTCACTTATATCAGAATAGGATTGACCATATACTGATTTGAAGTTATTATTTAAAGGTAAAAATTTACCATTATGACTTATGTGTAAAAAAGTAAAAATATCTAAACAATTAAAATACCCACACTCTAATTTAGATTTTGAATACAACTTAAACACATTAAATTGTGCTGCAAATATTTGAACATCGAGGTCTTCAATATTTCGATAATTTTTATAATTAAAGGTATTTAGTAATTCTAAAAATGCTTTACGTTTCCATATAGATGGATTAACATTATAGATGTAATCCTTAGGGTCATCCTGTTTAACTAAATAAACACTTTCATTAAGTGTATTTTTATTAATCTTGACCCATTCATTAACTTCAAGATTTATATCAGCGGAAATTAATGAAGAGTATTCAATATTATCTGTATATTTTAAGTCAATTCTATCAAAATTGTTTTGAATTAAAAAATCAAAAAACTTTTGAATGTGTTTATCATTAACATTTAATAATATGTCGATGTCGTGTATAAATAAAAAATAATCCAGATTTACTTGTTGAAGAGAGGTTAGTAACCTAGTTGCGTATGTGTCATTATTATTGTAAAAGATTACATTATCATACTTGGAGTACAATTCACTCAATTCTAAGCTATTTAAGTTGATTAATAGTGTTAAATTGCCACGGTCTTCCATATAATCGGTTTGGATTCTTAATACCTCTAAATAGTCTGTATTACCATATATTACATAATTAATCATAAATGATTTTTTAATTTATTCAAATCTATTTCCCAAGATGAATTTAACCCATCATCTAGTTTAATACACTCATTATTCTTTATTGTTTTCGTATTATAAGTTACATCATTATTCCACCCAGCAACTTTAGTATTGCTATAAGCGACAATAATATCATCATTTATAACATCAATAATTTCGCCAACAAAATTATCAAATTTAACTCGCATATATTTTTTAAAATCCGTGGTTTCAGTGTGTTTAGTATCGTTAAAATATAACGTATTAACATTTTTAAATGAATACTTAAAACGTTCATTAATTTTTAAAAAATATGGTGAAACTAACGCAATTAAATTAGTTTCTTTTGGTGAAAATAAAACATTACATAAACCACCACCAATTGCTCCAATTACTTTTTCAGCATTAGCAAATAACAAGATTTTTTCAACGGTTGACATTGTTTCAGTGAATACCTCAACATAACCCATATCATTTAAAATATTGACCAACTCATCTTCGTTTACTAATTTACGTCTGCTAGTGTAATTGGTCCCGATATTCGCTAAATTACCATGTATCCAGCTTCGTCTTGAAATGTATATCTTTTTTGGTGTGTTAATATTCTGATATTGAGATTTAACCAAATTTACAATGTTATTATAAAATTCATAAATTTCATTTCTTGGTGGCAAATTTGAATCAAAATCATGAGTATATGAGGTTGAAATATACACATCTTTATAACAAGCTGTATTATCAATTATTTCAATATCATTAAGTGTAATACCAAGTATCGATAAAAACTCAAGAACAAATGTATAATGGTTAAATTTATTTGGATTTGGGTAATTCATTAACAACTTAAGATTCGGTATTGTTTTTCTTTGTTCAATATATGAAATAAGATAAGGTAACGAATCATATATAAAATGATAGTAATTATCAGTATTATAAATAAAAAAGAACATCGGAGTTTCGATTTCTTTACTATGTGTTAACCTGTTAAAATTAATTGATACTTCATCACTTATTTTTTTAAGTGACATTGTATTTTCTTTAATTGGTTTTATAACACTTGAACCAAAAACCTCGTAAAATAATACATTTGGATAATATAACGTTTCACCTGTTGGTATTACATTAGATATTTTGTAGATACTAATTTCTCTTTTATTAATATCTTCGTTAAACAGTTGTTTAACTTTAATTAAATTGTCAAAATTAATAACCATGCTAAAGTTTATTTTTATTAACCCTAAAAAATATTTCATTAGGGTATTGATTTAAATCAAGCAATATTTGTTCCATTGGGGTATCAAACATACCCTTATAGTTGGAGTCTTTATTCTTTTTATATTTTTCACTATAAATAAATTCACGATTAAAGCTAGAATATTTACCTATACCTGATTTAATATGGTCGTGTCTAGTATCAGATACTATGTTAATAATACCATTAGTAAATAAGTCATTAACGTAAATATTTTCTTTAAGTAATCTAAAAGTAATATCACCATCTTCCTCACCAAAACCTAATAATCTTTCATCAAAATAACCAATTTTATCAATAATTATTTTATTAACTATGAAATGTGAGAACGACCCATTAAATTTTGTTAAACCAGTAAATTTATTTGTATTTATATGTGCATACGTTTTATCAAAAATTTCTGAAGTGTGGATTTCTATATCATCATTAAGAATTAATAAATTATCTTTATCAGAGTTAACAATTATTGTATTCCATAGTTTAGATAAGCCTCGTGTTTCTATGAAAAATATCGGATAAACGTTAGTATACTTAGAACATAGATTCAAAATTTTTAACCTATATTCATCATCAAATAATCCATCTTTTTCACCATTGATAATTAGTAGGATTTTACTATTATCGTGTACCCTAATTTGTGGGATTAATTTTTCAATATAACCATACCTTTTTGAAAAGGTTGTTATACCAATAACAAATTTATTTATCATAAGTAATTTTTTCCAAATGTTATTAGTTTTTCATTATAATTTTGATGTATAAAATCTAAATACCCCTTTTCTATTTCTAGTCCATCGAAAATGCTTGCATCTATATTTATACCTCTTATTAAAGATTCATCAATTTTTTGTGGGTTAAAATTCAAATTATTAACGACACCATCATATCGATTATTAATCATCTCAACACTATGGTTATAATTAACGAATTCGTAGTGTTTATACCACAACTGTTTTATAACATAGTATTTAGTATTTATCGATTGTAAATGAATAACACCATATTTTTTACTAAAATCTTTTGGTAGAAAAACATTTGGTGTTCTAGGGGTATGATATTTAAATTCTTTCGTATTTAGTCTGCCGATATTATTAGTTGGTAATACAAAACTCCTATAATTATTTACGTAGGATGGGTCATTTCTATAAAATTCTATAGAATAATTTACACTATTATACCAAAACAGTTGAGTATCTTTTACTTTGTAAGACATTAAAAATTCATCCCAATCATCAATAATGGATGATGTTAGAAGTTCATCAGCATCCATTGAAAATATTATATCAACATCATTCATAATACTAACATCTATCATTTTTTGTCTTTGATAACCTTCATTAAAACTTGGTAATAAATCATTTATTATCATATACCTTTCAGGTGGTAATAATGATTTAATAACCTCAAGTGAGTTATCTGTAGAGTTATCATCATAAAAAACAAATAGGTCAACTTTATATGTTGACCATATTGGTAAAATTGCCGACAATAATTTAGATTCATTTTTTAACATTGTGTTAAAGGCTACTTTCATATATTAAAATTTATTAACTTTCTTTTATTATATACACTGAAATCGTGTTGTAAATTTAATTGATTCGTTTGATGAATAATATCGTTAGTACCATAGCCCCAGTCTGGGTGTTCGTGCTTTATTATCACATCTGAAAAGTATGTTTGCTTTTTCAGAAAATTACCAACCTCCATAAATTCATTATCACAATATACCGATTTATATTCTGGGTAATAAATGTACCCAAATCTATCATAATATTTTTTACCAATTATTGATAGTGTATTTAATTTTTCACCAGAGAATCCATCATTAAACCATAAAATCCCATCGGTATCTGGATAAACCTCACGCATCTTATTTTTAATTATTGTATCAAAACCTTTAACTGATGGTATCATATCATCCGAAGCTAGTAATAATATATCAAATTCAACATTACTTAAATCAGCATTTACAGCCTCAATTTTTGTTTTATTATCACCATAAAAAACTTTAACGTTACTATATTGTGATATAAATTCTCGCATATCATCGTTATTCATAGATGTATCGTTTAAATCACATGTTACAATTATCTCATTTGATTTATCATCCATAAACCTAACATATTTGTCCAGAGTTTTTGCAAATTTCTGTGGTCGGTTTCTAGTTGGAAATTTGATTATTAATTTCATATTAGTTTAATTTTTAACTTTTTTATTTTTATATTTTTCATCTAAATCTTCTTCGATAAAATCAGATAAAATATCAATACCATTACTAACCACTTTAGCTTTGAATTTAATAACGTAATTTCCATCAAATTCAATAATTTTATCAACTTTTAAAATTTCATAGTAATAGTATAAAAAATCTTCGCTACCTAGAGTATTATGTGTAATAAATTCAACACCTTTAATATCAAACATATCCATTCCAACAAACCCAGAACCAAGAGCTGTACTCATTTTTTTTACAAAGACTCTTGATGTTGGCTTAAGTTCTTCAGGATACTTACTAACATAAAATTCAAGAAGTCGTTCTTCATCATTTATTTTCCTAATATTTAATTTCTTCGTAAAGTTTTCAATAAAGAATCTAGGAAAAAAATCACGATTAATTTTTATAGGTCTTTCACCCTTTATTGTTGCAAAGTATTCATTAGCATTTATTTCACCATGCGTAGCAACATGGTCACCATCTTCGTTAATACTCTTCTTAACATCGTCATAAACGACTAAATTTTTACTACTCATTGCGTCAGCACTATCCATAGCTACTTCTGAATTATCAAGAACCATTTCTAATTCATAATCATCAAACGTATCTAATTTAACTTTATTTAATAGTACCCTATCTTCAGTATTCTTAGTTGCGTTATAATGTGAATCACCATCTGAATCAACAGTTTTAAGGGTTAATCGTAGATTTTGACTGGCCTTTAAGACCTTGTATGTACGCCAGCGTAAATCACGAACTTCACTATTTATAACCCCTTTGTTTAAGCCGTCTAACAAAGTTCCAGTATTTTTATCTTGTTCAATCGAATTGTTAGCTTTTAATAAATTAGAATTTTGGGTTAGTAAATTTTTAGAAACATTACTAATAGCAATAGAAAATGCAACAATTTGTCTTTTAAACCATTTTTTAAATTTCATAATTAATTTTTATCTTTTTCATAAACCCATTTAAACCCACCAGCTGTTTTTCTATTTTTTTTACAAACAGCCGAAATAGCTCCAGTTCTTATATTTAATTCACGTTCAGCTTCACCAGCATAATCCCATAATTTTATTATATTATCATCTAAATCTAATTGATAAACTTTAAGTCTTTTTTTTGACGGTAAACCAATTTTAGCTTTAGACATTTTATTTTTAGATTCATCTGAATGATTTCTACCAGTTTGTATTATACGCATTTTTTCTTTAAAACTATTATTTCGTTTAATACCTGTTAATCTTTCTGAAATTTTCTTTTTTGTTGTTTCACTAATTATTCTATTTTTACAATATATTTTCATTCTTTCAGATATTGCCTTAGAATGTAATTTAGCTGATTCTGACATTTTTAACTTACTAGCTTCTGTATGTTTATACCCTAAAATACTACCAGCTATTTTAGCTTTATTATAACCAATTTTAGGGTTTGTTGCATCTAATACATCAATATAATATTGTTCACGTTCTAAGATTTTTAATTTACCAGTTAATTCTTCTAATATTTCAAATTTAAACATTTGTGAACCATATTTAACCCAAGCGGACTGTAAATGTTTATTATAATGCTCACCTCTGTCTAATAATCTAATATGTGTTTTTATTCTATCTTTAAAACCATCCTTTGTACTGGTTGAACTACCAATATAAATTTTATTATTTTTTAAATTTGTAATTTTATAAACACCAGTTTTTTTACTATTTATCATAAATTATTTTATAATAAATATAACAAAAAATTGGAAAGGTCCTTAACTTCTTGGTTGATTTCTTTGTGTTTTAAAGCGTATAATAACGTACCGTAATCTTTTTCTGTTACTTTGTCGTGTGACTTTTCAAGCGTTTCACCTTTCTGAGAAACAAGATTATTACTAACATTAGATGTAGCTATCGATATGGCAACTAATTGTCGCTTAAACCATTTTTTTAATGACATTATTCAAGAATATTTTTATAGATTTCTATTATTTGATTAACAACATTAGTGTTGTTAAATTTATCAATATCCGCTGGAATATCATGTAATTTTTTAGATAGAATATTACCTGAAGAATCAACCTCATAAATCCAACCTTTTTTACCACATAACCAACCTTCAATTGTAGTTCTACCCAACAAAATACCAGCGGTTTCATCACATTCATGAATGTATTTCTCAATTGAGAATGAAGGTTCGAAATACTTTACATGTTCTTGCCCGTCAATCATTGAGTTTAAATACACGTCATTCTTTTTACCAACAATCCATAATTCTTCATTATTCTCTTTAGTAGTATTAATTAAATCTTGGATTGTATTTTTACGCAAATAATCTATGGTTCCAACGAACAATACTCGTTTTTTATCACGCTTTTTAGTACTTTGAACAGGCTTAAATCTTGACACATCAAATGGGTTATAAATAACACTTATATCACTATCAGTAACATTAAAATTTTTAACAATATAGTCTTTAATCTCAGGTCTAATTGCAATGTATTTTTTAATTTGTTCTGAAATTACGGGTTCTTCTAAACTAATAACTTCAGAATGAATTCCACATATTACTGGTGTATCTGGGTATAATCGCAAAAGGTGTTCAACAACTGGTTTATGACTTAAGTGAATAACATCAAATTTAGTTTCGGATAATTTATAGAGAGTATTTGGTTGTGAAAGAATCGAACCTTGTGGACTATTTAAAGTCCATTTTCCATCACCAAGTTTAAAACCTGGTGGTTCTTTTAAATCGTAGAGTTTAACACCATATTTTTTAACCATACTAGCAAGAGGCTCACCAATATTTGAACAGATGGTAACATCACAATTTAATTTAGTAAGAGTTTTAGCTAGTTCAAAAGTATATAATTCAGAACCCGTAAAATGATTAAAATTAAGACATCCTAATAGGATATTTAATCGCTCATTTTTTCTTAGTTGTCTTTTGATAGTAATAGGTAGTTTATCTTTAAACATTTCAGAAAATTGTATTCGATTCTTTTCCCATTCTTCATTAGTTATACCGATTGACCTATGATTAACTAATATTAGGGTTGTAACCCCAACTTTAACACCTTTCAAGTAATTTTCGAAACAAAAATTTACATCGTAAAAGTGAAACCCATTAACATCTTCATTGAATGTTGTTTTAATTCTTGTTTTATCGATAGCAAAAAATAAACCGTCAACGATAACAACTTCTTCTAAGACATTATCTAACTTGTCACTATATTTTGAAACCCAAGATTTACCTTCATGTGTATGCATAACTTGACCATACATCTTTTTAGGTTTTTCCCACCATTTACCACTATCAGCTAAGTGTTTTGTACCAGCAACACCAATAATTCCAAACTCAGGATTTTCATTGAAAAGTTTAATTAACTTATTACCCCAGTTACCATTATCAAATTCAATATCGTGATGAATAAAAACAACGATGTCATTTTTAGCCTCTTTTAAACCCCTATTATAAATTTCAGTTAATGAAAATTCACCTTTATTCTCATAACCTAAAAATTCTATTTTTTTATGTAAACCAGATGTTTTTATAACATGTTGTTTAAAATTATCTAACGAATGTTGTGATGAACACACTACAGTTACCATATTTTCTTTTTTTGTTTTAAATATTTAATTTTATTATATATTGAAGTTAAAGTTTTATTTAATATTAAAGCACATTTTTCACCACCTATCTTATCATAATTTTTAACTAAAAATTCAATATCTTCTTCACGCCAAAATAGTTTTTCTTTATTTTTAATATAAGAAACAACATCCAAATATTTCTCATATTTTCTACTAAAACCTATGTGTTCGGTGTGTTTAGGGTTTGATTCCCTTGTACAATATACTACTGTTATCATTTATTAAAACGTTTATATGAATTTTCACTTATATCTATAAAATTAGCTTGACCAATAAAATCCTTAAGGGTTAAGGCACCAGAATAACTCATGGCTGAACGAAGATAATCTTCAAAATTTTCAACCCATTTATCTAAACGGTATTCAACCTTTCTAAATCTAACAACACCTTCAGATGTCTTAAATTTTTTAGCACCCCATTTCTTTTGAACTTCCTTAGTTGACATACCTCTAAATTTCTTATATACTGGAATACCTATCTTATAAGCCATTTCAGCGATGTCAGTATCGACTTTTATCTTTTTCCAAAGATACATATCACCAGCCGATTCAAAGGCCTTATTCAGGATGCTACCTAGCATTACGTAGTCAGCACCTAATCCTAAAGCTTTGATGATATCACTATAATCCTTCATACCACCATCAGCAACGATTTTAGCAGGTTTTTTTAGCTTCAGTGACTCTTTATAACATTCGTCAATTAGAGAGGCCATAGGGTATCCTACACCTGTATTTTGAGTGGTTAGACAACCACAATTATGAACTATTACATCATTAACACAATACGAATTATCGGTATCAATAGATAAATCATTTATATAACCATCAAAATTTATTTTACATATGGTATTTATTTCTTTAAATTTATATTTCATTATATAATATTTTTTAAAAATTCATCTTCAAAACCTTCTTTTATTATTTTAAAATCACAATTTAAATGTAATTTTATTTCATTTTCACGTATTAAATCTCGCTCTATTTTTTTATTATGTTCATGTTCATAGTATTCATAAACAACATTATTTTTTTCATCATAACCATCAACCCAATAACCTAAATCTTTAATATAGAATTCACCACCATTCAAAGCATGTTGAATATTAACATTTTTAAGTTCAGATATTTTATCAAAAAGTCCACAAGCATAAATATTAAAATGAGGAACCATTTTATTACCATTTAATGTTAGTTTTTTAGATATATAATTAAGTTGACTTATTCTAAGATTTTTACGATGTTCATCAGTAACTAACCTATTTTTTAATGATTTAGAAATTTTTTCTTTTATTATATTACCGTTTTCACCTTGATAAAGACTATTTAATGAACTTTTAATATTCAAAATCCATTTATCATATAAATTATTAGCCTCTTCAATACCGTATTTCTCAACCCAAATATCTAAAACAGATTTACCATACATGGAATTCTTTTCACCAGAAGACATTAATTTTTGTTTTTCAACCATCTTTTCAAATCTTTTTAAAGCGTCATCAATACCATATTTTTTAATCCAAATATCTAAAACAGATTTACCGTACATTGGGTTATTTTTACCACTATACATACCAACTTTAGATTGTGATTGTTTATATTTACTTAAATCAGAATGTTTTTTACCATAAAAATGATTATTTTCACCTGAATTTATTTTAATTAATTTTAAAATCGTTTCTGGTTTATGTTTTTTATTATACATTCCATTATTTACACCGAATGAGCGACAAGAACGACATAAATATGGTTTATTCAAAGAAATTAATTGTTGTAAATTTTTAAGCTTAGTTTCACAGTTACATTTTTCACATCCAATAACCATTAAACAATTTTTTGAAATAAATCTCATATTTCTATCTACACCATTAATTGAAAATAAAAAACCAGATTTAGTCTTTTCATATTTTTTTATTATATTATTATCAATTTTTAATTTAAAATTAATCATTTTCATTAGTTTTATCAATAAAGTTATTATGCTCTATTAATAAATATTCTGGATTTTCTAGAAGTTCCAATGCCGATACCCATTCACAAAAAATATCTATGTTTTCATCATTAATAATGTCTAAATATTTTTTATTTAACACATAAAATTCATGGTCTGGTGTACAAGTGATATCATCATTAATCACAATTAATTTACCACTATACGGTATTTTTTTTGTTTCTAAAACATCCCGATACTCACCAGTATGTGTTAATACTTTTTCACCAATTGTTATATTCTCAATTGATTTTTTTGTTGTTATAGTTGTAACTAAAGTACCATCAATAAAACAGCCGTTACCAATACCAACCCTGATATAATCAGCACCAGCTTCTGAAAGTAGAGTATATGTTTTAGGGTTAGCAATATTACCAACCATAAGAGACATATAAGGATACTTTAATTTAAGTTGTGTTGTAATATTAAGAATATTATCCATATGACCATTAGCAACATCTATTAGATACTTACCATATGGTTCAATCGCATCATTATCAAATAATGTTTTAATGTCAGTATATGAATATGAATTAAAACCTAATTCACAATATTCATATCTTGGGGTGCAGATGTGTATTTTATTATAGTAATAATTGATTAGATTATATTTATTAATAACGGTATCCATTGGAGCCGTAATTAACGGTAAAAAACCTTCATTATCTAATGGGTTTATTGCCGTTCTAGAATTTACCTTAGTTATTTCTTTTGGGACTATTAATAAGTCGTTGAAGTCTAATTTCATAATTATTTTATTTATAGATAAAATTGTTTGCTGCACATGATATTACCCTCATAATATGAGGTCCAAGGGCCAATTTGTTGGTTATTTAAACATAAACCAATTAAACATAAATCACCATTACCATGATAAAATTTCCATAAACCATCTTGTGAGTTGTTTATATAATTACCTTCAGCTCTTAATTTATCAGAATTACTCCAATAATGTTGGAAAAACCCATGTTTTTTACCATTAATAAATTTATTCATTTTTTAATTTATTCATTTTTTAATTTATTCCAGTTGAACCAAAACCATTAGAATTTCTTTCAGTTTTAGTTAAGATTTTATCAACTTGTAATAAATTAATCACCGATTTACTTATTACTTGTGTTAATACAGCTTGAGCTATTCTATCACCATTATTAATGGTAAAGGGTTCATCACCATGATTTATTAAAATCACTTTAATTTCACCAGTATAATCTGCATCAATGGTTCCTGGACTATTTAATACAACAACACCATTCTTTGCTGCAAGTCCACTTCTTGACCTAATAGTAATTTCAAAATTATCTGGAATTTGGAAAAATAAGCCCGTAGGGACGATAGTTCGTTGTCCAGCTGGTAATGTTATTACTTCCGTTAAAGAAGCCCTTAAATCGAACCCTGAGGCCCCAGCAGTAGCATATTCAGGATTAGGGTTTGTAGAAGTATTCACAAAATTAACACCGAGCTTAAAATTCTCAGTGTTAATATTTGTGTTACTAAATTCTTTATTGAAATCTTCTTGAGTATAATCAACATCAGGATTGATAATATCCATTACCCTTTCTTTCATTTTATCAATTAGACTCATTTGTTAACATTTTTTCTTCAATTATTTCAAAACTATCTCTTCTAGCTGGTCTAGGAACGTCAACAGTGTTAATTTTTATAAAATATAAAGGTTCTGCTTCTGTCAATGTAAACGGGTCGATTAAACCAGACATTACCGATACAATTTCACCAATAGCATTATTCCACGGTGAAATTTTAATAATTGGTTCTTCAGTTAAAATTTTAACTTTATCACCAACTTTAGGAATTTTTTTCATTTTTTTCATTTTTTTTTTTTATTTTTTTTTTTAATTATTATACCAACTCCATTCATACCCACCAGCAGATTTTCTTTCTTTATTGCATACTTTTGTTATATTTCCAATTTGAATTCCTAAATGTTTATAAATATCAGTTATTGAATTCCACGTATTGATAATAATACCGTTTTTAGATTGAATAACTTTTTTACCTTTACTAGCTTTATATGTGGTATCTATTAGATTTTTTTTATTTTCAGTTGTTAATTTAACCTTTAAATTATATTTATCAAGTAATATATTCAATAATTTTTCATCATAATTTTCAAGATAAAACCAAAATTTATTAAGACAAACACTATTTTTAATTATTGATTGACTTATAGCGGAAGTTGAAACACCATAAAATTTATTAGCCTCTGACAATGAGTGCCACTCTTTAGTAGTTTTTTTATTTATATCATATTCAATAATTTTTTTATTATTTGTTTTACCATTTATGCTACGAATATTATAAGTTCTTTCATGATATTTAGAAATAAAATCTTGAAGATTGGATATGTTTTCAATATCATCCGAGTATCGCCAAATAAAATTATTTAAAGAAAATCTTTTTAATCTACAAACATCAGTTATTGAACCATAACCGAATTCTTTTTTCACCAAATCAATAGATTCCCATTCTTTAATAAACTCACCATTTAGTGAAAATTGTTTAACCTTTACTTTTTTAGTATCTAAAAAATCATCACTAAATTTATACCCAGATATACCATCACCACCATTTGTTAAATTAGTTAAAGGACCTAAACCTAAATCATTTCTACCAATTAATCTAATTAATTCAACCTCTAAATTAAACGCATCATTTTCGAGCAAGTTTTTTTTAACTCTAATAATGATAGGTGATAAATTTTCAGATAGAATTTTTTTAATTTTATTGTTTTTATAACTAGATATAAAATTTAAATTATATTCGTTTAAATGACATTTATCTCTAAATCCAGAACCTTTACCAACATAAAAAGGTTCAAAATCAAATTCAAATTCACCATATTTATAATTTGATTTTTTTCTAGGGTCTAAGTAAACGTAAACATAAAATTTATTTTTCTTTTTGTTGTATTTCTTAGAATATTCAACTTGTTTTTTATTACTCATAATTTGTATTTAATAATAAATATAACAAAAAGAAAAATAAATTAAACTATGACAAAAATAATTCTTTTTCTTCTTTGATAGCCATTATATTAGCAAATTTAAGTAATTCACCTAATACAGAATTATGATATTTTGATTGCTTATCAGAGTCATCTTTATCATGATTAATAATTGCCGCATATTCCACGTCAGTTAGAATAACACCATTTGAAAGTGCATAAAAAGCTGAACGTTCACCAACACGCATAGAAACTTCTTCATTTCTAAATTCGTACATCTTGCCTTGGTTTTTAATATGCCATTCAGATGTGCAAGGTGTATAAAGATGCGCTTTACCAATTTGGTACAAAAAACAAACCTTTATAATTTCTTCCTTAGGTAATCTAAGCTTCTCTGGTAACGCAGCATTAAAAGAAACAGCAAATTTTGTTGTTCTTAATAAATGGTCAATTAAACCACCCTCAAACGCATTGTTAAGGTCTTTGTTTGTTGACGCTGGTGCGGCCATGAAATCTTGACCTAAAAAAGCTGTAAGACTTTCAGTCATGAAAGGTTCAGCTGTTTCAAAATACTTTTTAGTATTCTTAATAATTTTGTCTTTATCTAACATATTTTTTAATTTACGCAAATATACAAAAAATATTTTAATAAAGCAAATTAACGATTCATAATTTTTATTGCTGATACACCATTTTCATAATCACCTAAATCATCCCATAACCCATTACTACTGTTAGGTATAAATTTACCATATTTTTTGTCAATAATATTTAATATCCCATTAAAGGTATCTTCAGTTATTAACTTCTCAACATTTTCTTTGGTTACAGGAATAGGTTCATTTTGATTTTCAATATTATCCATGATTATCATCAATTGAATTAATTCTTTCTTCTTCACTTTTCATTCTACCAAAAAAACTTTCATGTGTTTCATTTTTATCAACCTTAATCATAACTTCTTTTGCTTTTTCTAATTTAGGTTTTAACCTATTAACATCAAGTGTTGATGGTTTTTTTATTTGTAAAGCATCTAATTTAACTTTTTGTCTTTTTAATGAATTATAAGCAAAATCGTTCTCTTGTTTTATTAAAATATTTAATTCTGGACCTTTAATATCCTCTAACGATTCATTATGAATATCAACAATTTCTGGCACATAAAATATTGGTGAAGAGTTACCGTCATAACCATGTAATGTTGCTTCAACGTGTGGTTTGCGCAACTCATCCATGTAGTTAAGTATTTCCTTAACCCTTTCAGTTTTTATATTCCATTCATTTTTTAATATTAATTCATCTGTATTGGGCTTAAAAATTTTTACTTGTTCAAAATAAGATGGTAAAGGCTTATTAATCATAACCTTTTTTATAGAATACTGTAAATTCGACTTACGAATTCTTGTAAGTCTTTCATATTCTTTCATAGTACCTCTTTTACTCTTGATACTAAGATAAACTATCAAGACTTTTAATTTTAAATCTTGAATAAATTCGTTAAATTGTCTTTTAATTTTTTGAAATTTCTTTTTCATTTTATTTCTTTTTTTCATTTACCAGTTTAAGGTATAGGTTTTTTCTATCTTCAGTTACCTTATCCATAGAATACGTATCCTTAACTGTGTTATATAAGTTTTCACTAAGTTGTGTTACTAATTCTGGTTGTTGAATTAATTTCTTAATTGCTTTAACCCAATCTTTGGTTTGATGTTTACTTGGTTTAATCAAAATACCATTCGCATTAGTATCCCAATTACCACCAAATTGTATAGCGTTAGTCACATCAATTTGATATGGACCAAAATCCTGAGCTATAATAGCCTTTTTATGGAATCCAGCTTCGATGACTTTTAATTGACTCTTAACCTCATTAAAAATATTATCTTCAATTGGTGCCAATGATACATCAAATAAATTATAATTTGATGCGTATGTACTAATTGGCTTAGTCCAAACTCTTCTATAAGGTTCGTTAGCTACATTAGGATATTCTTCGTTCTTAAACTTCAATAAGAAATCCTTATACTCTGGACTTACAGTTGAATAGTTATCGGTAAATATTTTTTCATACTGATACCAAACGCTTTCAGTTGGCTTGATGGGTCTTTGAGTTTGTTGTTTAGTTTGCTCATCAATAATTGTCATAGTACCTCTAAGGTCATATCCACATAGTACAAATTGTACTTTATCTATAAGACCTTCACGATTAATGGTTCCAACCACATCGTTAATAAGTTCTAAGTCTTTAAGGTGACTATTGCCAATCCACATTGCTTTGCCGTTTCTTCTGACATAGATAATATGATTTTTAACTTCAACACAATAAACATTACCTTTATAATATCTATTATATTGATTTTCTGTTTTAATTAGAGGGGTATTTTTATTATGCTTACTAGTACTATGATGTTTGGTAAAATTAACCACCAATGAATCATATTGTGACTTTATTCCTCTTCCTTTAATTTCACTAGTTCGTTTACCTCGATTTGTTATTGTCGCTGAAATACCTATTTTTAAAGCAATTTCTTGTAAATTATTTGCTAACGAAGGTGAGCAAGTAAATGCTCTGGTTCTTGTATATTTATTATTTTCAATATGGCCGTCACCTTTAATAAACCAATCTAAAAATATTGTTAATTGTCTTGGTGATAAATTTAATATTTCTTCAGGTACAAATTTATCATATGCATTACCAAAATTTGATAAGTATTCCCATAACATTTTATCAAAAACCCTAACTTGTTTTTTGTCTTTAGTATACGTTGGTTTGAAACCCATTTTAATTAATAATTCATACATATATGATAAATACCCATTATCTTTTGTTTGTGCTATACCTACTTGATGTAACCCATTTGTTTTAGTAGTCCACCCTTCAGCCATCCAAAAACCAAAAAATTGTAACCAATTATCCATATCGATATTTTTATCATAACCATATTTTTCGGATAATCCATTATAACGTTTTTTTGATATTAATTTATCAATATAGTTTTCGTTTTCTTCAAATTCAGCGTATTCATTTAGCATTGGTAAAACAAAATATTTTTCTTTTTTACCAACCCATACTGCATCTTTTTTAACATGGAAATTTTTACCATGTATTTTTTCAGATTGGATTAATTCTAAATCAAGTTTTTTATGTGTTAATGATTTGGCCACAGAGGCATACATATTGTGGTTTGGTGTAACTTCGTATTCAACTAAACCATTTTTACAACAATTTAATTCACCTTCAAATGGTTCACATATGTAACCTGTTGGTTTGTGGTACTCTAATTCATTTGTATTTGGATTTAATGTTGCAACCATTTCGGTTTGATTTAAAGCGTCAAATCTTTTCCAACCTTCATCAGTCAGAATTTCGGTATCTGGTGTCATACAACTACCACCTAACCAACCAATTCTAAGTCTCTCAGATGGTTCTACATTTGGTGTAAATTGTTTTTCGGTTGGGTCTACAGCATTTGGAAGTACGAATACGTTTTTATTAAATTTTTTAATTTCATCAGCAAATATGGGTGTTGTTGTTGTAACATTTCTTGAAATCTTAATGTTATTAAGAATTAACTTATCAAGACCATGATTTTTTATAAGTAAAAAAGCTGGGTGATGTGGTCCTGGGGACCAATAGTCATCTAAGTCCATTATTGTAACAATACCTAAATTGTCAAGTCTTTCAAGGAGTGCTGGTAATGCGCTATATTCACCAAGGGTTCTATGATAATGTATAATATCATATTGTTTAAGCCATTCATCATTATCTAATTGTGGTTCATAATCAATATCAATTGAGAACTCATCTGGGTAATTTTGTTCTAGGGCAATATGTGGCTTAGAACTTCTAAAGTAGCTTGTCAGCTGACCCCAGTTCTGTCACTAGGTACTACTAATACCTTTACTTTGCGACTAACTGGGGTCAGATTAATAATGTTTGTTGTCATTTTGTGAAATTAATTCTCTTATTATATTTTTATTTTTTTTGTAATCCGATTCCCAGATTACAATACAATTATAATTATATTTTTTAGCTAAGTCAAGCTTATTCTTATCATATTCCCATATTTCTTTAGCTGTTTTACTCTTTTTTTTATTATAATACATTGAATCATATTTTTTAGGGTTACAATGCCAGTAATCACCATTATACTCAATAAGTAAATTTAGCTCAGGAATATAAATATCAAAAATTTTTGATTCAATAATAAAATTAGGTTCGACTTTTAAATTTATGCTCTCAAGATATTTAATAATTTCAAACTCTGGTTTTGAGCGATTAAAAGATTTTAACTCTCCGTTAGCAATTCTATTTTTCATAAGAATACTTAACTTGGTTCTAGTCTCTTCCATTTTACCACTTTTCCAACGTTCTTTAGCCATAATACTAAACATGTCTTTGTATTCTTGTTTAGACATATGGTCACTAGTTTTAACACCAATTTTTTTATCTGAAATTGTTTTTTTTGTAGTATTTGAATGAGTTTTTTTAAAAAACGGATTCCCCCCCCAACTTGTTTTTTTAAAGAACATTTTTTACATTCATGTTTATTTTTTAAATTTCTATTTAGTAAAGATTTATTGTTTACTGAAAATTTTATTTTTTTATTACATGTAATACAAGTATAATGCCCACACCACATATTACCCTCTTGCCAAAAATTTTTATAGAAAGACTCGCCAAGCAATCTATTTCTAGTTAAATTTTTGTCTTTTAATATTTTTAAAACTTGATTTTTTGTAATGTTAGGTATTAATTTACATATTTTAGTTGACCCAATACCGCTTAAATATAATTCAATTATTTTTTCTTCCATATATTATAAATATACAGAAAATAAAAATAAGTCTAAAAAGCTAACCCCAGTTCTGTCTGATGCTACTACTAAAACTTTAATTTTTTTGTTTTTTGTCATTATTTTTATTTTTAAAACGTTATTTTGATTAATATACTAAACATAAAATATTAGTCAATAAAAAAGGCCCTATAAGGGCCTTTTTTTTATTATAAATAATTTTAATTTAAATAGATTTTCTCTTTGGTGTTACTTTTGGTGTAATTTTACCTTCTTTAATAAGGGTTGTTATTGTAGCCTTTACGGTTTCTTGTGTAACCATTTTATTATAGCTTTTAGTAAAGTACTCAAGAAGTTTTTTCTCAACCATACTATTAACCATTTCATTTAATTGAGATTTGCTAACTGTAATTGTGTCACCTTGATTAACTGGTCTTTTGATATTTTCACTTAATTGTTGTTTAGAACCCTTTAATGGTATACCAGCAACTTTAGCAATATCTTCAGCTGTAAATTTGGATGGTGGTGCTGCAAATTTTGGAACTCTTTTTTCCATCATTACTTTTTTAATACTATCTGGTAATTTAGAATTCATAACTTGTTCATCACTATAATTATAAACGTTTGATGGTCCAGAAGGTACGTAATTGTCAAAACTCATTTCTCGTTCATCACTTTCGCTATACATTTCAGCTGGTCTTGATGATTGCCTTTTTGGTGGTGTTTCAACATAATCAAAATTATCTTCGTAACTTTCTTGAATTTGACCGCTTTGTTTTTTAGGGTTTTCTTTTTCTACTTTATTCATTACAGCAGCAGCTTTACCTAAAATACTACCTAACCTACTAAGGTCTACTGGTGGTGGTGTTGTCATTTGTGTTTGTTTTTAAGTTGTTATTATTTTTTTGTTTCAACTTTTGTTGTAAACGTTTTTTTAATTCTTTTTCTTTTTCAATCTTAGCACGAAGTTTTTCTTGTCTAGCTTGTTGTTCTTTTTCTTTTTTTGCTAAATAAGCTTGTTTATCTTCTAGTTCTTTACGTTCAGCATCAAGTTTATCTTGATATTCTTGTTCCTCACCACTATTAAACTCTTCTTCGTTTTCTTCGTCTTCATCATTCTCATCTTCATCATTTGCAATATAAGATGAGTTTTTATTTAATTTAAAACCTTGTTTTTTTAACCAATTTGTTGCAGCATCTAAATCACCGTCAGAATTATTTAACGCTTGTCTAGCATCAAAATTACTAACTCCAGTTGCTTGTGCTAATTTGTATATAGCATCAGCTGAAACTTCGTTATCTTTAGTTTCTTCTGGATTTTGTTTAATGTAAGAACTAGTATTTGGTTTATTAACTTTATATTTTTCTCTATTAGCTTGTATTTTTTGATATTGTTTTTTAAATTCTTCAGGTGATATGTTTGAAACATCTCTTGAAGTAAAATCAGTACTTTTTCTTTGATACTTACTTGTTTTATACTTATCATCGAATGTAGCAATGTCACGTACTGTTTTCATAGTTCTATCACCATTTGGATTAAACTTATCCATTGGTCTATAAAACTTCATTTTGGTTGGTTGCCAACTACGGATTCTATCCAACCTAAAAATTTTCCAAGCACTACGACCTGGTGTTGTTTTAGAACCACCACCAACTTGATAAGCTCTTATGGCTTTATTGTCAGCTATGGTATCTGAAAAGTTATATACTTGAATATACCTTTTACTAGGTGGTGCATCTGGATAATCTTCATAAGTTATATTTACAAAGTACTTTCCATTAATAGCATCAATAACAGCCTCATCTGAAACATTTTCAGTTAAAAGACTAGCGGTCTCTTCTAATATAATATTTTCAAATAATTTGTAAAGTTTCATTAATAATAAACTATTACTTGACCACAATTTTTTGTCATATCTGGTTGCTTATAGCAATGATTTGGGTCAAAGCCCCATGTACCTAAATTTAGGGCAAATGCTGGCTTACGACCAGAACCTTGAGCTACATTTGGATTACCGTTAATATCCAAATCAGAACCACCATTATAATTTATAATAGCTGCTTGTAAATCATCACCAGTACCCTTTCCGTAATTTGGTGTTGTTTGGTCAGCCAATGCTCTAGTGTGGGTTACTGTATATTCATTTGATGTAATGCAGTTATATGTATTTTGTGGAATTAAGCAATTTCTTGCTGAAATTGCTGCAATTTCTAGTGGTGATTGACCACCGTTTACTGGTGCTGGCATAATTTAAAGTTTTTCTTTTTTATTGTTATTTAAGTATTCTATAAGATATAGAATTTTTTTTAAATCTTCTTGAAGAGATTCGTTATAAACCTCTTTATTTGTCATTATTTTTCGAAGGATACTACCTTTATTTAATTTAGGTAAACCACCGACTTTTGTTGGGTTTTTAGATGAATCCTTATCGTGAGTTTTAATAAATTGATTTTCACGACCAGTATCCATTCCAATCTTCTTTATACCATAAATACTATCTCTATCTTTTTTTAACGTTTCTTCAATAAATTTTAACGCTGCATCACCACCTTTTCTATTAAACTCATCCATATTACCATCTTTTTTGGCTTGTGTAAGTCTGGTTTTAGTTGTTTTAAGGTTTTCGTAAGTAATAGCGGTACCTAAAAAACTTCTAAGGTTTTCTGGTACTGAATACGTCTTACCTTGCATTTGTGAATTAGGCATCTTTATTTAATTTACTTAATACAGCTTTTTTTATTCTATCTAATTGTTTATCAGTTAAATCAACATCATTTATTATATCAAGAACCTTTTCAGTCTTTTTATCATATTCTTTATCAAATACTTCACTATTCTTAGACTTCTTAACTAAGTCTTCTTCAAGTTCTTTTTTGGTTATAACTTTCTTTTTAGTTTCGTTAACTGGGAGACCACGACCAGATTGGCTACGGTAACTGTAAACTGCGAACCAAGGTATATTTTGCCTATATCTAGAAGCCCTATCTGTGGTTGTTGAGATGCCTTTTTCATAATCAGAATCGTCATTCCATGGTTTTTGAACAGGTCCAGTTTCAATTTCACTATCATTGGTAGCATTTCTATCACCACTGATAATACCACCATCGGCACCAACAAGTTCATCCAATTCAAATTTCTCCTTAATATTCTTTACTTTAATTATTGGCATAAATAATTCTTTTATAATAAATATATTGAAAACGCTGAATATTTATTAAATAAATAAAGAATAATGGCATTTATTACAAAATTAGACTATTCATCAAATAGACAAATATCACAATACCCAGAAACAATAACTTATTTATCTGGTGGAACAGTATTTGGATTACCATTTAATCAATTGGTTACAGGACCGAATTTAAATACAAGTGCAATAACACAAACTTACGGTGGTGCTATTAGTACTTTTTCTGGAAATACTGGTACAACTGTTTATACTTGGTATAATTCTGGTATGCAATTGGCTTATTCTAGACTTTCGGCAATAACACCTTCAAATAGTGCAATAACACAAAATACTGGTGTGGTATTTACTGGTACGAATACCACTATTATTGATGGGAATACAGTTAATTTATCTTACAGTGGTGTTGGTTTTGATATTACACCAATTGCTATGATAAGTCTTGGTGGTGGTAATTTTAGTGGTACATCATATAGTCAAACAGTTAATTTTTATAGTGCTGGTACTTTAGATTATACTGGGCGTACTATATGGGTTGATGTTAGTGGTATTACAAGAACAAATACTCTTTTAGCGGATAATATCCAATTAACAGCTTTAAATACCGCACCATCATCATCTGGTGATACTGGTACAACTGGTCAAATAAAAATAAGTAATGGATTTATATATGTTTGTGTTGCAACAAACACATGGAAAAGAGCAACTCTATCAGGGTTTTAATATAAAATTATGGGTTATAATATCAATGAAAATAAAACAAATATTGTACCATTTCAAAGTGGTAAGGGTATTCCAACACATATATCACCATTAGGTTCAGTCTATATTGATAATACAACTGGTGTACAATATATAAATAAGGATGGTTTAGCTGGTTGGGCGTTTTTTTATGATTCGACAATACCGATAAGTGGTGGTACTGGTGGCGGTGGTGCTTATGTTCCATTATCTGGTGGTACCATGTCTGGTACACTTTATGCCCCAACCTTTTCTGGTGGTACATTTTATGGTGATGGTAGTCATTTAACTGGTGTTGGTGGTACATTTAATGGTGGAACGGTTACTGGTTCAACAATATTTACTAGTGGACTTACAGCAAATACAATATCCGCTACAACATATCAGAATCTACCAGCAACACCATACTTGAATTTATCTGGTGGTACTGTAACTGGTAATACCGTATTTACTAGTGGACTTACAGCAAATACAATATCTGCAACCACTTATTTAAATTTACCAGCAACACCATACTTGAATTTATCTGGTGGTACTGTAAGTGGTAATACTGTATTTTTAAGTGGACTTACAGCTAATACAATATCAGCTACAACATATCAGAATCTACCAGCAACACCATACTTGAATTTATCTGGTGGAACTGTAAGTGGTAATACTGTATTTTTAAGTGGACTTACAGCAAACACAATATCCGCTACAACATATCAGAATCTACCAGCAACACCATACTTGAATTTATCTGGTGGAACTGTAAGTGGTAATACTGTATTTTTAAGTGGACTTACAGCAAACACAATATCAGCAAATACTATAACCGCAAATGCGTTATCACCTGTTGGTTATATTGATTTTAATACAGGTACAACAGTAACACCTAAAGGTGGAAGATTATTTTATAATAGTCAATTTGATGGTCCATCATATTATCCAACAAATGATACAAATGTTTTAATTAATCTTGGACAACAATTATACATGTCAGTGATTAATGTCTCTGGTTCTTTAATACCAAAGGGTAGTGCAGTTTCAGTTTTAGGTAATACAAATGGTGTACCTAATATCACTTTAGCGGTAAATGTTCATACTGGAAATAGTTATTTAGTTGGTCTTGCCGCTGATGATATACCAAATGGTAATTTTGGTTTTGTATTAAATGAAGGTATATTAAGTGGTTTAACTCTTAATAATTTTAAGATTGGTGATACCTTGTATTTATCACCATTTTCAGCTGGTACATATACAAATTCAACATTATCATTTCCATATACTGCTAGGACAAACCAAATTGGTTACGTACTTAAAACAGGTTCAACGACTGGTGAAATATATGTTAAAATATATAATGAAGATACAAATTCAACACTTACAACACTTGAAAGAAATATTGTTGATGGTAACTCTATGGCTACTGGTATCTATCAATTCACTGGTATTACACAGACATCTAGTACTACATTTAATATAGCACCAGCTTTAGGCTGGGTGGTTAATAATACTTATGAAAAAGCAACGTTACCCGATGTTACAGAAATTAGTTATTCTGGTGGTACTAATTTAACAACGCCATATTTAACCATTGCCGATAACACATATGTGTTAATAACTACAGCATCAACCATTACATTTCAACCAACATATCCAACACCACAACAAAGAAGACAAAATTTGTTTTTAGGTAAAATTATTCACACTAATAGGTCTTCAATTATATCTATAAATCAAACTGTTGATTTTGACGTATCACCAATGGCAGCATTACGTGATTTATGGACACCTTTGGTATTAATTAATCAAGGTATTGTACCTTCAGCATATAGTGCTGGTACGTTAAGTATTCAAACAAGCTATGGTACATTATGGGGTAATGGTATCGGTTGGACTACAAATCAATTAAATCCAAATAGTGTTACTTTATCTACCACAACACCGACTACATTTCAATATAGAACACAATTAGGTGCGGTAACAGGTAACACTGCACCATATACAGGTAATACAATTTATATCGACCCATTACATTATGATTATAATGGTGTTGTAACAAATATACCATCGTCTCATGGTAACACAATTTATGCAACTAACCAAAGAATCTATTTATTCCCAACTGGACTTGTAAGAATTCAATATGGGCAACAATATTATACAACATTTGCTAGTGCAATTGCTGGTTATAGTAATGAATCATTCCAGGTTTATTCTAATAATGCGACAAATGGTATTTTAATTGGAATATTAACAGTTGTTAGGGAAACAACTGATTTAACAAATACTTCATATGCTTTATTTTCTTATGTTTCTAAGTTTGGTGAATTATTAGGTGGAACAGCTGGTATTTCAACAACAACACTTCAACAAGCATATAATAATTCATCAAGTCCTGAAATAGTTATTAACTCAACACTTGATGGTTTAACAATACAAAATGGAACAGGTAATCCCGATAATACCACACACTTATTGGAAGGAATGAATGCTTCTGGCCAAGTTACATCATTTATTAAGGCTGATGGTGGTTTCAGTGGTTCTAGTGTATCCGCAACAACATACTATGGCTTACCTTTAGATATACGTACAACTGGTGCGACTTACTTAAATAATACATTTACGTTTACAAATAATACTGGTGGAACTTATAGCGTTTTATTTAATACATTAACTGGTTTAACTGTAAACGGTATTTTATCAGCAACAACAATATCTGGTGGTACATTTTATGGTAATGGTAGTGGGTTAACATTAACTAATTCTCAAATTATTAGTGGTTTAACTTATACACCATATAATGGTGCTACAAATCCGAATGGTTATATTAGTGGTATAACTAGTGTAATAACTGGTACTGGTGTTAATAATACAGTTGCGTTTTTTAATAATACAAATTCATTAAGTGGGACAACTGGTTTAACTTATAATGGTAATTTAGGTTTAGGTACTAATAATCCTTTAGCTTCAACTACAACACGTAAAGCATTTGTTATTAGTGACTTTGTAAATGATACTACTGTTAGATTAGAGGGTTCGAGTAGTATAGTTTCTGAGTATTTTACAAATGGAACTATTTCTGGAATAGGTACAAGAACTGCTAATCAATTTACTCTTTTTTCTAATAATGCAACTAGATTAATTGTAGATTCTACTGGTCTTATTAGTTTAGGTAGTGTAAACCCAACGCATACCTTAACATTTCCTTCAACATCAACAGGTACTGCTTATTATAATACCTCAGACCAAACAACTAACTATGAAAGAACTAGAATGTATTGGTCTGGAAATACTTTTTATATAAGTGCAGAACAAGCTGGTACTGGAACAAGTAGAACTATAAATTTTATTCAAAATACTCAAACTAAGCTTTCAATAGGTTCAACACAAGTAATTGGTGCTTTAAATATTGGGTTTACCTCAGCAATTGCTGGTTCAATATTAGGTTTAACACCATCACTAACTGTTTCTAGTGGTATTCAAAGTTCATTAGCTATTATACCAACAGTAAATCAAAGTAGTACTGGTGGTTCTAAGGGTATATGGATATCACCTTATTTACAAACTACTGGTAGTGGTGGTAACTATTTGATAGATGCTGGTATAAATAGTGCTGCCAGTGGTGGTGGTACACATACCGCTAAATTTACGGTTGATACTTCTGGTAATGGTGTTTTTTCTGGTTCATTAACTGCAACTACTATTAATGCAACTACCAAACTTTTAGTAGGAACTAATGTTGATAATGGTTATATATTACAGTCTAATGGAACTAGTTGGTTAAATGGTAACACAGTAATAAATGGGACCGCTGCAATTAGTAGTACAATAACACAACCAGTATCGGCTGGTACACAAATGTATCATACTACAATAACACCACAATTAAATTATACATCTACTGGTCAAACTAATACAGCATTTAGATTATTACCAACATTTTCTGGTGCAACTGGATTAACACCAATAAATATAATTGCAGATATTGGTGCAAGTGGTGTTGGTTCTCAATTAGTTATAACTGATGCAACAACTGGTTCAACATTCTTAGTGAATGATATATCTGGTTTACCAATAGCTGAAGCAACATCAACTTGGGATTTTAATCTGTATAATTATCCAACAAAGGTTTTTCAAAAAACTGGAACGAATATTAATATAAATGGAGCATTAAATACAACTGGTTCAACAAAAACAACAGCTGGTTTTTATTCTACAAGTGCTTATACTAGTTCGTTTACTCGTAGTATTGTGATGGATTATGTTACTGGTAATGGTAGAATATCCGTTAGTACAGGAGATACTATAACATTTTATAATGGTGGTGTTGCAACAACATCATTAATGACTATATCAAGTGGTGGTACTGTTAGTGCAAATGCATTTTCCGCAACAACATCTTTTTCAAGTGTTGGAACTTATGGTACAGCGACTGTAAATGCTGGTAATACTAATGGTATGATTACTTTTGCTGGGTCAGGTACTATTGGTGGAACTGGTTATACCGATTTTATTAAAGTAACAAATACCTCAGCAGGAGCGACAACACCATCTAAAACATTTAGAATTAATAATAATGGTGGTTTTGAAATACTTAATAATGCTTACACTGCATCAACATTAACTCTTTCAGATAACGGTATATTATATGTTGGTGGTGGTAATACTTCAACTAGTTCTAATACAGATGGTACATCAAATTACTTATCATTTAATCTAAATAATTCACAAATTTATGATGATGGTAACATCCACATACATTCAAGGGGTTCAGGTCAATCCATGTGGATTAATACCAATGGTGGACAATTAATGTTATTAAATCAAGCACCTTTAAATAATGCTGCTTCTGGTACAGGTGTGATAATTGGTAGTGGTACAACAACATTAACTGGATTTGTAACTATAAATGGTTCTAAGAATCAAACGGTAACAAATTATGGATATTTATCACAAGGTGGTGCTGGGCAAATTCCAGGTGGTTCTGGTTCAGTTCCGTATGGTCTATCAGCTGTTGGTCGTATCCAATGTCCAGAGTTTGATGCAACGTCAGATGAAAGATTAAAAGATATACAAGGTGAGATAAATATACAAGATGCTATTAATTTAGTTAAGGATATTAAACCAATTAAATTTACTTGGAAAGATAGTATCGATAAAGGCCTTAAGGCTGGTTATTCAGCTCAACAAGTTGCAAAAGTTGGATTTGGTCATTTAATAAGTCAAATACCTAATGAAAACTTAACGGAAACAATTGATGATGATGGATTTATGAGCCCAGATAAAGTTCAATTAACAATGAATTATGACCAAGTTACACCTTATCATGGTACAGTATTGAAGTATCTATTAGAAAAGATAGAATTGTTAGAGAAAGAAATACAAGACCTTAAAAATAAATAATATGTCAGTAAACATAAGTCAATCATTTTTTGGAACACCACCAATTATAACAAATGGGTTAGCCTTATATTTAGATGCTGGAAATCTTGTATCATACCCACAAGGTGGTTCAATATGGTCTGATTTGAGTGGAAATGCGAATAACGCTACATTATTTAATTCACCAACATTTACATCAGTTGGTAATATTGGTAACTTCACCTTTAATGGAACGAGCCAATATTGTACTTCAGTAAGTCAACCAATAACTAATAACTCTTCTTTTACAATAGCTGCTTGGATATACTTACCTACTTTACCTAACAATTATTCTGTAATTATAGATGGTGGTAATATTGGGGTTGGTAACATTGGTTATGGACTTGGGTTGGATACTAGTAATCGAGTTTTTATTGCAGCTAATACGGGTTATTATAACGGCCCAGCAATTTCTAGCTCTAAATGGTATTTTATAACCGCAACAGCTACTTATGGTTCACCTTATGTATTTAATATGTATTATAATGGGGTATTGCAAGCTAATGCTGGCGCAGCATCTACTAGTAGTTTAAGTAATATAAGTTCAAGTGTATATATTGCTAAAGGTACCTCAGTATCTTTTCCGTATTATTTTAAAGGAATATTTAGTCAAGCACTAATTTATAATAGAGCATTAACAGCACAAGAAGTATTACAAAATTATAATGCATTAAAGGGAAGATTTGGATTAAACTAATATATATGGGATTACCAATAGTTACAAATGGATTAATATTATGTTTGGATGCTGGAAATATTAAGTCATATTCACAATCGGGTTCAACATGGTCTGATTTAAGTGGAAATGCTAATAATACCACTCTTCTTAATTCACCAACATTTAGTAGTAATAATAGTGGATATTTTACATTTAATGGTACAAACCAATCAGCTAATAGTGTCAGTACAATAAACTTATCATCAACAAACGCAATTAGTATTTCTTTATGGTTTAAAGTTTCTGGAACTTCTTTATATGTTTTAAGTGAATTTGGTACAAATATAAATACAAATGCAAATTCATTTCTTTTTGACATAAATGAAGTAGCTACTGGTAAAATTTCATTTGCTGATGTTCTTGGTGTTGGTTCATCATATAATCAAGTTCAAACAGTTAATACATATAATGATAATAAGTGGCATAATGTGTGTCTTGTATCAAATAGAGCTTTAAATACTAGTAATCACAATTTTATTTATGTTGATGGAATTTTAGATACAGTTCAAGGTTCACTTAATAATGCCAATAATTCAAATTATGGTAATTATACTATGTATTTTTTTTCTAGGGCTAATACTAGTTATTTTATAAGTGGTAATTCATCTAATTACTTACTATATAATAGAGCATTAACACTACAAGAAATTGAACAGAATTATAACTCTTTAAAATCAAGATACGGATTAAATTAATTAGAATATGGCTTCATCAATATTTAACCCATCAATAGTAATAAATGGTTTAGTGTTACTTTTAGACTCAGGAAATGTAATATCATATCCACAAACTGGTTCAACTTGGACTGATTTGAGTGGAAATGGTAATAGTGGTACTTTATTTAATTCACCAACTTTTACATCTGGTTATTTTACTTTTAATGGGTCAAATCAATATGTTTCTTTTGGTAAGCAATTAATTAGTAATTTAAGTAGTTCAACTGTAAGTATTTGGGTAAAAGTTTCTAGTGGTGGGGCAATGTATTGTGAGAGAGATTCAAGTGGTAATGACATATTTAAGATTGATAATGGTAGTTCTTTTGATGGTTACACAATAGGTTTTGTACAGCGTAATGACGCAGGTAATTTAACACAAGTAAAAACTAGCACTTCAATAAGAAGTGGAAATTGGACAAATATATGTGTTACAAACAATTGTAATGCAATTACAATATATCTCAATGGAGTATTATCTACAACAGGTAGTATTACAAATAGTACGTTAACAAATAGTGGTATTGATGCTAGATTAGGTGCTGATAAGGGAGATGGTACACAATATTATAGTGGTAATATTTCATCATGTTTATTATATAATAGAGCATTAACAGCACAAGAAACACAACAAAATTATAACGCATTAAAGGGAAGATTTGGTTTAAGTTAAACCATGATATTTATAAATAAAAAAATGGCACTAACAGCAAATATTGAACCAGTACAAATTATTTCACAAACTGGTGTGAAATTATCATGTTATGTGATAAATTATGACTTACAATCACAATCTTGTGATTTATATTGGTGGTTGTCTGATGACAATGGAAACAATATATATAGTGGTAATTATAGTGTTCCACCAGATGTTTTAGCAAATTGGGGGCATGATGATACGATTATTATACATGCATTAGCTAATGATAAAGGTTTTATTATAATTGAATAATTATTTGATATTTATAATAAAAAGATATGGGTAATATTAAAAACTATGATTTTAGAAGGCTTGATTTAAAATTATCCAATAGTGATTATTGGGATTTTTATTTGGCTGATGATTATACAACGATTGGTCCAAGTGATTATAATAGTTGTTTAATTATTGATTTTGATTTTAATAACCCAAATATATTCACATCTGGTGCACCAACAACAATTTCTAGTCTCGCTGCATGGACTGGTGCAACAAATACTGGTTATACACTCACAACAATAGGTTTAACTGGTATTGATAATGGCTTAGTAACTTTTACAAAAGACCCAACAGACCCAACCAATCAAGCATTATTAGCAGCATTAACAGGTTCAACACTTTATATACCTTCTGGTGATAGTCGTTTACACCTAAATATGGTTTCTGGTATGACTGGTGAATATATTTATCCAATCGATATTTTAACTGGTACAACGGGTCAATACGCTAAATTATCTGGTGGTTTCTATCAAGGTTATTATAAAATTCATGGTACTAATTACAGAGTTTTACCAGATAAATACGATAATGGATTTACAGCTAAATTTACACTTTATAAAGATGATACAACCATTTATGATGGTAATACTTTAAATGATAAGTATCCAAATAATAAAGGGTTTTTCTTTTATATGGGTACTAGAGCTGAAAATAAATTCTGGGATTTATTTACTGGTGCTGATACTGGTTGTACTAGTGGTTGTACGGTTACATCTGGTTGTACAGATATTTTAAGTCCATGGTGTACAATACCAAAGGAAAATCAAATATTCATTCAAGGAACTGTTAATACTGGTGATACAATATCCTTATATCCAGACCAAACAAATAAAGAATATATTACAAATCAATTTTTGATTTATGGTCAGGCTGGTCCAAATAATTCAAATTTTTATCCATGTTCAACAGGGCCTAGTGGTTTAGGTAATCAAACTGCTTGGTCATATGATGGTAAACCAGTTGTTATTGTTACCCCTAAAACTGTTGTAACCAACACACAAAATCCATTTTTAATTTATGGACAAGCTGGTCCAAATAATTCAAATTTTTATCCATGTTCAACAGGGCCTAGTGGGTTTGGTAATCAAACTGCTTGGTCATTTAGTGGATTTACAAAATCTATTGAGTTTGATAACATAGACTATAAATTAGATGTGGTTGATAATGCTGTTGGTTTTAGAATTAAAGATGATGGTAGTATTGGTTATAGGTTATTAACAGTTACTGGACAATGTTCTGGTGGTACTTATGTTAACGGACAATTAACGGGTGGTACATATATAACTGGTGTAACAGTACAAGAAGCCTATTCAGATGCTGGTTTGATACCATATCAAACGTGGACTGATATTGTTATTAGATTTACAATGCCAGATTATTATAATCTTAATCAAATTTATAGTAAAAAAAATAAGACTGGTAATCTTATGTTTTATATTAATGGTAAACTTAAATTTGTTGTAAAGAATTTTCCAGAATATGTTGGTAAACACTTAAATGACCACATGGAAAAACAAATTGGTGTTCCATTTAATATTAGTCTTGGCGGTGGTTCACAGGGTCTTATTGAAACGATGACCTTTGATGGGATTGATGCAAGTGATTTGGGTTTAGATATTGAAACTAATTTTGCTGGAAGTTTTATTGGTGGAATATCTGATTTTAAATTTTTTAATTGTGATTTAAGTTATGTTGACATTCAATATTTATAAATTAAATTAGGATTAAGAGTATATTTATATAAAAAGTATTTAATTTAAAAATATGTCAGACAGTTTAATATTAAGGACATCGATAAGTCCATATGGTGATACCACTAAGGGTAGTGTTTTATCTGCACAAGAACTTGATGGAAATTTAATTACGTTAAAGGGTGGTCAGGTTAGCTCTATGAGTCTTACCAATAATGTTCTAATGCTTAATCAATTAAATGGTAACGTTTTAGATATTAATTTAAGCTCAATTGTTGCTGATAGTAAATCTGGTATTAATGGAATGGTTTTCGATAATTCCAATTATAATTTATCAATTTATAGGAATGATGGTGTAACTTTTACACAAAGTTTAGCTATTTTAGCAACCGATATGACTATTACTGGTGGTACATTTGATAGTGGTACTGGAACAGCAACCTTTACGAATAATAAGGGTGGTTCATTTCAAGTAACTGGATTTGTTACTGGTTATACTGATACTCATATTACTGGTGTAACATTTGATAATTCAAATTATATACTTACATTAGGTGATAACGCTGGTGAAATATTTAACACAAATTTATCTATTTTAGCAACAGATATAACCGTTACTGGTGGTACGTATAATACAACTACTGGGATAGTAACTTTTACAAATAATAAAAATGGTTCATTTCAAGTTAGTGGTTTTACCGTTGGGTATACAGATTTATATGTTAGTGGTGGAACATTTTCAAATGATACATTATATTTAAACAGAACAGATGGTGTTAATGAACAAGTTACTGGGTTAAGTGAAAATATTCTATATAATACAAAAATTCCTTCAGGTACAACGGTTGGTTATAGTGTTGGTGGGATTAGTGGTGGAACATTAGTTAACAGCTTAACTGGACAAACAATAATTAATATTTTAGATAATATTTTATTCCCAACAATAAATCCTAATGTACAAACAAATCCGTCATCATCTTTAGGTGTTACTGTAACACCATCGGCTGGTGGTCAATATTTATATTTATTAAGTAATAACACTTATTTATTTTTAGTTTCTGGTGCAACAACATTTAATATATATTTAACTGATAGTTATAATGCTGGTTCAGTTTATTTAAATGGAACACTTCAAGGAGCTGCTGGTGGTAATGCTAATGTATATACCTTTTATGTACCTAACTCAACATCACCAGTTACCATAGGTTCATCCAATTATAATTATATCCTTACACCAACAATAGGTCAATTAACGTCATTTGGTGTCACAACAACTTATGACGTTGGTCCATCATATAAAGATAGTCGTGGTAATAATGTTGGTAGTCTTGTTCCAGCTGGTAAAACACCAAAAGCATCAAGTAATGTTGAAGGGGTTTATCCATTATATGCTACAGTTTATAATGGTAATATTAGTGCTATTAGTGCTTTTACACAATTACCATTATTATCAATGGTGAACCCACCATCAACTCAACCTAATGGTACCCAATCTACAAATGGTGCATTTGCAATAAGTTTTGCGTCTGAAGTTAATCCAAATGGCGGTGCTTGGTTAGGATATAAACAAAAAATAATAATACCAACTGGTATAACAAAAACATTAAATATTATTAAATACACAAATAATGTTGGAAATAATGAAACTAATTCTTGGCCAAGGACCACAATAACATATAATGGGTTAGGTTATTATCAATATGTATATAATGGTAGTAATAGAGGTGCAACTAATGGTGGAAATCAAACGTATATTTACTTTACATAAAAAAATAAAAAATGAGAATAACTGGAGATACAATACTAGCTTCTTCATACGAAGTACAAAAATCAACACCATTAGATACTAGACAATGGGTTCAAAATTTATCAGATTTAACTGGTGTGACATTTGGTTCATATTATAGTGGTATGACCGTTTCAGTTTATGGTGATACAGCATCAACAGCTAATAATGGTGTATATTATTTTAATGGCCAAAATCAAACTAGTTTAAGTAGTTGGGTTAAATTAATTGATACAACCGTAATTGGAAATTACTTGACACTATCTGGTGGAACTGTAAGTGGTAATACTGTATTTTTAAGTGGTCTTACCGCAACAACAATATCCGCTACAACATATCAGAATCTACCAGCAACACCATACTTGAATTTATCTGGTGGAACTGTTACTGGTGCAACGAAATTTACTAGTGGACTTACAGCAAATACAATATCCGCTACAACATATCAGAATCTACCAGCAACACCATACTTACCTCTATCTGGTGGAACTGTTACTGGTAATACCGTATTTACTAGTGGACTTACCGCAACTACGTTAAACGTGGGTCAAATATTTAGTGTTAATAGTAATGGTAATGTTGGGTTTGGTACTAACATTTCAGGTGGTACAACTAATGGAATGTGGTATGA